GCATATGAAAGCGCCCTAGACGCTGAAGGTTCTGCAATGGCGGAAAATGAAAAGCAACTTAATAGTATTCAGGGAAGAATTACCCTATTTAAAAATGCAGTTCAGACTATGTGGTCTGACGCACTCGATAGTAGCTGGATTAAATTCTTTGTTGACCTAGGAACTACAGTAGTAAAAGCAGTCGATTCGTTTGGTCTATTTAAATCTGTGTTGGCCGTTGTCGTTGGCTACCTATTAGCCGTCAAAAAAATAAATCCGGTCACTATGTTCAAAGAAGTCTCTGCCAATATATCCAATTATGGTGTTGCGTTAGAAAGAATTAAAGCAATTCAATCGTTAAATGGTGTTGGCGGAACTGCGAGTGTTCCTACTGCTGAATTTAATGCGCAAAATATTAGTGCGTATGCTGCTGCGGTAAGCGATTTAACCGCAAAGCAACAGGCAGCTGCCCTTGCATCTGCTGGTTTAACAAAAGCTCAAATAGAAGAAGCTATGGCCAAAAATGGTGTAGAGAAAGCGAATATACAACAGGCGATATCCGAAGCACAGGTAACAGCAGAAAAAACAAAACAAACAACTGTTACTGCGGCAAATGCTGCGGCGATGGCAGCAGAAGGTACTGTAAAATTATCCGCAGAATCAACCAACTGGCTTTTAGCTCAAGGCGAAACAGAACTTACACTTGCGAAAGTTCAAAATGCTGTTGCAACTGGCGCATTGACAGCAGCTCAGGGTGCAGAAATTATTTCAGCGTTTGGCTTGACTGCAGCAAATACAGGGCTTTCTACTTCTATCCATGGTGTCGCGGCAGCAATGAAATCTTTATTGGCATCTAATCCAATTGGATGGATTATGCTTGCTATTGGGTTAGTTATATCGCTTATCACATATATTTCAAACCTAACCCCAGCATCTGAAAAACTAAAAAATGAAATTAATGAATTAAACAATGAAATTGAAGGTTTAAATTCTGAACTTGAAACAACGAAAAATAGAATTGAAGAGCTTGAAGGCAAACATAACTTATCTTTTGTGGAGAAAGAAGAGTTAGAACAACTAAGGCAGACTAACGACGAACTAGAGCGTAGATTGCGCTTGTTAAATGATAGTAAAGAAGCAAAACAAAAAGAGTTGCAAATAGAAGTAAAAAAGGATTATGAAGACGATTATCAAAATACTTCACAAGTTGACACTAGCCGCATCGTAACTGAAGGAACATGGGCGCAACATGATACCGTTAAGACCGTAGCATATGCGATAGAACAAGTTACACAAAATGGTGCAACATGGGACGATCTTAATGACCAACAGCAAAAAGAAATTAAAGAATACGATAGAGATCTTTATGAAGCTTTAACTGGTGGTAAAATCTGGGACAAACTTTCTAAAGAACAAAAAGAATCCATTGAGAGATATGACAAGGAATTATATGACGCGTTATCTAATGGCATTACATGGGATGAGCTTTCTGATGAGCAAAAAGCGTCAATTAAATCTTATAATGAAGATTTATATAATGAATTGTCTCAATACAAAAATTTTAGCACAATGGATGATAGGACTAGGCGACAGATTCTTGATGTTAATAACAATAAAGTTGTACCGCAAGAAAAAGAATTAAAATTTGTTGAAACAGGATTTGGCAACAAAGAAGATTATATTACAGAAGGTATTAAAAAGTACAATGAGTTAAAACAAGAGTGGAACGATTTAGTCAATACAGATACAAGCAACATGACTGACGAAGAAAAGGCACAATTAGATGCTAGAAAGAAAGAAATTTCAGACAGCATGGGCGAAATTAAAACACAGTTGGCAACTTATGGTACTGAGCTTTATGATTATTTGGAGACATATGGCGCGGATGTTGACGATGGGTTCACTCAAGGTTTAAAACAAACAATTGAAAATATAGATAAAACTATCAATCCAGGCGAATACTATACAGAAGAATTTGATGCGTTATTAGAGAAATACCCAGAAGTTAAAAAGCAGCTATATTCTTTAGCGGCTGAAGGGAAGCTTACGGCGGATGTTTTAAATGGTTCGGATTATAGCGATTTCAGAAATGAACTAAATGAAATAGGGTTAACTACTCAGGAAGCCGTTGACCAAATCAATACTTTAGGACAGGCTGGAGCAGAAACAGAGCTTGCCAAAGCAACGCCCGTCGGCAATACTCTTTCTACTTATGCAGATGCTCTGGAAAAATTTGCAAATGCACAATCTATCCAAAATGAAGTAATTTATGACAATATTGAGCTCACAGAAGATCAAGGTGCAGCACTGAAAGAACTTATTGGCGGCGAAGAAGATTATGCGGACGCAGTTGATGAAAGCAACGGATATGTCGTTAAGAATATTGAGCTCGTTAATAGACTTATTGCGAAAAAGAAGCAGGAGGCCGTTCAAAATGCTAAGACCGAAAAATCGCAAGCCAGATTAAAGTATTATGAACTGTATAAGAAAATTAGACAATTAACTGGTGCTAATGGCGAACTTGCTCAAGCCAATGCCAAAGAAATTAATGCTCTCTACAAAGAAATGGGCGCAGTGGAACAAACAATTGCGAAATATAGTATGCTTGAGCAAAGATTGCTTGGCGCAGCAAATGCTTATGATAAATTTGAAGAGGCACAAACTGCGGATCAAGAAAAGGATTATGGAAGCAAAGCAGAAGAAATGATATCTAGCCTTATTGAAGGGCTGCAGTCTGCAAAGATTGGCACAGAAACGTTTAGGGCTGCTGTGTTGGGCATGATTCCAGAAGAAGTATATTCTAATCTTGATACTGTCGAAGAGAAAGTTGCGGCGATTGCTAATTACTTAAAAAATTCTGATTTTAGTAAATATTTTACTTTAACATTTGGTGATGATGGCACTCTTGAAAGTGCTGAAATGAAACTAGATAATGTTAAGGCGTTTATTGAAAGTGCCCAAGAAAAAGGCGTATTCACTAATAAAGGCGACTGGACACATTTTGAACTTTCTGATGACATCAAAACATTAGATGATTTTTGCGAAAAAATGAACCTTACAAAAGAAATGGCTTTTGCAATGTTCACAGAAATTGACTCTTATGATGGCGAATGGTTAAATGGAGATTTTGGCACGATGCTCGATCAACTTGATTTGGGCTTAGAAGGTAATATCTTCATGGCAACAAAAACTCTAACAGAGCTCGATGTTTCTTTAGCTAATAACAAAATAAGTGTGGAAGAGTGGGCAGAAAAATATCAAGAGGCAAATTCTAAGCTGCAAGGATGTGCACAAGAAGCAAGAACAAATGCAGTAGAATATCAAAATGCTACTACAGAAGTTGCAAATTACAAGAAAGAACTAGAACAAGCGACTCAAAAACTTAGTGAGCTGAATAAACCAGAGAGTGGAGCTACGCAAGAGGAAATTCAGGCACAAACAGATAAGGTCAAGCAACTTACCGAGCAACTTGGAGCAGCTCTGCAAAAGAAGTATGGATTAGAAGAACCAACAGAAATGTCTATTCAGCTTGCATTAGATGATATAGATTCGCAAATGACCGTCTGGAAAGCGAACAATAATGAGTTAGCTGTTAAGGCTAATATAGCGAATATAGACGATAGTCAACTTGTAGAACTTGGTGAAGATGGTAAATATCAAATTAAGCCAGATGTAGAGATAACTGATGATGAACGTCAAAAATTGCAACAGTATATAGATTTATTGAATGATCAAGGCACGATTAATCTTCTCGTCGAAAATCAAGAAGAAGCGAAAGCGCAAATTGAAGAAGTTAAAACCGCAGCAGAAGCAGCGAAGAAGGCTATTGAGGCGCTCCCAGACCCAAGTGTTGATAGCACTGCTGCAGTAAAATCAATTAATAATTTGATTGACGCAATTGACAGAGTCCCTACTGGTGTTACTGTCACTACTACATATCGTGAGGTAAATGAAAATCAGACAGCGACGAAGCATAGTGGACGTCGTAGCCGTTATGAATTAAATTCTACAATGGCTAATGGTACGGCTCACGCTTCTGGCAATTGGGGGGCAGAATCAGCTGATACATCTTTAGTTGGTGAATTAGGCCCAGAACTTCGTGTGCGTGGAAACCACTGGGATATGCTCGGAGAAAATGGCGCAGAGTTCACTGATGTTAAAAAGGGTGACATTATATTCAACCATAAACAAACAAAATCTTTACTTGAAAATGGTTACATTAATAGTAGAGGCAAAGCATATGCAAGCGGAACAAATGTTATTGGTAACATATTTGATAAGCTAAAACTTAATAAGCTTGCTAAATATGCTGAAGAAATGTGTGTGCAATATGAAAAATTGGTAAACGGCAATGTAGACCTTCGTAACCGCCCACATCTATCTCCATCGTATGAACATGACCTTGCTATGCGTGGAGGATACAATTCATTCATCGGCTCTGACGGAGAAATCTATGCAAGTACTTCCGCAGAGACTGTAACAATTGGGGATAAGAATAAGTATACTATTGATATTACTCCTGTTCTTGAGAATGGAGATGTTTTAACATCTGATGCACTTGCCGACTATATAGATGGTCTTGTCACGAATGGATCAACGCAGGATCTTCTTGATTCTGATAAGTATAACTTGGTTATTCGTGCTGTTCCTGGAGAGTATGATGAAAAAGATTGGACTGGATTTGAGGGCGAACTTTCCAAATATAAAGATGGTTATCTTAATACTATTATGGAAATGTTTAGTCTCGGCGGAGACAAAGCCGTTGAATCATCTGGCTTTAGTTCAGTTGGCCTTGCTGGCGTTGTAAAAGATTTGCAGGGCAACGGTTCTTATACTGGCAAAGAGGTAGCGTCTGCCATTGATGACACTTCTGACGGAATGAGAGAACTTGACAATCTTATTAATCAATATGTAACAGATGTACTTAATGCTAAATCTCTTGCAGATGACATTGGCACAGATTTATCTCAAACAAAATATGGGAATGTAGATACTAATGATCGTCAGGAACTATATTGGGACGAAGAGTCACTTGATAAGTATGGCGACGCAATAGATAGTTGGGGCATGAAAGCCGATGATTTGGTTGGCACATATTCCACTTTATTAAGTTCTGTTGGTGAATTTGATGGAGAAGACATATCGTTTACTCCGATTTTACAGACAGAAAATGGCCCACAATTGCTTGACTCCAATACTGTAGATAAGTATATCTGGGGACTTATTGACGAAGCGAAGCAAAATGATGGGAAATGGACAAGTGATGAACTATTCCAACTTGATACCAAAGGACTGGAAGTTGATGGAGTTGTCGTTAAGAATCTTCTTGAAGGTATTGGTCAGGATGCAGATAAAACGGCTAAATTACTCCATTATGTTGGAGATACTGGAGCTATTTCAAATCTAGAAGGCGAGATTGAATCTACATCTTCTGAGCTTGTAGCAACAGGAGAAAACGTAAGTGCAGTTCAAGCGAAACTTGATAAGCTTAATGCGACAAGCATTAGTGATAAAACATTTACAATTACAACAGCTTATCAAACCATCGGTAAGGGAACCGAACAAACAGTTCATACTCCTGGTGCGAGCGGACGACTGACAATATATGCAGATGGCACAGCTCATGCATCTGGTAATTGGGGATTGCCACAAGCAGAAGATGATGCTTTAGTTGGCGAACTCGGGATGGAAACCGTTGTAGACCCTCAAACTGGCAAATATTATACTGTTGGAGATAATGGCGCAGAATTTGTAGATTTGCCAAAGAATGCAATTATCTTTAATCACAAGCAAACCGAAGAGTTGTTCAAGAACGGGCATATCAATTCTCGTGGCAAAGCCTACTCTGAAGGTAATGCACATGTAACAATCGTTCCAGATTATACGACGCCAACTTATTATAGTGGCGCTAAGAATGATAATTTCTGGACAGATTTGAATGATGCAGCAGATAGTTTATCTGACGCTGGAGATGATCTTTCTGATGCTGCCAATGATTTTGAAGAAATGTTCGATTGGTTCGCAGTTTTGCTTGAAGAGATTGATGATGATTTAAATTATATGTCCGCAGCACTAGAAAATGCCGTAGGTATTTCTGCTAAAAATGATATTCAAGATCAAATGATCAATGTTAATAAGTATAAATTGACAGAACTTGGAGAAGGTTATAAACTTTATGCGGATTATGCCGCACAACTTTTAGAGAAGATACCACAGCAATATCAAGAGCTTGCTAAAAATGGCGGTGTTGCTTTAACAGAATTCTTAGGAGAAGCTAATCAAGAAGTTGTAGAGGCAATTAATAACTATCGTGAATGGGCACAAAAAGCATCAGATGTAAGAACACAACAGCAACAAGTCAAGAAAGAAATTACATCACTCTCATTACAAAAAGTGCAAACTATTGCGGATGAGTATGATAGAGTTATTACTAAGATTACAACTCTTAACGATTTGCTTCAGGCGAACGTCGATCTGATAGACGAGCAAGGCGAACGTACTTCTGCAGTAATGTATGAAGAAATGATTAAGAATAGCATCAAAGAGCTTGATGAACTTCAAAAGAAACGCAATGACATGCAAAAAGAATTTGATGCTCAGGTTTCTGCTGGCAATATTGATGTCGGCTCTGAGGAATGGTATGAAGGGATCGCCGCAATTCAAGATGTTGATAAGGCTATTATTGACTGCCGTAAAGAGATTGAAGGATTTCAGAATTCTATCAACCAGTTACACTGGGATAATTTTGATGGTCTTATTAAAGCTATTGATAATGTCGGCAATGAAATATCTAATTTAGGCGATTTAATCGATGATGAGGATATTGCCGATGAAATGGGCAATTGGACTAATGAGGGCATCACTAAAATGGGTCTACTTGCCCAAGAAATGGAACGCGCCCAATATAGGGCAAAACAGTATGCGGAACAAATCGAATACCTGAATCAAGAGTATGCTGCTGGCAAGTATAGTACAGATGAGTATAACGAAAAACTACAAGAACTCAAAGACGGACAATGGGATAGTATAAAGTCATATGAGGCTGCAAAAGACGCTCTTATTGCTCTTAATAAAACTCGTGTTGATGCTGCAAAAAATGCGATGCAAGAGGAAATTGACGCTTATAATGAGCTTATAAATAAAAAGAAAGAGGAATTGCAACTTTCTAAAGATGCTCATGATTTCTCTAAGCAGGTAGAAGAGCAACAAAAGAATATCGCAAATATTCAAAAGCAACTTGCTGCAATAGCTGGGGATAATTCCGCAAGTGCTATTGCCAGAAGAAAGAAGCTTGAAGCGGAACTTGCCGCAGCACAAGAAGAATTAGATGAGCTATATTATAGTCATAGTATCGAGAAACAACAAGATGCATTAGACGATCAGGCAGAGAGTTATCAAGACGAAAAAGAAAAAGAGATGGAAGCTCTTGATGAATATCTAAAGAATGTTGAGCAAGTAATCGCTGATAGTTTTGCGACAATTACTGGAAATACAGAAGTAGTTGCAGGGACATTAAAAGAAATTGCCGATGAATATGGCATTAATTTGTCAGAAGCAATTACAAATCCTTGGGAACAAGGCGTAATTGCGATAGGTACTTATCAAGATCAATTAAATACATCTACAAGTGCGTTTACTGCGCAACTAGAAGCAATTAAGAAACAACTTCTTGATTTACAAGCTGCGGCGGATGAGACAGCAAGACATTTAATTGACGCTACTAATCAAAATGCCAACAAGACATCTAGTGCGACATATACTGCTCCAACGCCATCTACCCCACAACAACCTAGTACTCCTCAAAAGCCAGCGGCTCCATCTAATGGTTCTAGTGTTACTGTTAAAAAGTCTGCAACTAATTTTACCAGAGATGGCGGTAACGGTACTAGAATGCAATCTTGGGTTCCTGGTTCTACATTTACTGTTTATCAGGTTAGTGGCTCTGAGGTGTTAATCGGTAGAAACGGACAGTATACTGGATGGGTCAGGTTAAGTGACATAGAAGGCTATGCAAAAGGCATTAAGCAAGTTCCAAACGATCAATTTGCAATTACTGATGAACTTGGATTAGAAGAATTAGTATTACATGCAGACGCAAACGGCAAGTTACAATATTTAAGCAAAGGTAGTTCTGTGATCCCAAGTGATATTACTGACAATCTTATGAAGCTAGGTGCTCTAGATCCGAAAGATATTCTTGACAGAAATAAACCTAAGATTGGCGCTCCTTATATTATTAATAATAGTATTGAGCTTAATATGTCATTCGGCAATATGATCAATATCGAACATGCTGATAGGGATTCTATACCTGATATTAAGGATGCAGTTAAGGCTCAATTAGATTCTTATATGAAGGGCGTTAACAATAGCTTAAAAAGATTCACAAGATGATATATAAAAAAGGAGAGGTGCTTCGGTGCCTCTCCTTTAATTACATAAAGTAGTTTATAGGAGGTGTGGTCAAGTGATTTACCATCCTAAGATTGAATTTAGAAATAGAAGCAATTATGATGAAAGACTCGTTGTTGCAACATTTAACCCTGATTCTGGAGAAACAGATACCTATTTGACTATGGAACCAGTTTATACGGATAATTTTGATGGTTCAATGCGCACAGATTATGGGGCAAAATATAACGATGTAGCAAAACCGTCAGTTACATTTGTAGATATTGATGGTGATGATATTCAGCCGTTTAAAGTCAGATCTGTTTTAAGGTGGCTTACTGGATCAAGAAAGAATGCTTGGATGGATGTTTATAATATGGATGGAGAAATTGTATGCTCATATCTAGGAAGATTTACAGATATTAAATTGCAGAAAATGGATGCTAGAGTTATTGGTATTAGAGCCGAATTTACATCAGTTAGCCCATGGGCATATTCAGAGGTTAAAACAGTAAAAATGACTTTAAATGGTGAGACAAATTTTAATATAGATAACGAAAGCGATGATTTATATTCATATATTTATCCTCGTATGATATTTAAAAATAATCAAAATGGTGCAAGTTTTTCGGTTAAAAATAATACTATTGGTGAAGAGACAAGTTTTAAGCAGCTGCAGCAAGGGGAAACGATAACAATAGATAATAGTTTTGTTGCGTATTCTGATAATACCGCAAGAATTTTCAATGATGATTTTAATTTTGTTTTTCCTGCATTATCTGCTGGCATAAATAGTTTCCAAGCTTCTGGTAGCGGAGAATTAACAATGTCTTTTAGATATCCTATGAAGGTAGCAGATGGATTATTAAATAACTACGAGATTAAAAATGCCGTTATTATTTATGTTGATAATAACATCGTTAAAATTAGAGGAGATATAACATTAGAGCCCCCCACTGGTATTAATATAAAAATAGCTGGCGAGACAATGATTGTACGAGGAGATGTTAAAAACGTCAAAACCGATGTTGGTATCTCTGCATTTAGTGAAAATAATGGCACTCTAATTGTTGATGATAGCGGTAACGAATGCCCATTTGATGAATTTAATGCCGAAGTGCAAGACGGAAGATTAATTATCAAAAAACATTTTAATGATATACAAATTAAAGGATAAGGTGGTGCTAAAAAATGCGATTACCTAAAGATTTGTTATCCGACACATATAAAACGCCAAAGGTTATATTATGTCAGACAAATAAAGATAAAATTTGCCAGTTAGATGTGAATGATTTAAACGGAACATTTAAATTTAATGGATACTCCGAAATCTCATTTAATATCCCTTCTATTTATCATGATTTAATTACAGGAGAACAAAAGAGAACTCCATATTATAATTACATCGAGGGGTTGCGCTTGGTCTATCTCGAAGGGTTCGGATATTTCCAACTTCAAGATCCAGAATTATATAGTGATGGAATACAGGAATATAAGCAATTGAATGCTTATTCGTTAGAGTATTCTCTATCCCAGCGATATCTTGAAACATTTATTATTAATATGGGAGATACTGGCGATACAATTGGAAGTATTGATGGAGTTATATTATATAACCCAACAGACGTTGAACATAGCCTTCTGCATTTAATATTGAAAAAAGCATACGGATGGACTATTGGTCATGTGGATGCAGAATTGGCATCACAAGGTCGTAGCTTTGAGGTTGATAGAGAGTCTATTTATGACTTTATCATGAACGAAATGTGCGATACATTTAAATGCTATGTAGAGTTTGATACTATTAATAATATTATTAATGTATATTCGGAAAATGAAATTGAACGATTTATAGGCGATGGAACAACAACAACATTTAAATTGTCTGGCGATTTTTCAGATACAAGTACAGTAACTATAAACGGGCATATTATAACGCAATATACGTATAATCAAGAAACAAATAACTTACTTCTTTCTATCGCACCGGCACAAGGTGATATTGTAGAAATAACCAATGATTTTAAAAGTAAATATGACACGGATGTTATTGTTGCATTTGAAAATTTATCTAATGAAATGCATGTTAATTATTCCTCCGATGATATTAAAACAGTATTGACTGTAAAAGGAGCGGATGATTTAGATATTCGCAGCGTTAATTTCGGATTGCCGTCAATTATGAATCTTGATTATTACTGTACGCCAGAATGGATGGGAGATAAACTTTATTATGAATACCTTGCGTATATGGACAAACAAGATAAATATATGGGTGGTTTTTATAGTAAAGATATCAGTGGCTCTACCGAAGAAGTTTTTGACATATCTCCAATTAAGCAGAATTTTGTTGTTGGGCATACTCAAAAATTTATAGCAAATGGAGACGCCAGCTCTCTTAGTGTGGATAGCGAAAATACAATTATGGATATTGATAAAATTTCTATTGAATTTGATATAGAAAGCGAAATTGAGGAATTCGATATTGAAAGTGAATCACAGCAATTTAATCAGCCAGAAATTTTATCAGAAACTTTTACTGCAAACGCACAAGAAAATACATTTACACTTACTAATGAAATTATTGTGCCAGAAGACACCAAAGTATATATTGAGGGTGAACTTATAAGTAACGATCAGTATACATATGACAAGTTAACAAAAGAATTAACGATTGCCGCGCCGATGTCAGATGGAGATACCATAAAGGTTGAGACACCGAAAGCCGCACTTTCTACTAGGTTTGCTTTAAAAAATCCATCTAATAAAATTGTAGTGGTTAAAATTAATGGTGAGATAATTGATAGTAGTAAATATCAAATTAATGGAAGTTATTTATTATTTACTGACACCTCAATTTTACAATATGAGGATACTATTGTTATAGAGTTAATTAATAATAAATTTACTCTGCAGAATTTAAGAGATAAAATTGTTTCTGTAAAAATTAATGGCAAAGAAACCAATGCGTATCAATTGCAAAATGCGCTATTGACAATTAATAGTGCATTGAAGGATGGAGATGTCGTTTCCGTCGAGTCTATCGATACTCATTTTGATGTATCGTCACATAAAGATAAATCTTTAGTTAGTATCTATATTAATCAAAATGAAGTACCGCAATCTGATTATAGTTTAGATATTAATACTTATGTCTTAACTATTAACAATCAAAATATTACTGCTGGCGATAAGGTCACTATTAATATGGTAAATAATGTTTTTACTATTCCACAAAAGAAAGATAGATTATTATCGGTTAGTATTGATTTTGAAGAAATTCCAAATAATATTTATAGCTTTGATGAATCTACAATGAAATTAACAATATCTTCATTACCAACTTTATTTGCAGGAGAGGTAATAGAAGTAGTCTCTATTGACACCTCATTTCAAATAGATATAGACAGAAGAAAAATAACTTCTATTGTTATAGATGGTGTTGCCATTAAAGAGGATGGGTATAATTATATCAATAATAAATTAACTATAACTTCATCTTTATTAATGAGTGATAGTAACATCGTAGTTAATTTTGTAGAAAACTATTTCAATGTAACATCATTTACTGGGAAGATAGAATCAATCTCTATAAATGACAATAAAATCACAGAATATGAATTTGATTCTAGTAATAATATTTTAATTATCAATGATGATTCTTTAACTGTAGGCAGTACGATTCAGATAAACACAATTCAGACTACATTCCAATTGCCAGAATTTATAAATTGGAGTCCGACTTTTGTTGCAATTAACGGAACAAAGACTAGCAATTATACATTTAAATCTGGTGCGTTGACTATTTCAGATGCGTTAAAATTTACAGACATTGTGTCAGTTGAATTCATTGATAATCATTTTACATTATTAAATGAAATTGGACTTAGGCATATTGTTGAAAAAAGAAATGCTGGTTCTCTTGAATTTGAGACCCTTGTAGAGGGGCCAGACGGGTATGAATATAATAGCGGAACCCGTGTCTTAACGATATATGTCCCTCTTAATAATGGAGATAGAATCAGAGTTAAAACAATTGATTCGGTAGACGCATTATTAATCGTAAGTGCTAATCCTCAAGCCGGAGAAATTTTAATCGATGATGTGACCCCTGTTCTTAAGTCTTATACTCCTAAAATTGGAGACTATGTTATAAAAGTAGAAAGTTATACAGAAGTTTTAAAGGAATTATATAGACTTATTGATAATAGATTGACAGAGGAAAATTCTGTACCTGATGAATATAAAATTACAGAAATTAAATTAAACCCTGATAACTACGACCAAGCAGATATGTTCTTGCCCGAAGCAGATATTGAACATCTCGGTGAAGTATATAAGATTGTCAATCAGAACAAAGTAGAAGAAGACGGGAATATCACTTATAATGACATCGCTTGTAAATATTATGTATGTGAAATGAAAATGTCTGTGCAAGTTGACGAAGACGGGCACGAAGAAAATAAATATACATATGTTTGGAACGAGAGGGATTTAGTTTTTGGTAGTGATGGAATCAATTCTTTGAAAGAAAAAATAGATATATATTCATCTATTAATGATGTACAAATTGCAGCAGAATGGGATCAAAAGCCAAAAGATAGTGAGGAATATAAAAGCTATATTGATAACTTAAATAAATTGCAAGACGCTAAAAAACAGTTAGAAGAAAAACAAAATATGGTAGACGGAATTGCAGAGCAAATACAAAAAGTTAGAGAAAAAATTCAATTTATATCAGAAGACATTGATATTAGTAAAAACTTCTCACCAGATAGTCTAGATAGATTGTCATTATTTTTACGTGAAGATGAGTATACAGATGATTGTTTCTGTACAACAGATATAGATACAGATTTGGATATAATCAATACGCAAAAAGAATTATTAGTAGCTGGTAGCAAAAAATTAAAAGCAATTTCTAAACCAACTTTATCCTTTTCCGCATCAATGAAAAATATCTATGCAATGCCAGAATTTGAGCCAATTTTGCATCAATTTAGTCTCGGCAATTTTATCAGAGTTATGATAAGAAAAGATTTTATTAAAAAGGCTAGATTGCTCGAAGTACAATTAAACTTTAATGATTTAAGTAATTTCTCCTGTACATTTGGTGATTTATTATCAGTTAAAGACCAAGGAGATATACACGCAGACTTATTGGCACAAGCTGTAAATGCTGGGAAATCTGTGGCGAGCGGTTCTTCGTATTGGCAAAAAGGATATGATATTGCTACTGCAATTGATGAAAAAATTAGGCAGGGCCTTATTGATGCAACTACATCTATTAGGTCTAGTTCTGCGGGGCAAGATGTATCATGGGATAATTATGGTATTCATTTGCGCAAAATGGTAGATGGTGTTCTAGATAAACATGAAGGCTGGATTACGAATAATAAATTCTTATATTCTGATGATAATTTCAAAACAACAAAATCAGTATTCGGTAGTTATACAATTGAAGGTGAAACATATTGGGGTGTATTGGCAGGGTGCGTTAGCGCTGGGCTTATTGAAGGCAGCAGTATCATTGGTGGAGAAATCTGCATTGGATTACAAGATGACGGAACGTATGCGTTTAAAGTAGCTAAAGATGGCACTGTTACAATGAATAAGGGAGACGCAGCAGAAAAATTATCATATTTTAGTTTTGATGGCGATAATGGTCTGATTGTTGGAGAAAATAAAAACAAAGAATATTTTTCTAGAGTGTCTGCTCAAAGAATTGAATTTTGTAGAAAAGCAAGAATAAAAACTGTAACATCAGAACCAACATATAAAGCAGATACTTATTATGACTATATATTATATGAACACAACGACAATGGTGTTATGTATTATGATTATTATAAGAATCCAGATTTTATATATAAAGTTGAGTCACCTTTCTATGAAGCCAGAGCTATTAATGAAAATTTTGTAGACCCCGAAATTAAATTTGGTGTGCCAATAACTTATTTTGCTAATGACACTGCATATATGAAGAAAGCTGAAGTAGAAGGAGATATAAAAGTTGGCACAAAATCGTCAACTCCTTCGATATCTTTAGGCGAAAAATTCAAGATTCAAATAGAAAGCAATGGTAGTTTATCGATTGTTGCAACATAATTATAGGAGGTGAGCAATATGGCAACTGCATCAAGTGGTGCGTTTGAAACAAGTGTATACGATGCTGCTGGTAGCGTATATCCAAATAGAATTAGAGTAGAATGGTCTTCTTCACAAAGTGTGGCTAATAATACATCCACTATTTATTGGACAGTGAAGTCTGCTGGCGGTTCATGGGGATATGTTATGGCTGGCCCAGTTACGGTTAATATAGCTGGCACAACTGTTTATAGTAGAGCGGATAGATTTGAAATGTGGGTTGGAGCGACGCTAGGGTCTGGTAGTTTTACTTTAACGCATAATTCTTATGGTAATGCTGTTTTAACAGCTTGGGCGGAAGCTGCAGTTTATACATATGCAGTTAGTAGTACGAGGTATGGTTATTCTGTAGATCTTCCTCAAATACCAAGAGCGTCAAGTATTAGTGTTAGTGGAAGTACCATGGGTTCTCCATTAACAATTTCTATTTCAAAAGCTGTATCTTCTTTTACCCATACACTAACGTGGCAATTTGGTAATAGAACTGGAACTCTCGCGACACAGACATCTAGTTCATCTATATCGTGGACACCTCCGCTAGATTTAGCATCTCAAATACCGAGTGCTACATCTGGGTATGGGACAATTTGGTGTACAACCTTTAGTGGGGGAACTAATGTTGGGCAAAAATCTATTAATTTTACTTTGAACATTCCTTCCAATATAGCACCAGTAATAAACAGTTTTAATCCGTCTATAGCCTCAACAAAACCGCAAAATTGTGGATTATATGTTAAAAATAATTCAACTGTTAGGTGGACTGCTTCGGTCTCTGGAGTATATGGATCTACTATTAAAAAATGCGTTATCAGTGGCCCAAATTTATCTTATGAGACAGCGGCTTCTACAAATACGTACAGCGCAACTAGCTCAATTTTAACCACCTGCGGGAATAAAGCATATACTATAACAATTACAGATACACGTGGGAGAACTGCTAGTAAAACACAGTATATTAATGTTGAAGATTACAATTCGCCAGTTATTACTTCTTGCAATTCATTTAGAAGTAATTCTGACGGTACAATTAATAATGCTGGAGTATATGTAACTCATAAAATTAATATATCGTTTTATACTCTTAAAAATACAAATGCCGTAAAAATTGTTATTTATAATAAGAAAAGTTTAGATTCTACATTTTCATCTCATAATGTGGCAATAAGAAATGATACAAGTAATAAAACAGAATATACTTTTACTGATAAAACAGAATTTGCGGTAGATACTGCATATGATTTTAAAATTGTGATATCAGACGCAGTTGGAGGAGCGCATGAAGTAATCTCTCATGTTGGGACAAAAAATCTTCCAATCAATATAGCATCTGATAATAACTCTGTTGCAGTTGGTGGTTATGCCCAAAAAGTTAGCAATAATACTGGAAGGTTTGATTGCTTCTGGAACGCTCATTTCGTGTCGTCTCCAATAATTGATTCCGATAGAAACTTAAAAAATAATATTCAGGATGTCAATATTGATATTATAGGTTCTCTTCACCCGGTACAGTATAGATTAACAAATGACAATTCTGATATTATTCATTATGGATTTGTTGCACAAGACGTTGAACAAGCGCTAATAAAAGCTGGAATTAATAATCAGAAAACTGGGATAGTTTATTATGATGAAGATGATACAACCAAAGAACGTTTTAACTATGCATTGGCATATGATGAGATTATCCCTTTATTGGTGAAAAAATGTCAAGAACTACAGCGAGAAGTAGATGAATTAAAAAAGAAGCAATGATTATGATGAAAAGGTTAAAAGGAGATAATTTATTATGAATGGGTGATTTATTATGGAATTAATTAAAGATATTGCCGCTGTTATTGGTTGCATATCTGCCTTTATTGCACTTGTTACTACAATTTTTAAACCAGTAAGAAAAAAGATTGTAAATTGGATTAAACATACATCTGAAGCAGGTGAAACTTCTGCCGCCGTTAAAGAGATTAATACTAAAATTACAGCACTCGAAGGCAATGTTGGAGAGATTCTTGAACGTATAGATAAAATAGATGATCGTATTAAAACATTGGATAAAAGAGTTTTTGAGAACGAACGTGATAGAATTAAGTCAGAATTGTCTGAATATGCATCAAGGTGCGCTCGTAGGATGAAGATATATCCAGAAGAAATGACGCATATAAATGAAATTTATTATAAATATCATGAGATATTGGAGTGCAATTCATTTGGTACAAAAATGTATGATATAATAGTTAAATATTACGAAGGTCAAGAATGGTTGAAGATTTGATTCGATATGTGCGGCTTCGAGATATACTGGCGCAACAACTGCTGGAATAATTAAATGCTGTCAAGGCAAACAGGCATATGCAGGAAGACATCCAGATACTGGCGCTGAACTGCATCGGGTATATATAAATTTATAAAATGTAGGAGCCTGAGAGAAATCTCAGGTTCCTATTTTTTTGCCTTGTTATAATCTTCTATATATTGACTCATTACGTAATTGATTAAATTAGTAATCGTTCTTCCTTGCTTTTTAGCTATACACTCAAGTTCAAGGCGTTGCGAAACCGTCATACGTAATGTGAAGTTTGTTGTCTCAGTTGATTTTATTTCCAAATTTATCACTCCCCTCTCATATTATTTTAACCTCTCTCCGTGTCATTTGCAATGCAAAAATAAAAAGAGTGGTTGAAACCACTCATTACTTAAGATTTTTTATAACAGACATAGATGCATTTTGTGTTTCTTGCAACAAATGAGAATATACTGTCATTGTAACGTCAATTTTTGCGTGCCCAACTATTTTCGAAATCATTGTTATTGGAACACCTTGGTCAATAAGCGTACTTACGAACGTGTGCCTCAATGAGTGCGGCCCACACTGTTCTATGTCTGCTTGTTTTAATATACGCTGAAACACCTTATACGCATCAGCAGGGCGAATTATTGTATTATATCTTGAGCGTACAATGTACTGTTCTGGATCATATCCTTTTTCTTTTTTCAAATCGTTAAGAGCCTCTATTGCCATGTCTGATAAAAATACGGTTCTCCCTCTTCCTCCCTTTGTAGTTGATTGATCAATAAGAATTTTGCTTCCATCATTTTTTGTTCGGTCTTTTACATACACTATGGTTCTTGATACATATACTGTTCTTTTTTCAAAGTCAATATATTTCCACTTAAGTGCGAGTCCTTCGCCAAGTCTAAGCCCAGTATACATTAAGAAAACATAAAATGCACCATATTTAAATCTTCTTTCCCCGTTACTATATTTCATATAGCAGGCGTTTACCAACCTAACTCTTTCCTCTTCTGAAAAGAATCTTTGCTCTTTTTCTTCAAATAGTTCTCGTTTTGGCATCACTACATTGTCTATTGGGTTTTTGTTTACTTTTCCTCTGGCTATAGCATAATCAAAAATTTGCCCCAATGTTCCATAAGCTTTGCGAATTGTTGAACGTGAATACCCGTCTGTTTTAAACTTATTTATTATCATGGTTTGAATTAAACTATCGTCTATTTGCTGCAATGCCAAATCCCCTAACTGTTTAATTAAAAATTTTTCTGTTATGTCTGCAAGTCTATCATATGAGGCTGGTTTAATCGATGGCTGTTTAATATTTTTAAGCCATGAACGAGCAAAATCCTTAAATAAAACGTCTTTCTCTCCAACAATACCTGTTGACAATAACGCTTCAAATTCTTGCTTTTTGTTTAAGCACTCTTGCTTTGTGCCATAGAAATATTTCCTGCCAAACCCCTTGTATGATACAGATAACTTCCATTTACCATTATCGCGCTGTGTCCAAGATCCTTCTCCGTTCATTCTCTTCTTTGCCACAATAACCACTCCTTTAACAATACAAAATTAATTGTACTACTATTATAATTTATGTTAACTGATGTGGTCAAGTTGTAAATTTCGTACCACATTTATACCACAATTATGATATTAAATATGGTGAAAAAACATCAAAAACAATGAATGTTAGTGAAATGCTTATGATTTATATATTAGTGCTAATCCATTGAAAATACTAGACTTGTTGATTCTATAATGATAATGTCTATTGCACTAATATTTATTCAAATGGATAGACTAAACCTACCTAGATAAGGACTTCAAAGTATTGATTCGACTAGTGCTTGTGTGAATGTGTTTTGTATTTGACCACATCATTTACCACAATTTGATTGTACCACAATTTGCAATGCATAGCAAGGCTTAATAATTATTTTTTATATGCCAATGTCTTTTTCTCGAACCATGCATCAACTTTATCTTCAATAACAAGAAATTTGTTGCCGATTCTCACCGAAGGGAAGTCTTTTCTTTTGACAAGATCATATACAGAATTGATTCCTATTATACCAGGATGTTGTGCGTTTAATTTTTCGTATAATTGTTTAACGGTAATATATTTCATTATATCATCTCCTTGAATATTTTTAAATAAATATGGAAAATATTAAAATAGTTGCATTGTTATATATAAATTTACGGGGCCACTGGTTATTCCAGTAGTCCCGTATTTTTTATTTAATTTGTGCTTCCAAGCTGACCAGTGCCTCGTTCTGTGTTTCTATTTGCAATTTCGCTATAATTGACTTCTTCAATCTCTGCACGAGGAACCTGAATTAAAATTGCTTGAGCAATAGCTTTGTCGTATGGGTAAAGAATTGCGTCTGGATGTTCTGTTATAGGAGATTGTTCTCCAGTGGTTCCAAATTTTGAAATAAATAGTGGAACCTTGTTAGCATTATAAATGCTTACGAACCATTCACCATTAAAACCAGAATCAATTACTCCTGCGTTAACCTTAATATTTTTTGTTCCTGTGCTACCTCGTTCTCTAAAAATAAATGCGTAATTACTTTCAATCGCTGAAGCAATGCCAGTAGGAATTAGTTTGCTTTCAAACGGTTGAATTTCAATCCAGTCATTTTCAAAACAAGGCCACAAATCATAACCAGCATCTTCATCTCTCTTGGATGGGATTTTAGCATCAGGTCTTACTCTTGCAAATCTTATATTCATTAGAACCAACCTCCCAGCAGCTTAGATAGCGCAGGGAAATCATCAAAATAACGAGCCTCACCAATCTGAATAGAGCCATAGTCCTTGATATAATTGTCAATAAGAACATTTAGTGCCTTGTACTTCTTATCGATTTCTGCCTTACGAGCAGCCTTTTCGTCCTCAAGCTTCTTCTTTGCAAGTGCCGCTTCCGCCTTTTTGCGGTCGGCAATGCACTGAGCTTCGTGAACATTTCTTTCCTCAATTGTCGCAAAAGTTTTTCCGCAAATGCCGCATGTATATAGCTTGTTATTGACCTTTGTATCTTTCTTCATATTGTTATCCATATTTTATTCCTCCAATAAATTAATTTTGTATTGTATTAACCACAATGGGTAAATCCACAATTTTTGCACAAATCACATCCACCGACATGTTCGAGTACAGAACCACATTCCGGGCATTTGTCATTGGATTCAATTTTTTGAACTTGTGCTGGCTTGCTAATAATTGCATCGGCGCTATTTTCTTCTTCGTTATCACCAATATCTTGCTGCATTTCTTTATACATATCAACTAGAGCATTGCCGATAGCCATTGGGCAACATGAACCTGGAGATGTATCATGTCTAGTAGCAGTTCTTGCAGCATAACTTGGACAAGCGCCAGTAGAATCTAGCTGATCTTTAATGGTCATAATATCAACACCAGCTCTGCACAATAGTGAAACTGTTCTACTAAGACCAGTCATAAAGTTGGCGCATCCTCCAGTTGACCCCTTATTGAAATATGCTTCTTGTAGTGAGCCATCATATGGGTCAAAAAATGCAAGAACATGTAAACTACCACACCCCGTAGTAAGCTTGCGCTTTTTACCAACTAGGTCACTAGAACATTCAATGATAGCGCCACGTGGAAGTTCATAAGGCTTAGTTCCGTTTTCGTCTGTGTCACTTTCAGATTTGTCTGTTGTCAGAATGCCAAGGCGTTTACATCCATCTCTAAACATCGTAATGCCCTTACAGCCAGTTGACCACGCAAGTAAATACATATGAGCTACATCTTCTTTTGTAGCAGAATTAGGCATATTTACTGTAGAACTAATTGCAGTATCTACATGATTTTGCATAATTGCCTGTGTTAGCACTCTATTTTGCCAAGGAATATCTGCAGAGCCAACAAAATAGTCTGGAAGGATATCTGTATGATTTGCATCCATATATTCTTTTGCTGCTTTACAGTAAACATCATAATAAGTATCTTCGCCGTCTGTCATACCGACAGTTCTACGTGTATACTTAAGTGCAAATTCAGGTTCACATCCACCAGATTCTCCAAGTAAAGTAGCAAGAGACCCATTCGGAGCAATTGAAATTAAAGAGCAGTTTCTAAGACCGTGTTCTTTTAGACCATCAATTTCATCTGGCGTAAAATGCTGCTTAATAATATCGCTATCAAATACGCACTCCTTATACTTCGGATATGTGCCTAATTCTTTTGCAAGATTATTGCTTGCGAACACTGCTCGTTTGAATAAAAGTGAAAATACATCATCAGTAAATTCAATTGCTTTATTTGAGCCATACTTAAGTCCAAGCTTCATTAGAGCAGTTGCATATCCAAAAATGCCGAGACCAATGTTTCTATAATTATACGACATATCTCTTTGCTGTTGTAACGGGTGCCTATTATAGTTTTCGTCAATTAGCTTATCAAGAGTTCTAATGCCAACATCAATGGCATGAAGGAAGCCTTCTGTATTCAAATGCGCAGTTGGAGTATACGGGTTTACAACAAACTCTGATAGGTTAAGAGATGACAAACAGCATGCCCCATGCTTTGGGAGTGGTTGCTCCTATGTGTTATCGCTATGGCTTTTTATCCATAGCTTCTGGAGATTTCTCTCATACGGATATAATCCGATACGTCTGTCAGTTCAGACCAGTTCAGCATATATTTTCATTTGATACATATAATTAATACTATCAATCTAATATGTATCAATGTCCCGTACTCGTGGATGAATTATTGCTCTCATAACGCTCATCATCTATGCGTTACATTCCCCTGTGATGTAGTAGGAACTCGGTATTGCCATGCCTTCCGGTTTAGGTTTCACCGATTTTACGGGATGTTTTACTTGCGGCAAGCTAACCAACCACAAGGATTGCAGCTTTCAATTTCATACTCATCGTCATACTGCATTAGATTATAATTTCTAAACCTATTAACAAACAAACATGCAGGATCTGCCCAATCATAACAATTATCTACTAGCATGTTAAAAATATTAATTGGTGTTACATCATATTCTACTTCATGACCAACATAATTACGCTTTTCATGCAGCACGACAACATCTCCTGCATCATAATACTTCTCAACGGCTCTCATAAACTCATCATCGATTTCAAGAGATAGGTTCGCCTTTTCTATCTCTCCGTCCTTTGACTTAATCTTAATGAATGTTTCTGCCTCCTTGTGCCTAGCATCGATAGAAAGCATAAGCGCTCCCTTCCGAGCACCGCCCTGAGAAGTCCCAGCAGTAACTTCATTAAAGATCTTCATAAATGGGACAATTCCATCAGAAAAATATTCCTTCTTGATTGGGGTGCCCTTTGGACGAAGCTTTGTAAGAGAGATGCCCTGTCCGCCTTGAGCCTTAAATGTTACTCCAATGTCTTTTGCGGCATCCATAATATCAGAATAATCGTCCTCAACATAGCCTCTGGAGTAACAATTAAATAGGCTACCAGTACTATCTGTACCACGATTGGCGAGCGTTCTACCACCCATTAAAAATTTCTTTTCAACGATTAGCTTTCTTAGTTCTTGATCCCCGGCACTTACTCTGTCTAGCCATTCTTCAAAATTTTCATTGTTGTACTGATATTTCTTGTGCCAAATATCAATCCCAATTTTATTATCTTTACCAAGCCATTGTTCTACAGTCACAGACATCACTCTCCTAAACAAATTTCTTTAAACTTTGGTAATGTTTCAATCCACGCACAAAACTCTCTCCACTCTGGTAGCCTGTGTGTTTTGCGTTGATGATAAATCGTCTTGAGCTGTCTATAGTTTGTTGTCATGCCAGCAGTTAGCTCAAAACCAGACGGAATATTATATAGGATTTCCAGATAAAGCTCTTTCAAGAGTTCGGTTCTCGAATCGCTATGAGATTCCTTATCTAATTCTTTGAGACGATTGTATTCGTCGATTTTCTCCTGTACAATATCAATAATGCGTGAATCAACATACTTATTACATTGATCTTTTAACTTAAACTGAGTAATACGATGCATCGTGCTCTGTGAGCTGACAAAATCAAAGAAGTGGTAGCGTTCTGCCTCTACCCAAGCTTTGTTGCTGAACGTTAAATCAAACTGAATAACGATTCCGTTTAGGAAATTATCATGCCCAGACCCCACTGAGCTTTTCCCAAGCGTAATAATTCCTTGAGTAACATCATGATTCAGAGAATCTACATCAACTGACATCGGAAATTTTGCTCGTCTAATTGATTCTTCTAATCCATATACCTGTACATTTTCTACTTTCAATCTTTCATCAGCTCCTTATCTTGCTTATAAAATTCTTCTACGGCTTCAACAATTTCATCCCAATTCGTGCAACGTTTAATGCTATACACTTCATCATGCACGTTCATATTCCAAGGCTTTTCTACAAGTACCCTATTGCAATGTAAATTATTGATAAGATTATCTGCATGGTCATCTACCATAACGTCTACATTTAGAATACTCTTGTCGCCAATACAAATAATATGGCGCTCATTGATAAATGGAAAATAATGCTTTAACCATTCTACTTTCCATGGGAAGTTTTCATAATGCGTACTGGTTGCAATATAAACACTAAATCCATCATCTACAAGCTTTTTCACTCCCCACTGAGAATGATACAGTGGAGATAGAGAGTCCCATAGTTCACGCTCATGCCACAGCGCCTTAAACTTTTCTGCATCTTCAAATGAGAGGCATTTATAAATATCATATTGAGTAAAAGTTTCCTCTGAAATATCTGTGCCATATCTTTCATTGAACATCTGACAAGTTCTTTCAATAAGGTTGTTCAGGACGCAATCACAATCTAAAGCTACAATATAATTCATAACAATCTCCTTTTAATTTTGTACTGTGCCAATTCGCTCAGTATTAATAATCCATCTAATAATGCTACTAGCTTTTGCACTTTCAATATTGGAAACTGCGTAATCATATTTATTTTTGATTTTCATGTACGCAAACTGTTGGAATTCGTCGGCGGCACGTTTGGCATATGTTTCCATATTGTCTCCACGCTGCATTGCTCTTGCTCTGCGAACTGACTTTGGGACATTGATATAAATACGTACAAATTTATATGGAAGATCCATAGATTGCAGCATATCAGCACCCTTACAGTCAATAATGTATATATCAGTATCCTTTAGTTGTTCTTTTGTCGACCAATAATAAACATCATTGATACATGTCTCTGCAATAATTTGCCCAGATTCCTTGGCATGAACATAATCATCATATGTAGAAAATACATGACTTGTATCAGGTTCGTCTTTGCGTCTTTCACGTGTAGTATGGCTGACTAATTTCTTTAGCCCAGTTTTGCAAAGCCTATCTACTAAAAAATCTTTGCCAGAACCAGATTCCCCAAGAATTAAGAAAATAATTTTTTTATCATCCATTCCATTTCACATCCTTTGCGTACTCTTCTTTTTCAAACAGCACTTCATTAATTGGCTTGGATTTAATTGCGTCCATAGGTAACAATCTCTGTCCAACTGGAATTTCTTCATAAGCCTCTGCCATAATTTCATCAAATTGCTTTTTGTTAAGTGAAATCATATACCCGTCATCAAAGAATGGGCAACAATAACTCATATTCTGGTGATCAAAAAAAGTAAAATTATAATGTCTGCGTCTGATAGTTTTCACAATTTCCTGTTTATGAGCATTTGTAAGACGCCCAGTACCATGACTGCTTAAAATATCAGACCATCCAACAAGCTTAGGCATCTGTTTCCTCCTTATTCTCTTCTGTAAACTTTGGTTCCTCTACAGGGTGATCAATTGCCTTCTGGCAGAAATCACGAACCTTCTTTACAAGTCTCTTCATGTCTGCCATAGTACGCTTGCCGGGTGCATTCATTGCATTATCAATAATACCTGCAATTGTTACCGTCATAGCACGAGCGCCGAGTAGCATGTTTTGTGTACGAATCTTTTCTAGTGTTTCAGAAATCTTGTCCTTTAGTTCATCTGCCACAGCCTCTTCTGGTTCTGCCGTAGGGATTTCCTGCTTCTGTTCTTCAATTTGCGTTACATTCTGTTCGTCCATATTGTTCCTCCTTCATTAATTTTGTACTGTTATTATAGCACGATTATAATATTTGTCAAGAGGTGGCAATACAATTTTTTATACTGCCACCCAAAATTTAATCGCCCAATAGCTTCATTAGCTCGTTTTCGTCTGCAATTTTAATTCCAAGTTGTTGTGCTTTAGCAAGTTTGCTACCAGCTTTATCTCCAACAAAAAGCACATCGAGATTTTTACTTACAGAACTAATAAACTTTGCTCCTTTAGATTCAAGTATTGCTTTAAGCTCGTCTCGTGATTGACTAAAAGTCCCGGTTATACAGAATTTAAGCCCACTTAACGAATTATCGACACTCTTCTCCTCAACAATAAAATTCATCTCAATAGGTAATAGCTCTGCCATTGGATCTTTACTCTTCCACCAATCGTGCAATGATTTATTCGTAATCTCTCCGAAATCATCGATCTGACTAAAGTCATAATCGCTGAACAACGCCTGTATAAATTCATAATGATCACCATTAAATTTCTTACTGATAGCCTTTGCCGCAGACAACCCAATATTAGGAATTGATAATGCTGTAATAAAGTTTTCTAGCTTCACGTTCCTTGATTTTTCAATGGATTCCAATAGATTATCAATAGACTTTGCGCCGTATCCATCAAGCCTAATAAGTTCACTCTTGTGGTCGCTTAGATGGTAGATATCTTTGTACTTGTGTATAAAACCATGCGAAATTAACGTCTCTAGGGTTGCGGAGCTAAGTCCTTGTATATCCATTGCTTTTTTAGAAACAAAGTGCTCAAATTTAGCAAGGTTTCTTGCTGGACAATCTGGATTAGTACACATTAGCACCTTACTATTGTCTGTATACTTGACCTCTGTAGGATAGGCACAACATGGGCAGGTAGTAGGAATCTTTAATGTATTGCTACGGGTTAGGTTGTCATCAATTTTTGGAATTACCATATTGCTACGGTACACCGTAATAGTATCTCCAATACCAAGCTCAAGTTGCTCAATAATGGAAAGGTTGTGAAGTGTAGCTCTTGTAGTCAAGGCTCCGTCTAGGTCAACCTCATCGAAAACGGCTACTGGAGCAATAATTCCGGTTCTTGTCGTATTCCACTCAACATCTCTTAGTACCGTTTCATAAGTTTCATCACCGAACTTAAATGCGTAAGCTGCATTACTATGATGTGATGTTGCTCCAAGGCTCTCCCCATACTTAATATCACCAAAGCGTCCAACCAAACCATCAATTGGGTATCCAAGCTTCTTAGCCTTATTGACCAAAAATTCCTTCGCATCCCAATCAAAAGAACTAGTCCACGGAACAACAGTAAAACCTAACTCATCAATAAGTACTAGCTTACGCAAGAAGCTATTTTCATTATCAAAGCCCTTGATTACATTCCAAGCCACAAAAGTTAGAGGTCTTTTTGCGCACTCGTTTGGATCAAGCAGTCTGATACTTCCTGAAGCAAAGTTTCTTGGATTTTTATATTCAGTAGAGAATGGCTCAAAGTCTTCATATGTACAAATAATCTCGCCATCAACAATGAGTTCATCCTTATATGGAATCTTCTGTGGAACTGTCTTTACGGTTTTGATGTTGTGAAAAATGTCTTCACCAATTTCTCCGTTGCCACGAGTTTCTGCTGATACTAGCTCACCGTCAATGTATCTTAAGCTGCAAGTTAATCCATCCATCTTTAACATTCCTATGACATCTTTGCTCCCAAAATGCATAATGAACTCATTCCAATCTTTAGTCTTTGCCAAAGACAACATAGGATGATTATGTGTTACTTTCTGTAGTTCTGATTTTACTTCGTATCCAACTTTATGCGTAGGCGAAGTTGCCATAACAAATCCAGTTTCTTGCTCTAAAGAACAAAGCTCTTCTAGGAGTGTATCAAACTCATGATCCTCCATAATTGTATCGCCGGTATTGTAATATGCGTCCGCTGCCTTATTAAGAAATTCTGTTAATTCTCGAACTCTATCAATCTTATTCATTAAATCACTCCGTTAATAATCTGTTAAAACTCTGGCACGAGTCCAGAAACCAATCTTATCGACTTCATTCTCCTGCACATCTGCATATAGCACAGAGAACTTCTTGATTGCAGATTTCTTACTCATTGCCCATACGACTGCAACATCATCAGTAAATTTATGCCCAGCCATCTGATCTGGTCTTGTAAAATAATAAATACCCATTCCTCTCCACCACTTATTTTCTTAACTTACCATTCTGAGTACTTACCTTAATCTTATTAAAATCACTTAGCATTTCCTCAAATGGCTTGTGCGCAATGCTTGTATGATTTGTAATCGTCAAATCGCTTCTCTGTCTTGGGATATAGGTTCTATGCTCTTGTGCGTCACGTAGTTTTACTGACGCACCCTGAATAGATTGAATCTTATTCTTGAATGATTGTCCTTGCTGGCTTTTGAGATAATCATACATATCTTTGAGAAGCTCGTTCTCCTCTTTGGCTTTGCGCCTTTTAATACGTACATCTCTAACTTCTTTATATGCCAAGTATCCTTTATACATATCTTTTGGGGCAGATAACTCAATTTCATGTTCTAGATCCATAAGCTCTTCTTCTGCTTGCTTGATAATCTCAAGGTTTCTTTCGTAATTATTAATAACATCTTGAAAAATAGACACAATGGTTGTTGAGTAATTGTTAATGATATTCATAATTACCTCTCTCCTCGCACACCGCACACAATCCAGTTACGGCAATTTTAAATCTGGCATAAAGCTCCTCAATAGAATCAGCCTTAAGACTTAGATCTAGGCCAGAACAAAACGTGCAATAATTTTGTTCTGTGTCCAGTCCATTTTCCTTCATATATTTAGTGAACGATTCTAGTAAGCTATTATAATATGCGCATTCAGCTTGTGTATCGTCAAACATATATATGGTTTCAACCCCTAAACTATACTGTTTAGTATCTCTATCGTAATAAATATCAATATCATTCATTGTCCACATGTTTGCGTCAGATGAAGACATGTCATCATAAGATTTAATGCCCCAGATAAATTTCAAATTACCACAATTGTATTCATCATCGATATAATCTGGATACTTTTTCTTGTATACTCGAATTAATCTCTTTTGTCGTGCATTCTTATATCTGAATAAAATTTCCCAGCACAATTTCTTAAACATGATTATCCTCCGTTACAATAAAATCATAGACATCTCCCCACGAATAAATCTTCACTGGCTCACCATTTACTTCGACGTCACCAAGCTTAAACCCTCTAAGCCAATCTCTTTCATAGACAAAATATTCAATCCAGTTGTCCTTGTCATTCATTGCTTCTTTAAGAAGATCAAATGTAGTATCAAAAATACCCGTAACATAAAAATTACAGAAGTCTGAATCTAATGCCTTAAACGCTTTATCTACTGCGTCCATTTTTCTATCAAGATCCCGCAGCTTGTTCATAGTATTTACAAATGTTTCCTTACTAATCATCAAATCACTCCTTTTTATTCAGCCAATCACAATATTTTTGACATTCTTCTTTTGAAGTAAATCCAATATATTTTTGATAGCCTAGTTTATTGTGAGTAGTTAAAACATCATCACAAAAGCTATCAAAAATAGCCATAACATTAAATTCAGCATAAGAATAATCGTTCCACTCATTTCCAATAGCTGTGTATGTTCTACTTAAATTATAGTGTCTATGACTACCATTGTTACCATCCTGATAAGTATATCTAAGCAAATCAGCAATTAGTTCAACTGGCTCAAACCAATATTCAGGAATAGTACAGGTACACTTTTTACGTAATGTTGTTCCATCTGGCCAAGTAACAGTCCACTGTCTATTTTCATCGCATAAATCACATTTTGGTTTTTCATGAGCAATACTCTGAGCAACCCAGATATGAGACTTATCTAGAGCATCCTTAAATACATCTTCAACTGCTGTTTTATAAAATTCTCTTTCAACTGCCTTACGAATATCTCTAGATTTATATTCTAATTCGCGCTCCTTTTGATTTAAACTTTGTTCTCTATCCTCAAGTTCTTTATTACGCTTCTCAAGATAATTATTGCGCGTCTTAAGATTTTCAATATCAGTTTTAATAGATGATTTAGCAAAGTCAATGAGTTTTTGCTTAATTGCATCAAACAGATCATCTGCCTCTGAAGGCTCCCAAATTGGTTCTTCAAAATCCCAATAGTCCATGCTTATTACTCCTTTGACGCATTAAGTGCTTTTACTTTGTCGAAATAATCCTTAAAACTAAACCATTTGTCCTTCATAAGATGTCCAATTCTAATAATGTTTCCACCCCATCCTTCAATTTCAACACGCACATATTTACCATTAAGCTCTTCCCATGACTCAACTTCAAGTGCCTTCATAAGCTCAATAATTGCGCCATAACCATCGGAAGAGGAATACCCTCCGGCTTCTGCAAACCAATGGTCGAGACAATAGCCACCAAAAGTACATGCCCACCCTCCTCCTTCGACAAACAGGTTTGCGGTTAGACAGCCATGATCTTCACCAAGTTTAGTGCTAGTAATTTTAGCATTTAGAATTTCAGTTTTGTTCATAATTAAATCAACCTTTCAATATAATTTCTGTCCTGAGTAAAGATAGGAATTTTATTATCGATTACCCACTTACTTCTTTGAGTATAACCACGAATATTTCCCACTTCGTCATACTCAGTAAGACTATCATCGACTTTAATACAACAGCTACCACGCTTTAGAGTCGTTGCATAGTCATTCCAGTTGATACCTTGCTGTGTCATAAGCATATCCTGAATATCGTTGCAAGACTTACCGTGAAGTTCCTTCTGACTAAAGTTGGCTTGACCCACAGACTGGATGGAATTGCGAGTGGCATCTTGCTGTCTCCAGATGAAGTAGTTGCATGCCTCCTCTTTAGGAATTGTAAAAACACGAGAGTCAAACATTGCGCCTTTATTTCTTGCATTAATGAGAATCTTTGTATATTCAGCTAAATCCTTCGTAACCCCACAATCGGTATCAAAATAACTGTCAATATACTTTACAATATTGTCGTTAAATGCTTTATTAAATTTCAATGTTGCCATACTCGCAGATACGCTACACATCTTCTGTAGATTATTTCCAAACCATGCATCTGTTGTCAACTCTGCATAGTCTGTCAGTACAAGAGAAATTTCGTCACTCTGAGTATAACCAAGAACACAACCCTGAATGTTCTCACAGAGATACTTCATAGTCTCTTGCATTGTCTTTACGAAAATATCATCAAACGGCTTCTTCATTCCTCTAGTAAAAGTATGACCGGCCTTCATATCCATTCTAATAATAACTGGTATTCTTCTTGTTAAATAAAATCTATTAACATTTTCATAGTTGTTTTTCATTCTATCACCAAGAGATGTCTTGTCCATATTATCCCTCCATTTTTTTATTCGATTTATATAGCCCGTTTTTGATTAAATAATGTTTCACTGCATTTGGTTCTATACCAAAACTTTTTGCTATTGCATAGTATGTCATCCCAGATAAATACATTTCGCAAAATTCTTTTTCTTTTGATTGGTGGTTCTTAGGCATTTTATTTTTATATTCTGAAATTCTCCACTTGTATAAATAATCGTCAAATGGACATTCTCCAATATAATCTAAAAACTCTTTTTCTTTTCTATGTGGAATGTATATATAATATTGTCGTTGTTGATTTTTGCCGACATCTGCTTTCATTAGAGTTGCTTCAAATTGAGATAATTGTGGCAATAAAATTTCCTCTTGTTCTTCTTTTGAAAAACATTGAGTAGATAATTTTATCCACTCCGATCTATTGCTATGGCATATTCCTCCATCACCTATATACCATATTTTGCACATTAAAGGTGTTAATTTTAAATCTTTCGGTATTATTTTTGTCCCATTTTTATACCATTTATTACGTTCATCTGTAAAAACTTCATTAGTATAAGTTCTCATAACATATCTACCGTATTCTTTATTAGTCCTACTGTCGTAATATGTACATTGTTTTATACCTTCGCTACTCCAATATTTTTTAAATGGATTTGATACATATTCTACATGTTGTTTAGATTTAGATGTGTAGGAAAAATTTGCATTTTTACCATGTTCATGCAGTATTAAACTTCCATCTCCTAATAATGCGCCATATAATATCTGTCTTTGTTCTTCTGTAAACTCAATTTTATCTATTAATTGTTTTGCCATATTCATCACTAAGCATCGTTTTATCCATAATTACTTCTCCTTCTGATTTCTCAAAAAGTTAAACATGTCATCAATATTATCCATAAGAGGATAACGTTCCATAGACAAAGAATCTTTTGCGAACATTCCTTCGACCATATCAATATAGAAAGTATAATCGCCGTCTTCGCCCATAAAGAAACTATTCCATTCTTCCTTGGACATATGTTCTTTAACATGAAGCTGTTCGATTGCTAGATTATCAAAACTCACAACATCAAACCAACTGTGCCCGATAATTTCAGGGAAGAGGTAGCGGTTTAAATCTTCCTGTAATCCAAGTACACTTTCATTGTGACTCTCATAATAACTTTCACCACGTTTTAGATTCTTATATCCAAGAATAAGAATTTTGAGTCCATTTCCAGCAAGAGTATCAAGATCTGGCATAGAAACGATGCCATTAATTACATGAATAACAGCGTTTGGAATCTGCTTAACCATATCAATGAATTCATATGTCGGCTTACGCAGAGAGATTCCAAGTCCATAAATTAGCTTTTTGTCAATCCAGTCTTTAATTGTATCAAAGTATCTTTCAAAATGAATCTGATTCACTGTCATATTGAGAATGATATTCTTATCTTTCATCTTGTACATGAAAGGAACCAAATCTGGATGAGAAAGATCGTTGCCATTGATAGCCAGCTCAGTATATGGATGAAGGGTATCTAGGAATTTAGGTTTTAGAATATCACCATGCTTGCCATTAGGTGTGCAGCCTTCATAGCAGAAGGCACAGCCTCCATCACACTTATCTGTAATTTTAACATCACAGTTTTCTGCAAAAGCAGGAGTCAGATTATCCAAATCATTCTCACGAATCTTAGTTCCATTTTCGTACAAACTTACGATATAATTCCCATTCTGATACTTGCCAATAAGATTCATATTTCCCTCCTTAACCATCATATCCATAAGCACCGAAAGCTACAATTTTTTCGTTATTCTTAGTAGTATATTCTTTATAGAATTTGGCTAGATAATCATTTCTGTCTAGCCACTCTGGATATGTTACAATTTCATCCATTGACTTATTTTCTTTAATATACCCAAGCGTATATTCTTCTTGCTCTTCTTTAGTTAGCTGATTCCAATTCTTCTGATATTTCTGTTTATGAGATTCATAATTATTTTCAGCTTTCTCAAAATCTGCTTTTGTTAATTCTAGTGAAGATACAAACTTTTTATAGTAACTATCAAATAGAAGTTTTCCGTTTTTCCAGTTATCGTATTCTTCTTTTGTACACATTGCTAGTGAATGAGTAGAAGAACTGTTTGTTTCAAATACATTCTTTCTAATCTGTCTCATAATTAATTCCCCTTAAAAAAGTAATCATAATGTTCTGCGTCGTGATTTGGGTTTGGAATGGTTTCATAATTATCATCCCAAATAGTTGCCTCTGCGCAATAGCACATTCTGTCTTCATTATCAGAATTATCATTCCCGGTGTAAATGCAGCTATTGCCAAAAAGATATCTAATTAGAAGGTCTTCGTTTGAAAGCAGTGCATTAATTAGTTCTGCACATTCACCGGCATGGTCAACGTTTGCCCATCGATAACGAGGAGATGCGAACTCAATATACTCATAATCAGGATTGTACTCAGACTTCTTATATTCAACTGGCGCGAATTCATATTGCACACCATACCTGTCAAGAATTTCTTTAATTTTATTGATTCTTTCCTCATATTGTGCGGGAGTAGAAGAATCAACAATTGCCGTATGCAAATATGATGCGGTATCTCCTACACAATCTTGTCCCCAACCGTATTCACCAGCCCCGAAATAAACATGCCTACCAGCTACATTTGGAACCTTTTCTTTACTAATTGCAATGCTGTGTGTGCTGGATGAGTTCGATTCAAATACTCCTCTACGAATAGTTCTCATATATTTATCCTCCTTTAATTTTGTATTGTTCTTGTTTCTGCCATTATTATAGCATGAATTTATTATTTGTCAAGTTGTCAATATGCACAAAAGGTACGGCGAAAATGCCGTACCAATTGGTTAATGTGCTGCAAGGTCTGCTTCGTGAAGCAAACAAATATCATTAAATAAAGCCTCCCCAAGAAGTTTTCTATCCTTCTGCATTGCTTTTTCGGAGTGCTCCCACGCAAGGTACGCTCTCATATGCCATTGAATAAGTTGCGCAACATAAAGATGTCTATCTATACCGCTGAAGAACAAGCTGTCGTATGATCCACAAAATTGGTGATTATAATAATGGCATTCATCTGTTTGTTCGCCCTTACTATTGATATATGTAGCACTTTTGCATTTGCCACAATCATGTATCAACGCCGCAGTTCTAAGTTCCCAGAATGCAACTGGCAATGAATTTAAGTATTCGAATGTTTTGAGACAATGTTTCCCAAGCGTTAAAGAATGATGGCTGTTATGTTGGTTGTAATCCATAACAGACTCAACCCAATCACATACTCCTCCGTAGCTTCCTTCTGCTCCTTCTGAATATACAATCTGAATATCGTCCCAATCTTCATACCAATATGGACTATTCCAGCTCATATACATACGCTTAATCACATGCTCAGGAACCTTACGCTCTCGTTGTGCGTTACGTTCAAGACAGACTTCATAAGGCGTTGCCATGAGGATTGCAATTTTCTCACAAGAAATTTTGTTAAGAGACTTAAGGAACTCCATACGGCGCTTGTATGAAATATTACAAGCATCGTACACCGCATTCTTTTCAGAAACAAGACACTCTCTAATATGCTTATGTAGTTCCTTGAACAGAGTATCATTATCTGTTTGATGATTCACATCTCCGAACATTTCCTCTCGAAGTGAGTCACTAGAGAAAATTTCTGCATCATATTCCTCGGCAAGTTTCTTGGTTTGCCAACTCTTTCCACTTGCGGGGAGCCCACACATGACAAAACACTTCACCATTATTTTTTCCTTCTTCTCTTAAAAATCCACCAATAATCTACCATTGCAAAATCTCTGCCGTAGTAATAAATGAAAATTGAATCTTCATCTTCTGCAATGTAAAGTCTGCCATTATAACTTGCGCTACATTTTTTCGTGTCTTCAAGATGTTCTCTACTAATTTTATCAACATCTTTCTGAAACATCCTCCAAATGCCCTCAGAATAAGGTTCTATCCAATTGTTAAACTCAATTCTGTGTGACTCATAATCTTTTCTCTGTTGTGTAATTTTATCATACGCTTGCTTAAGTTCTTCCATCGTATGTTCTTCTTTTGAAAAACGGAGGCCTTCTTGTTCTTTTACAATTTTTTCAGAATTGAGAATCGTATTGAAAAAAGCAGTGCCAGAAACAGGATCTATTCTATGATGAATATAATCGTAATCCATATACATGTTGAATTCTTCATCATCATATTCTGGTTCAGAATCATAGAAATGTTCCGTATGTTCGACAACATAGTAATGATTAAAAAGCTTATCAATAAATCTGTTGCTAGGCTTTAATTTTCGAAACGTAAGCCTATTAGTGCAGCCTCTTTCAAGTTCTTTTTGAATCAAGTCTTGACGAATGTTAATCATTTAATCACCAATCTCTTTCTTAATTGCAATCTTCATAATTTCATACTGTACACCGTCTAATGACTTATCAACATCTTCATTAATAGGCCATTCATATTCCAAAAATTGGTTACACATTGCATCGATATGATTAATAGCCGTGATTGCTTTCGTCCTAGCTTCTTTTAAATCAAACGCTTTTCCAAGTTTTACTTCTTTGAGAAAATCAGGCATATTTGATAGCAAACAATCTTCATAAGACTCTCCATTAATATATCTTTCAAGATATTCTTCAATACGCAATAAATGATGAAGTTCTTTTGCTGAGTATCCATACTTTGCAATTTCAATAGCATGCGACGGAGAATTGTTTTCTAGCTGTTCATACTTCTTATGACTTAATCCCCACATTGATTTAACGGCCTTAACAGGATCATAATGTGCAATAGCTTCTCGTTCTTTAAGAAGACAATTCCATTCATCTTCATACATATGATTGATAAGATAGTATGGTGTAAACAAGCATTCTAGAAAGTTTAAGTTCTGCTTACGAAGCGTGTTTAGCATCAATCTCAAATCCTTCAAATCAATATGTTCTTCGTTTGCTCTTATATGAGTTGTGCTAATTGGCTGCTTGTTCATTACTATATCATAAAATGATGGAGTTAAAACCAGTCTAGTATCAATGTCTGATTTCTCCGTTTCTAGTCCATAATTTTGTGCGCCGCATAACATTAGACATACAATTCTATCTTCTGGAACGATTGTAAGTGCCTCGTTATAATGTTCTTGAACACGATCCATGATCCATTCATTAGAATGATAATTCATGTTACTGTCCTTTCTTAGTATCAGTACTCATCTTTGAACTCCTAAAGAACGAGCCGATTACGCCAAGCGTACCGCAAATTGTTGGCAACATATCCGTAGTGAATCTTGTTGTATTAAACAGATAATTCATTCCGTTAATAACAATGTTGCCAATAAAGAACTTCAAAATATGTCCTGTAACCCATCCAAAGAAGTAATACAGTAAAGGGCAAATAATAAATACAACAATTAAAGCAAGTAGTGATGCTAAACATCCAGCGATTGTTTTCTTCATAATTTATTCTCCTTTCAATTCATTAATAGCTTTAACCCATTTATTTGTATCCCAAGACTTTGCGTAATCCCAAAAAATTCTAGAATCAAAACAATGGAATAGAAAATCCTTCATATATGTTGGACATTTCATAACTTCACGAGCATAAGCCCCACGATTTTCAAACTCTTTCATATTAAAAATTTCTTTTAACTTATCAAATGCTTTGTATCCAATCTCATACATTGCTGCTTCCACTTTCTTCAACTCGTCAGCATAATCGGATGCATAAGTAAGGAATTCTTCCTGTTCTCCATCAAGTATAACCTGAACAAGACGCTCTGCATTGACTACTCCATTATTACGAGCATAATGTGCCATAACGTATTGTGGGCTTTTAATTTTTACTCTGTTAAAGTTATTGTCGCAAACTACATAGCCCTCCTGATTCCATGGAAGTGCATTTGCTGCCTTCTGTACATCTTCAAGAGAATGAAGAGGATAACGCTTGGGCATTTCAAAAGCATAGCTCATATCAGAATCTTCTGGATTCCATTCTCTCCCATCTTCCATATCACGCATACCAAGAAAATATAGCTTAGTTTCTTCATATGGAATTACGACGCGGTTATACGGGGACACAAGTTCAAACATATATGTGCACTTCGGATCTGCTGTTTCTTCCCATGCCCCCCATGACATTGGCATAGCATCTTTTACCAAAGCACCAAAAGTAGGATATTTGACATCATTAAGTTCTGCTTTAAAAGCATCAATCGTACCGTTGGTTGAAATGTGCCAACCGTTATCATACCAAAATTTGATAAGTGATCCGTCAACTTTTTCTTGAACAGAAGCTGTGCTCCAATCAATATTACAAGCATTAGGTTCAGAATAATTAAAAAATTTATCAAACCCTCGGCATACACACTCCCAATTGTATTCTCTAAAAATAATACCCCTCGCTTCACGAACAAGAGGAATTGTAAAGTCAGAAGAAAGCTGATTATACTTGAACATGATATAATCGCCATCACGAGAAATCTTTAGGTTGTAAGGATCAGTTGTAAGTAGTTCTTCCCAGTTTTCATTGGAGAGAATAAAATCTCTAAGTTCAAGATGATACATTATGAAAAACTCCTCATTGAAAATTCAAATCCATCAGGATCTTTGAAGTAGTCATTTGCAAACCAATTATCAAACTTATAGCTCTGTAGGCTTTCTGGAATATGACTAATTGGGCCATAGTCTGGAAGATTTTTATCATACCAGCGAGAATCTTTGTCTTGTTCAATCTTCTCTGGCTTCTTGGCTCCAAGAACGCCGCCATTAAACTTAATCACTCTATCATCAAAATCGTCCCAATTGTATTCTGTTCCATATTCATCATAGATTTTAAATTCACCAGTATCATATGCAGCTTTATATTCTGCTACAGAGTTAATACCATCTTTATGCCCCTGCCAAGACGGAAGCCAGCCGCAACTAGTCTTGGCTACGTGAATCTCATACCCAAAATATGGCTCATCTGTAAGTTCATAAGAATATGGTGCATACCGCTGAGCCATTTCTTTGTTCTTTGTAATCATATAAAAATTCGTGCTCATAAGTTATTCTCCTTATTAATTCCATGTAGATGTTTTTGCTACCCAATTACAAACTTTACACTCATTGAGTGTATTTGTAAGCTCATTAATAGCTCCATTTATTACAAATCAATATCGTCATCAGCCTCAATCTTTTCTTCCGCTTTCTTTTTACAAGCTGCAATAGCATCTAGAACATCTCTGCGGCCAATGTTTTCTTCACACCATTGCAAATAGTCTGGATGTTCACGATACACATCGATAATTTTCTGTCCCTTGTATTTGCCAAACTGCATTACATATTCTTCTGGATTAATAGTCACAGTTAGTGGTACTTCAATATTTTCAAAATCCATAGTCAAAGACTTACGAGATGCTAAATAATCTGCTAAATGTACCAATTCTTGATGCATATCTTCAGGCTTAGGTAGGCATTCTCCAGTTTTTCTATCAACATTAAATTGCCCCATATGTGATTCGATGCAATGAGCGATTAGTTCAATCTCCTCGTGATTTAGATATTTACCATCATAACTACGAATGGCTGTAGCCATTTGTAGAGGATGATCAAATTTAGTATACTTATTTCTTTCATAATCTAACTGAGAGCCACTCTTACGGCCATCGTGAACCAGTCCCGCCACGCGAAGCAAATCTCTTTCTCTACTAGGAATTATTTTGTTATACTGTTCAAGTTCAAAGAAAAAGTTTAGAAATCTAACTACTGCGATTTGATGACGCATCAGACCAAGTTCACCAAGACAATAAGACGGATGGTACTTTCCAGTACTTGATGCTCCTACATGCCAAATATATTCTGGTAGATTATCAAGCAAGACAATAGCAAATTCTTTAATATCTTCATTCTCAAATGTATTTAGAATTGGTTCTACCAACTTCATTCTTTCTTCTGTCATAATTACGCTTCCTCCTTGCATTCTTCACAAACAGGAAGTACCCATCCAGTCGTATATGACGTCGCTAACTTTCCACACACCGCACAAGTTTTCCGGCTAATAGTGGCGTATTTTTCAAGTATATTTTCAATCTTGTCATATAATTCATTCATATCAGCAACTTCTAGGTCGGAATAATCCTTGTCTTCCCAGCTCCAATACACTCTTAGTTCTCCCCACTTTTCCTTCGCCTGTACAATTTCAAAGTTTTCAGTATAACTACCAATAATATCAAAGAGTTCTTCTTTCAGCTTTGGCACAAAACTCTTAACCCAGCCATCTGGTAGAAAATCTAATGCTTCAACCCTGTCTTCAAACTCACAATAAAGGTCTTCATAATAATCTTTATATTCATTGCTCATCTGTCATTTTCTCCAATCTTTTTAATACTTTTTCTCGTTCTCCAATATATTTATCCTCCAATGCCAAAGGATTTTTGCTGCTTCCAAGTTTTGTAGCAACATTGTCCGCAATTTTATAAATATAATATATGTCGCGCAAAGCTGTTGTTGTAACATAAAATGTTTCGCCTTTTAGAGACTTGATCTCTGTCATAATAATTTCTTTGGACGAAATGCCCTTCATTAATCATCCTCCACAAAATCCACAATTGGCTTTGTTTTATGGCAACAATCACACTCTGCTTCATATGGTGTCATTACAATTTTCTTAATCTCCTTTTTTGAAGGCTTCATAATGCGAATATAACATGCTTTGCATAGATCGGAATATGCTTCTTTCATAATTGTCTCCTTAAATTTCAAATTCTTCTGTGGCATACCCGCCGTCAGTAGTGTAATGGACAGTTTTAATGCCAAGTTCTTTAATTAATTTTTGGCAGGATGGACAAGGCCGACTCATAGCCAACCCTCCACGCTTATATTCTCTATACACATAGAGTTCACAGTCTTTCCATTTAATATCTTTATTCCCAAGTAATGAAATAAGGCAGTTAACTTCGGCATGTAATTTCGCAGGAGTGTCTTCGTTGAACCTTTCTTTATTCAACTTGCGCTGTAAAGGATGTGTCCGCTGAGAATTACAAGAACTTGAAATTATTCTGTGCTTATAAACCAAGACCGCTCCTACGTTTATTCTTTTGAAATCCGATAGTGTACTAACTGCCTGAGCCGCCCTAAAATAACTTTTATCTTTCTTCGACAGCATCTTCTACGTCTTCCTCATACAATCGTTTATCCTTACGATCCTTGGCTCTGTTGTATGCCTTAGCATTGCGCAGAACCTTAGTCACTGGTCGTGGACATGTCCAAAAATTTCTCTGCTTCTTGGCTTCTTCCTTAATACGATTGTCCTCTGTCATGGTGTCAATCTCCTTTCAATTAATTTTGTATTGTTATTATAGCATGGAATCTTCATTTGTCAAGTACCTTACTGACGTAATCTGGAAATAATTTTTGGTAACATTTTATTCACATAGTCAATTTCTTCTTCTGTATTTAGATGAGACATTGAAATTCTAACGCTGCTTAATGCCTGTTCGGTTGTGAGCCCAATAGCTTTGAGCACATGAGAAGGTTCTGCTGTTCCTTCGTTACATGCCGACCCAGAGCTAATCTCAATGCCATATAGATCACACATTGTGACTAGGTCAGAACTTTTCACGTCGTCAATCCTGAGGTTTAAAATACTTTCTACACATGGAGTTTTTGAATCAATTGCATTAAGTGTGACTCCTTTTACCGCCAGTAAGTTATCCTTTAATTTCTTTGATAAGTAAGAGACTTTAGCGTTATTTTCATCCATGTGTGTAACTGTATCTTCTAGCGCAGCAGCCATTGCAAGAATACCTAGTACATTTGTTGTCCCGCCTCTGACGTGCTGCTCTTGGGAACCACCATAAATTAATGGATGCATATGAATTCCATTTTTAATATAGAGGAAGCCGCACCCCTTAAGGCTATTAAACTTATGTCCAGAACCTGACATCATATCACAACCAAGTTCTCTAACATTAATTTTCATATGTGGCAATGCTTGAGTTGCATCTATGTGATACAGTAATTTATTTTTATGCGCGATATTGGCAATCTCCGAAACTGGCTGAATAGTGCCAATTTCATTATTGACATAAATACATGTGATGGCAGATACTAGATCCCAATTTGTGAATCTATCGACTTGCTTATTTAAATCGTCGAAATCTACAATGCCATGTTCGTCTACCGTATATAGAAAACGTGGAGCCATTGAATGATGTTCAATTGTTGATCCTAAAATAGTATTATTCTTCCTCACCCATGAATTAGACTCAGAAGATCCACTTGTAAAATAAATCTCGTCAGGTTCTGCCCCAATTAGCTCTGCAATCTTTTCACGTGCTTTTTCTACCTTTACTTTGACATTACGTGCCGATTCATAAGAACTATTAGGATTATAGAATTCATCCAAATTTTCTAGAATGACTTTCTTTGCTGCTTCACAAATAGGTGTTGTAGATGCATTGTCCAAATATGCTTTCATCTTATACCTCCTCACCAGTTGCGCTATCAATAATTTTGTATTCTGTCATCCATTCACAAATATTTGGTACTGTTTTAAGCAGTGATAGATTATTTGCGTCAATCCATTTATTAACTCCATTATGCTTATAAATTAAAATATACTTATCTGTTTTCATATATACACCATCCTCTATTAATTTTGTATTGTTTACCCTGTATTAGTATATCATGTATTTACAATTTGTCAACCCATTGCATAAAAAAAATAGTGGGTTATTGCCCACTATTTTATTTTGAGAAATATACTCCATCTACATATAACATTGGCGTACCAAAACTATGGAATGTATGTATTCTAAAATATACAACATCTGCAATTCTATGTCCAGATAATACATAATCAACAACTTTATATTGTTCTTCTTGTGGCATAACATATTGATAATATGGAGCAACTGCAAAATGATTTTCAGAATTCAATACCCATAATCCACCGTATTCGTCACAATGATTAAGAATGGCAGACAATGTAATTACTTGACACTCCCATGATGTGCTTCCGGCTTCACAATACAAGCATTGGGCCAATAGCTGTTTCTCATAATCTGTATATTGTGTATCTGTATCTACAAATTTGATTTCAGACACGTCGCAATATATACTACACTTTGATAAAATATCATCTAATTCTTCTTGCTTTAATTTTTCTTGTTGCTGCTCGAAAATTTCTTCCTGATATAGTACTGCTTGTTCATAAATATTAAGCTTATTGATTGGCAGATTTGTTTCTGATTCATATTCTACGATTAAAGATTCTTTATATAAACTAGCATTTTCTGATGCTACATAATCTTTTTTATTCAATATATTAATAATAATTACAAATAATAAAAGTCCCAAAATTATAGTTACTTGCTTCCACTTACGCATCATATCACTCCTAATAACAAAAAAATAATAACCCATGCTACCCGATCCATTGATAGCACGGGTTATAATTTACTTACATAGTTCTTGCTTAAGATGTTCATTTTCTAATTTTAATTCCTCTAGTTCATTAACCATTTGCACAATCGAATACAAGAATGATATCCCCGTTGGATTACCATTTTCGGCCTGAATTCTTGTGGCGATAATGTCTTTCAACGTTTTAGTATCCATATTTACCTCCTTAATCAATATCTGGATGATTGTTGAAAAAATTAAAGAAATAAGTTTCGTCTGCTTTATTATCACAAAATAGTTCGAGATAATCGCCCTTGTCTCCAAGTAGAGCTCCTAGCGCAACATATTGAGAAAACTCAGATTTAAGGTTAAATTTATCACCTTCTGGAGAAGTCAAATATACATTTCCAGAACATTGCTTTACAGCATAAAGAAAATCATTGATTTCATTAATGTTTTTAATTCTCATATAATCCTATCCCCTTCTTAATATTTTTAGCCCTACGTCCGCAGAACACGACAGCACTATCGCTAGTTTTTTACAGAGATAACAGTACAGTCATGAGTTAAACCATACAAACGTAAACATAACTAATAGGGCTTACTGGTCAGGATGTGGAGGCTCGAACTCCAGACCCGCGCATTATGGTGATTCTTATTAGACTCGAACTAATATCTCTACCTCCTTAGTGGTAGCGAGTTGCCATTCCTCTAAAGAATCAAAGTGCGCTGCTCTACCAACTGAGCTACATCCTGATATTTTTATTCACCAACGAGAATCCACAAAAACTTCTTTCCCCATTTTACTTGAAAGAAATCCAACTCATTAAGTTCTCTCCAAAGGTCAGGTCTATTTCTGCGAACTTCGCTAGTACTTTTCACAATCCCCGCTTCAACTAAAATCCGAGGAAGAAATCTTTCTTCTGTCAAAAGAGTAACTTCAGATTCGTTCAGAGCCCAATCTTCCAGACTGGAACCGAAAAGTTCTGTGGGAGTTCCAACCAAAGGAACGCCAACAATTACGTTTTGATACATAAGCCTACTCCTTTCTAATAAGAATTACCTTTATTCAGTCAACCTGTAGCAGCAGGTAGTAATTTGTGAGACTTATACCATTTTTCTTCTTCGCATACTTGTTGGAAGTATCGCCGAGAATCCGCGAGAGCGGTGGAGCGGGTGACGAGGCTCGAACTCGCAAAAACCTCCAGAGTGGAAATCTGGCATTCTACCAATTGAACTACACCCGCATATTTTGGCCGTTACCGAATGGCTTCATGTGGTCAGCAATCAGCCACTCAGCAACTACATTACAACCAAAAGTTAGAACGGACTCAATATGACCAACTTATTCAGTCCGCCCTTATGAAAAAATAGGATTTTATTTTTCTCCAAAAAGCTTATCTGGGGCACTTGCAATGCTAAACAGAGGTGCGATAAGACAATTATGTGTTGATGTTTTTGTGAAAGATCTAAGTTAGGACGCAGGAACCATCTCTTTACAAGATAACATCAAACCTACGGGTAGAGCCTCCACAAACACCACCTAACAAAGCCTTTGTTTCATCGGCTGGCATATTGATTATATGGCTCAAATGCCAAAAGCCATGGCTGGGATGGCAGGACTCGAACCTACGAATGCCAGAGTCAAAGTCTGGTGCCTTACCACTTGGCGACATCCCAATATAATTTACTTCTTGGCGAAATTATCTGTTGTAGAAGTAATAAGATTATCCAAGCACTCAACACTATCGTGGTTAAGATTGCCAAATATTACACGGATACAGTAAGTTGCACATTCGCATCTCTGGTGGCTGGTACCCCCACTCCGGGTCGAACGGAGAACGTGCCCTAATCTGGAGCCTCAATGCCGGGTATAAACCGGGTGTTTTACCATTAAACTATGGGGGCATATATTATAGTTATTAAATACTTAACCTTAATTATCTTGGTTGACCATTCTGTGAACTTTGGTTTAAGAAGGATTTAATAACTATAATTTCACAATTGCCTAGCGTTTCAGGTACTTTTTAGGATTGCTGTTTTGATGTTATCTCAAGTAGTGTCCATTCACGCATAGTCCATTAGTACCATGGGCTATAGGACTCACTCCAAGTGGCCGGATTCACCTTTCATATCCCCCACCCTTGAAGGATGTTTACCATTTTTTATACCGTCGGCACACATCAAACGGTGTGGTAATGATAGCAAGCGGAGCCGTGCATGACTCCATTTCATAGTGTTTCGTCAATTACCTTCAGCTCATCTAATTAATATCAACAGTTAGCAAATCCTGTCGGGAGCTTATTCTCATCGGTAATCACTTATGAAATTTGCACTACTCACTATCATTTGGTACGCCATCTCAGATTCGAACTGAGACTTGATGCATTTTGAGTGCATTTCCTCTGCCTGTTGGGATAATGGCGCATATTGAATGGGGTATTATAAACGACCGCCCCATCATCGGTCTCAGCACAAACCACACTTGGATGGATGTGTAAGTGACAGACCCAAGGTTCTGTTCTGCCCCGCATTTTCCACCGAAGTAAATGCTTTGCATACTAGTAATCCGTATGCCAGAGATAACACCAGCGCCGTGTCAAGCGCTCCTCTGCACGGAATCGAACCGTTCCTACTCCTCGGCGGAGCTGTGCAACCTTTACACTAAAAGAGGATATAACGCGCTTTTAACTTCGACAGGAGCGCCAACCTGCCAGACGATCAAACCTTCATCCACTTGGGAGCCACACGCAGTTCGTCCGTAGTATGTGGTTATCAGCTTATAGCTGTGGTAGTTTAATGACTTACCAAGGTCAATTAATTTTGTATTGTTAATTTTATACTTTATAAATTTCCCAACCTTTTATTGTGTGATGATTTGGATATTTTTCACTCAATACCATCCATGCATTTCTAAGATTTAAATTTAAAATCCTACAAGCCTCTTTTAAAGATGGAAAAACAATTGTTTTGTCTGCTTTTGTGCTTACAAACTTAACTGGCTCAGATGCTTTTTCTTTAAATGCATTTTGCGCTTTTTGAATATTGTCTGGATGTCTCTCCCATACATCCTTATTGGATTCTGTATGAGTAATAAATCTACAAGTATCTTTACTATAATGTTTGTTCCCTTTTACTATTGTATCCTTATCTAACATCATTTGATGATTAGATGAAGCGATCCAGTCTTCGTATCCTTCTAATTCTTTTATGTCGTTTACAAAATTACTCAATGTTCTCCATTTTTCATCCACAGTCGTTCCACTATATGTAGGATACTTTTCCCAATACTTTTTTGTAGTTCTAGATATCATAGCCTTCCATAAATAATAAATTTTCATATTTAATTCAGACCAATTCATCCATCCTTTTGGCATATCATTTACTTTGTGATCATCGGTATCCTTCTCTAATGCTTTATGCCTACATACTTTATTGGACGCTTTTATATCTGCTAATCTTTTCTCAACAACTACCCCACATACTTTGCAGGTTGCATAATATAATTTATGACCATCTGCAACAGTATTTCCACTTTCGTGAATGTTTGTATAGATTCCAATATCATCTAATGTCTTTTCCATAGCTGTCTCCTCTCATGTGTCGAAAGAAATAATTTTACATTGTGTGTGAGCAGCTAGACACATTAACTACTCACCAAATATAGCACTTGTACACGTACTATAACCACAAATGGTACCGGAGACGGGCTCTGCTCCCGCACGGTATTTCTACCACAGGTTTTTAAGACCTGAATGTCTACTGGTTCCATCACTCCGGCATATCACAGGGCAGCTTTAAAGTGATGCCCAGCACTATATTTTGTATTTGCTACTTACCAGCCACGAGGTCAACCTATGGGCTTTGACCACTCACCCAAACCTTTAATCGTGGATTTTGTAAAACTTTGTGGGCTCCACATGAAATATTATCGGTCACGCTTCTATGCCCTCTTTACACCTTTAATAAACGACCTTTGACCAAAATAAAACTTTGATCCTTGAACTTTAAGTCTTGAACTTTCAGCTTTAAGCTTTACAGCAGAATTATTATTAATATCATATTATTCTTTAATATTAATACTCCTGTAAGCATGGAGTCTTTTTATGTATTCAAGTACATAAAGTTTTGCAACCACTTTCTTTAACTTATTTATATCACTCTAAGTGGCGAAAAGAAGAGATAAGTAGTCGTTTAAGGTTTTCGGTAAGCAGCAAATATTTTAATTAATACTCAAACTCAATAACAGTTAGTGCGTTGCTGCAGCTCAGAGCCGCATCAACCTCTGCATTAAACTCATTGATTTCAGCATCAAGCTTTTCCATAACCTTTGCAATATTCATAGGATCTACGAGATCATAAGTATTGTTGTCGATGTAAGTCTGACGCAGAGTCTTCATTGCATCGCTGTCAACAGACATCTTGGAATCCTTAGGCTGTGCTGCAATTACTGCCAGAACATACTGTTCGGCCTTCTTTTCAAGAGCCTCGCCGCCATTGCGAACAAGTTCGTTCTGTGCGGCTGTATACGCCGAATTCATCTGACGCAGAAGATCACTCTTAAACTCCATGCCATGGTTCTTCATTTCGATTGCTTCAGCCACTGTGTACTCGTTATCACCAATCTTAACCTTAGTTGTCGCATTAGAAAGAACCACCGCTCTCTTCATTGCATCGCGACGAGCAATAAGATTAGTCGCCTTCTGATAGCCGCTACGCATCTTATCCTTGAAATTGTCAACGGTCATACCGTTAATCTTTTCCGCAGAATGCTTAACTGCAAGAACATAAGGAATTTCATGAATCGCCTTAGCAATGCGAGCATCCATAGTCTTCAGTTCAGCAAGGGCCTTATGAATTGTCATTTTCTCAGTCGTCATTTTTGTTCCTCCTAATAAATTTTGAACTTTAATTTTGTATTGTCTTGGACTATCTGTATTATATCATAAATTTTTTATTTGTCAAGAGGTTTTTAAGAATTTTTTGTAAGCCGCCAAGATGCTTCGAACATCGCCTTATTGAGATCCTCTACGAACGCAGAAGACAGTCTATCAAGCTGCTTATAATACTTCCGCATGACCTTGCGCTTTACTTCCTGTTCGCCATATTCCTTGTCGTACTCGTCGCCGCCATAGGGCTTAGACACAGCCTTGAAGACATCATTCATAAGATACTTACTAGGATCGAAGCACAGGCTCTTTGTCATACCCATTGCCTTTGCAATCCGGTTAATACAGTCATACTTTGTACCCCGCAGCTCTCCAATCGTCGTGCCATCGCTCAGGTGATAATACTTAATCATTTTTCTTGCTCCTTTTCAATTAATTTTGTTTTGTTTCTTTCAACTGTCCATATTATATCATATATTTTTTATTTGTCAAGTACTTTCAAAATTTTTTTTCCGCCAATTCTCTAGTCTCTTTATAAGACAAATACTTAACATTTAGTTCTTTTAGTGTCAATAACTCTTTGTTTTCAAACTCGTTCAAATGTGTCACTGCCAAAGATACATTATAAGAATGCTCACCAATATCCTTTTTGATTCTGCTTACAAGTTTATTAACATCCAGCTTACCATATCGAATACTGCCCTGATACGGATTTGGCACATTAGTCTTATCTTCCATAGAACCATTGATTTCAGATTTATCACATTCACTATCAAAAACCCCAGCACCATGTCTTGTCATGTATGTTCTTGTAACATAACACACTTCAACGTTAGCGCCAAATAAATACTTTTCAATAATCACATGTGGATTCTGCATTCCAGTATTGCTAGGAGTTGTATTATCTCCGTATCGTGTTTGGTTCTGATCTAGTAGCAAACCTTGCCCATTTTCAAATACAACATTATCGTATCGTCTCAATATACGTCCATAATCAAAAACCATATGCGAACACATGAACTGAATGTCCGCAATAAAATTATAAATTAGATTATCAGAATATAGAATTTCTTCCCACTGTTTTACTACATCTGGATTCGCAAACGCCAATCTCTGCGGCATATATTTATCTCTAATATTTTTTAGAAATTGAACTTTATATTCTTCACTCATCATATTAAAGTGTCGCAATGATGGTGCTCCAGTACTTGTATATCTGCAGATAGTTTCCCAGATTCCCATGCCGCAAGATCCATGTCGATTTTCTCCACGACTATCTTCAAGAATTTGATTTACGATCACGTCATACGGCGTTGACCATCTGCAATTCCAATGCGCACAAACGAGTGGCTTAAAGCCTAAAGAATCCAATTCTTCATACTCTTTTCTGAAAGTCATAGGATTCAAAATATATTGCTCGCTAAAATATGTAGGGGCTTCTGCAAAAGTGCCAGAACCAAAATGATGGAACACATGTCTAATGCCATCTGGCGTAACCACAGTGTGCCCTCTCTGCGCTCCGCCATTAGATAAAACAACAATACAGGATTCATTCCGCTTTTTTGCTTCTGCGCAGAAATAATCAGTCATCAATCCTTTTCCTTCGTCCCCAAAATTGCTACCGATTACTACTTTAACATTAGGCATGTGTTTATCTCCTCTTACCAAGAAATTCCTTCGCTAGTATTGACAAATGTACTTGTATCGCTTCCAGTAAATGCATTTGTTACAATCTCAATAATGTCATCTGCAATCTTATTTACAGATGTAGTCTTGAGATGATTCGTATCAAGAAACTTGCCAAAAGTCTTATTAACGTCGTCTTCATAGCGACCGTATCCATGCTTTACATACAGATGATAAATATCAAACTTCTCAGAAGCATCCTTGTAAAGCTGTGCCGTCTCAACATTATCCTGTAGATTATCACCAGTCGCAACAGATAGAGTATTCTTAGGCAGATACGGATTCAAAGGTTCATCACCCATTGTAATAATAACACCCTTCTGCCCACGATTCCAACAATCTAACTTGGTATGATTAAGCCCAAAATACCATGCGGCAGTATAGGACTCATAAGAATTGCCGCCGCCACCGCCCTCAAAATAAATTTTATCAAGCTGTTCTGCGATTCTGATATCTGATTCAAACTGAGATGCCTGAATTGGAGCGTTATCATAAGCAAGATCTCCAATGCCCATAATCATAAATTCAACATCTGTCATCTTCTCATATAGGCTTGTCATAACAACATTGATCTGCTTTGCAACTTCCATGGCTGCACTGCCCATACTACCAGTTACATCGAGTGCTAGAATAACAGGCTTTGTATTGGGATGCTCTGCGGAATCTACACACTCGCGAACAACATTTTTAGGATTAAGCTCCGCCACTAGGCATCTCGATTTAAAATTATCCTGAACACTATTTAGTCCTCTGACAACACCAAAATCGTCTACCATTGCACACTTTGCAGTAGTTACATAGCTAGTAAAGTTATCTCTCGTCCAAGAACCGCCACCCATAATTACTCAGCCCCACTTTCATCGTCGATTGCATCAATATCAAAATCAAACATTCCGCTAAACATATCCGACATATTACCGCCATTCATAAGCATCATCATAGGAAGCATAGAATTCATTCCGTTGCTTGAACCATTACCACCCTTCATCATCTCGGACATGACCATATAAGACATCATCTTGTCCATACCCTTCTTGCCCTTCATAAAATTGTTACCGAACATAGATACGATCTTACCATAGAAATAAGTACTTCCCATAAATAAATGACGCTCAGGGAGGACGGTTTCTACAGTAGAATCCTCATAATTAATAACCGTAATGGTCTCCTTCTCAGCCTTAATAACACACTTTGGCTTGCCAGACACTAGAATAATGTCTCCAACTTCAACCTTGTTGGTTGGCATAACGAAGAAGAACTCTTCGCCAATGTCAAAAACAAAGCTGTCACAATTTGTAAGACGCCCATTCTTCACATTATAGCTCTTATAGCCATTGGAAGTCTTAACAGCGATTCCTCCGCTCATAGAAAGTCGGCACATACCGGGAGCAATCTTTCCGAACATACCATTGAACACATTTGTCATAACTCAATTCTCCTTTTTGATTTTACTTTAATTTTGTTTTGTGTTTCTTACTGTCTAGATTATAACACGTTTTTCTTATTTGTCAAGAGGTATTTTAATTATTTTTAGCTCTAAAACAATGAAAATCTTCACAAAAACCATTATCAAATGCTATATCTTGGTGCGCTTCATCATTATATTTCGCGCATCCTTTTGGCTCTTGGTCATTTTCCCAGCCATTTTCATCAACCCAAATATCACGAATTGAGTAAATACAGGAGTCACAGCAGGGAATACAACCTTCTCCGCACAGTATCATCTATACCATGGCCCTCCATTGTTATAAAATAGATCATTCATTAGACGCACAAGTTCTGCTGGATCTTCTCTCGTATCACTAATGTCTTCAACGATCTCAGCAATTTTCACTTCAGGTTTTTCCTTAGTCTTTACTTCTTCTACATCCATTGACAAACCTCCTTTGGATTTTCATCCACTTCATAATAAGTGCGATAATAATCTTCTGGTGGCATATAATACCACCACGGATTCTCATCCAACTCCCCATTCGGACGAATATGGAGAAGACAAATAAGATTCGTACAGTAATATCCAGCCGTATTTGAATAAAGTTTAGCGCCACATTTCGGGCAGTAAGTTATTTTCATTCTATCAGCTCCTATAAAGCACCGCATAGTAAGAATTATAACCGCACATAGCTGTGTTGGCTTCTTCGACAAAAGACTTCAAATCAGAAATTGTTTCGCAAAGTTTTACTTGATATCCCATATATTCACCCCGCATTATAGCTCGCGCACAGCACCGTTCCTTCGCGGAAAATCTCTGTTGTTCCAACCAGTCTAACATTTACTCTTTCCGGCATTACCCAACTGTCAAGAGGTTCATCACTCTCATACCACGGTTTATCATAACGATGAGTTTTTTCATTCCACCCACGCGCCTCTCCTCGCGGATGAATATGTCGCGCAGACTCTTCGTCCTTAGCCACAACAATCGCGCTATCAAAGGTATCATATCCAAGCCACTCGTCAACCCAAATCTTATAGATATTCATCTTCAATTCTCCTTACCACACAAAATCTGAGTGCTCCGCCATGAAGGGCTTCACGATAGTCTCAAGTGCTTCTTCAGCTAGTTCTCTGGAAGAGAAATAAGTCGTCCCCTGAAAGTGCCATTGCGATGTCCAATCTACAACGAGCTGTTTCCTATAAGTCTCTTGACTAGCAATATACCAATGTGTATTATTCCAATCCCACTCGCTATCTCCGCCATTCTCAAGAGAAAACCTCCAAAGAAGTCTATTCAAAGTTTCATGAAGTGTTCTCTGTACCATCAGCGCTTTATCAGTGCAATAATTAGCGGCCTCATAACGAAACTTATCTTCTTCTTCGTCGTCATCAAAATCTTCTTCTACACAGCCCCAATCATTCATAAAAAAAATATATATCTTTATGAATTCTAACTCTCTCGAAAGGACTTTTCTTTTCTTCTTTCTGTTTGCCAACAACTGCGCGCAGAAGTAGCGAGTTCTTTTCATCAATCTCAAACTTACGGCCATCAAGCATAATATAATTTTCCATTTCAAAATCTCTTTTCTTCCGGTTCCCATTTGGGTCTGACCATTCAACACTATTTGATGGAATTTTACAACGAATTACAGACATTTCCAAATCTCCTTTCAAACCAAATCATCTATACAGAAAGTGTCATAAGCTCCAAGTAGAGCTTCCTTCATCAAACACCGAAAGTCCTTAGACTTCCCATTTTCAAGCCAGCACTCCTTCATTTTATGCCAATTTTCTTCTTTGAAAAAGAATTCCGACATCAAAAGAGCAATTTCTTCTAGTGATACACCTTCTTTAATCGACAATCTTCTATTTTCAGACATTTGAATATAAATATCAAAATGAATATTACTCATCTGCTTTGTCCTCCAAAATCCACAAGTCTCCGCGCCGACCAATAACATCATAATTCTCAGCCACTTCTGCAAAAGGTGTTTTATCGTCAATTAGACATTCATAACGATTTCGCTTACCCTCTTGTTTTATATTTGCGGCAAGACATAAAGCTATTCCAAAGACTAAAGTAACTCCAAATAGAACACTCGCTATTCTCCAATCTTCTTCTATAAGAGTCTTTGTTGCGAGAAAAGCAAAAACACAAGTAACAATACAAAGAAGAAGGATTACCCAAACAGGTGTCATAAGCTCCATAATAGGATACTGATTTACAATTGTCATTAGTCTCTAACCCTCCCGAAATACAACGGTTCACCACCATAAGTCCAAGTCCAGCCGTACTCCTTCCACTCCTTCTCTCGCTTCGCACCATAATGACGAGCACCTCTGCGAGTAAGGAAATACATCGAGTGGACATTCTCATGTGTCTCGTTATCAAGAATTTCAAGTTGCCAAATATTGATACTCATTATAATTAGCCCTCCTCATAAATAACTTTATCCGTATTGATGTCGCGCGGAACACGACGCAGAAGTCTTGTATAACCCACATATTCCTTATTATTCCACGGATCATTGACATAATACGAAGACACCGACATTACCTGCCAACCCATTCTATTCGCTTCTTCGTCGCCTTCATAGAAGTCTTCGTGTCTTACTACTCTGTCTTCAACCTTCGGACGACTAATTTCCGACCAATCTTCATAATGTTCTGCGATATTTCGATGAATGCGTGGAGCATCAAAAGCAAGACGATTGATAAGACCACGCTCTTTCGCTTCGCTATAGCTACCTGAAAAGATATTACATCTTCCATCAAAAGTCTGCCTCCCAATGATGAGAGTGCCCTTTCGATTGAGATACGCATAATAGCCAGTGGGAACCTGTCTGCCAAAAGTATAAGTCATTTCAATTCTCATCTTCTTCATTCAAATAAAAGTCAAACCAAAAACGATATTTATAGAGGTATCCACAATTACTACAAAGACATTTCACATAAAACTTGCCGTCATCAACACAAAATTCCTTACTAATCTCTTCGTGGTCATTACTCTGGCACTTTGGACAAAGGAATAAGCTATCAAGTGTCATCTTTATCCTCCAAAACCCACAAATCTCCACGTCGCTCAACTACAATGTACTTCTCATAAATATCAATGAATGACGCATCATCATCAATTGTGCATTCGTAACGATAACGACCTGTTGGAATGTCCTCTTTAGTCACAATGGGCCTCACTACCCATCCCCATACAATGGTGAAAATAATAGCAAAGGATAAGACTGCCAGTGCATACCTTGATGCGCTTTCGGTTGCAATAATAGTCATGATAAAAATAAATACAATCAATGCCATAAGGGTAATAATCCACCAAGTTGGGGTTACATTTTTAAGAATCTCGTATTGATTCAGAATCGTCATCTGTCTTCCTCCAATTCCTTCCAAAGATAGCGCACCAGATGCCACCAAAAACAAAAGCAATAACTGCCAAAATCATAAGTTCCATTATGTTGCCATCCACTCCTTCTCTAAGCACTTTTTACAACAATAAACTGAACCGCCAAGAAACTTTGCTTCACTCTCTGGAATAGTTGTCTCATCTACATCCAGTTCAAAAGCCACAGGATTTTCTTTGGTGTGAAAACCACCGCAGAAGTAACACTTCCGAAAGTCTCTGTCTTTTTCAGGGATCATCTTCATTTTAAATTCTCCTTCATTAATTTTGTATTGTGATTATAACACAAAATTTTAATTTGTCAAGAGGACGATTCGCAGTATGTATAAGTGTTTGAATCGCCTCTTGACTGTGTCTGTATTATAGCATGAATTCCTGATTTGTCAAGAGGTCTAGAAATTATTTTTTATGATATATGCCGTAATCCAAGTATCGTACTCGTTCGGTACCTTCTCCCAACCATTCTCCGTCTTTCTAGACTTATTACGTTGTTCTGTGCGCATTTGAATAAAATCCCCTGTATCAAATGGCTGCTTCTGATAAGCTGCTTTAGAAAGTTTATATGTGACTGTGGCCCCTTTGTTTAAGAGGTACATAGTGATCTTCGGAGAATACTTGCAATCCACGTTCATTACATAACCTACATCTTTCTGCTCTGGCATAATAATAGAACAATAACCGAGATATTCCTGTTGCCACTGAATCTCGCTCATCAATGGTACATGACAGTCCTTTGGTATCATACCACATAGTTCCTGTAGTAGTCCGTCTGAATCGGTAATTTTGTACTGCTTTGCGGTTTCTGTACAATACTTAGATAGAATTTCTGGAGGCAATGAGCACTTATCTTTCTTGAGAATTCTTTTTGACCCATATAAATTGTACATATCGATTATGCGTAATAACGTACCGATAGAACAAAATTCTGGAGAAAAGAATCCTAATTTAATTAATGTATCGAATTGAGATTTATCAACATTAGTATTCTCGGTTATATTCTTTACAAGATCCATAGCAGTATTGTTATCCTTTTGCGAAACTTCCACTAGTCCATCTGCAACATTACTCCCACAACCCTTAATTGTATTAATTCCAAGTATGACTTTGCCGTTTTTACAAGTTGTTTTTCTTTGAGATTCTCTCCATGGTGCAAATTCAACTGTAACATTCATCCTTTTTGCTTCTTGTATTGTTTTAACAATATTATCAATATCCCCGTCATATGAGTTAATACATGCTGCGAAAAATTCAGCCGTATGATAAACCTTTAGATACATAGTTATATATGCAGTTAGTCCATATGCACTAGAATGCGATTTGTTAAATGAATACTTTGCAAATTGAAGAATTGTATCCCATAGATCATCAACTTGTTTTTGTGTCCATCCTCTTGTCATAAGACCGTTTTTAAGCTCTGGTTCAATTTTTGCCATTAATTTTGGTTTCTTTTTAGCAGTAGCCTTTCTTAATTCATCAGGATTTCTTAATCCAGCTAGTCTGCCAATTTCAATGAGCTGCTCCTGGAATACAATTATTCCGTAAGATGACTTCAAAATTGGCTCCAAATCTGGGTGTAAATATTCTATTTTTTCTACGCCATTTTTTCTATTAACATAATTAGGAATATATTGTTTACTGCCGGGTCTATACAATGCGTTTGCAGCAGACAACTCATCCATGCAGCTACATTTCATATCCTTCAACATCTGCTTCATTCCGGGTGATTCAAACTGGAAAATACAATTTGTATGACCCTGTGCAAACTCGTTCCACACCTTTATGTCGTTCATGTTAAGTTTATGCGGAGCAATATAGTCATAGTCTTTGCCAATCATATCCAGTACGTCATATATAACATCCAATGTACGCAACCCAAGGAAATCCGCCTTAACGAGCCCCAAATCATCTGCGGAATGCATATCACCCTCTAGAACCCATGTATTTTTATTTTCATTCCATTCAATTGCATTATAATATTCTGCTTCTTTAATGGTAATACATTTGCCACATGGGTGAACTCCGAACGACTTAGGCAGACCGGACAGCCTTGATGCATATTCGAATAGCTGAGGATATTTATCCTTGTATGAATCTAAAGCACCGTTATCAAGCGCTTCTTCAATACTTTCGCCGTCTAGATTCTTTGTAATTTCATTAGTAATTTCAAATGGAATTCCTAGCACTCTTCCAATATCTTTAATTGCGCCCTTTGCCCACAAGTAAGAAAACTGCCCCAATGATACAACATTATCTTCACCATATTTATTAACTACAAATTGTACAACCTTTTCTCTATCATTGGGAGCAAAATCAACATCAAAGTCTGGGATTTTGAGCTCCTTTTTAGTGATAGTGCCATCTTTTAATAGGTCTATTGCACCAACATCAATAAACCTTTCAAAATAAAGACCATACTTAATCGGATCAATATCAACTATTCCACATAAATACGCCAGCAAAGATCCTCCGCCTGAACCTCTCGCAATACCTCTACGCCTTGCAGCATTAACATAACTATGAACCATTAAATAATACCCTTCAAAACCCATTGCTTCAAGAGCGTTCATTTCATATCTAGCTCTTTGGATATACTTTTGTTGTATCTCTCTAACGGAATTAAAATCAACTAGTTTTCGTTCAACATATGTACCATCTTCTGCGTAAATCTTATCAGTCATATATGTGTTCCATTGATCAATATTCCACTTCATAAAGCCTTTTTTCTTAAGCCCATCATTACAAAGAAACTTTAAATACTCTAATTCTGATTTATATGGAGCTGGTACTGGAAAATGTGGAATAATTGGAGCAGAAAGTGGTATAGTATTTTCGCACTTATTCGCAATTTCATGAGTAGTTGCAATAGCGCTACTTGTGTACTCCATAGTGGAAACGCATTTTTTAATTACATCATCTTCAGACTGTAAATAACAATCATCGTAAACTTCTCCTGCCTCTCTAGAACTACCAACTTGTACAAATACACTATGATATTTTTGATCCTCTTCACGAACATAATGAGCATCACATGTGACAACATATTTAATTCCAAGTTTAACAGCTAAATTTATTAGTTTTTTGTTCAGTTCTTGCTGTTCATCCACCATATGTGCCTGATATTCTATGTAATAATCGTCGCCAAATAAATTTTTATATTTTAACGCAACTTGTTCTGCTAATACTTCATTACCATTTCTCAGAGCTTTTGCAACTTCTCCCACCATACATGCAGACATACAAATCAGTCCATCATGACGGCTTTTAAGCATTTCAAAATCAATACGAGGCTTACCGTAGTATTTATGAAGCGTTGATTGAGATACTAGCCAATTTAAATTTAATCTTCCTATTTCGTTTTTTACTAGTAAAATTAAATGATAATACCTATTGTCCTTATCGTTCACATTTACATCATCACAAATGTAAACTTCGCACCCATTAATTACTTTAATTCCTTCTTTTGATAACTTGCTATATGCTTCTACATTTGAATATAAATTACCATGTTCTGTTATTGCAATAGTGTCTTGTCCAATTTCTTTAAGACGAGTTGCAATATCTTCAATGTGCATCATTCCGTCCAAAAGGCTATATTTTGTATGTACATGTAAATGAACCATTATGACACCTCGCGTTCTTTATATTCTGATAATTTAATATAGGTCTTATTATTTAAAATAATCGCTCCATTTTTATTTAAACAACGTTTTACATATTGATATGTAACAGATAAATATTTCGCTAATTCGGTCAAATTTGGGAATACAGTTTTATTTTCAATACATATAGCCGGTATAACTTTTGCATTCAACAAGCATACATTGATTAGATAATTTAATCTATAATCATTATCCAGATATTTTTCATCATATAAAACCCAATGTTTTCCGCCAGCAGTTCTAACGGGGTTCTTTAATGCAACAGTTACGCTACCTTCACATTTGATATTATACTTTTGCATTGCATATTTAATGCAACTAAAAACTTCTCCTGTTTCCACGCATATTACACATGTTGCCTTTGGGTTATTTTCATTAGCAGACAATCCATTACTTTTGCGAACGTTGCTTAAATGTTGCTTCATTTCATCTGTCCACCTATGGTTATAATTTGGATTATTTTCTCCTTGTACTAATTGTGCAATTTTATCTCTAAACTCTTGTGATTTATATGGGCCATTTTCATCTGTGCGAATAGCTATCATCTTATTTTTAAATTCTTCATCTTGCCACTGCTCTTTATGTATTTTTGACTGCTTATCTCTAAATTCTTGAGATGGTTCCCATCCAGATGAGCCTTCTCCTCCATCTGTTTGATTTGTTAAACGAAAATTTGTATTTTCTCTAAACCATTTGACAGTGTCTTTTTCTTTTTGAAACGCTTCATCTTCAGTTAAATTTTCATAAATTTTCTTAACGGTGCAATTATGAGAATTATACATATCAGTAAAAAATTTATTTCTATGTGAAACTTGCTTATATCTTTTTCCTTTCCCCTTACCGACATAAAACACTTCTCCGGTATCAACTATATACCATATGTACACATAATATACTCTATCTTCATCTCCCATTTCTCACACCTCCTCCATTAATTTTGTACTCTCAAAACGCCTTTTCTTCAATTTGCTTTAAAATACTTTCGGCTTCTTGCTTACAAGCTAACAAAGCATCATTCTTATCCTTTTCTGCTTGTTCCATAATATAATTTACAATATCGTCCTTATAGTAATTAAGTGCTTTTATTAAATACTTCTGCATCTCTGGGCAGCAGGCGCTATAACCACTTGATTCCCCATAATACCCATATGACGCATGAAACCATACAGAGATATCCTCACTCCAAATACTGTGGTCATGAAAACCAATCAAGTGCTTATCATTGCGAGGATCTTCTTTCCCAATAGCGGTACAACCTCTAGCTCTATTAAGATTGCTAATAATCTTGGTTGTTATATTTTTTTGTTCGTTATACTTTTCGATATAGGTCATAGTGCTCCTCCTACTTTCACACTACTTTTCTTTCAACTGTTACAATTGTGTCATTATGCCAACCGCCATGCGGAACAAGCAGAATCTCTTCGACTTCAAAGCCATATTTCTTACCAATGCCGCCGCTGTTCCAGCAACAAGTAATTACAATACCGTCTTTCTTAACGATTCTGCCAATTTGCTCCTTTTGTTTGCTCCAGTAAGATGCTTGTGTTGTTTGCATATTTACTGTTTTGCCAAGTGATGTATAACATTCTGACACTTGACGTGGAGAGTATGGCGGATCATACAGAACAGTATCAATAGAATTATCTCCAAGCATCTTCAAAAAATCCAAAGCATCCATGTGGTAATCAGTATCATATTGTTCATCCAAATCATTGGTAATGGTTCCAATTTTACTATCATTAGCGAATGGATCTACAATAACTCCATATGCATATTTGTTGATTAATTCTCTAATTGGTTTAATTTGAAATGTCTTGCTATTCGGCATAGCCCACACACGATTAATCTGCATTGTTGTCCTCCATTAATTTTGTATTGTATTTATATCACGATTTTTCTGATTTGTCAAGTTTAACATAGTCATTCATTGTAAGCTGGAAAAATTTATTACGACCATAGTATGGAGCTGCCAAAGTTCCAACTCCAATAAACTCACCATTATTATCCATAGTCTTCCACGATGGGTCATTCCACTTAACTAGAATAACTCCACTATTATCTATTACTTTAAGATGTTTTTTAGTAGAGAATGTACTCACTTCATAATTATCTGTTCTGATAAGTACTGTAACCGCTTGGAAATCTTTCCCACTGATACGATTAAAAGCATTAAGCTGCTTAATGAGCTGTTCATTTACCTGTTCTGTTGTAATTTCAATATCAGCCTCAACATCGACACTAAATTCAATGTCTGTTAGTTCATTTTCTATTATATTTTTAAATTGTTCAAATTTATCTTTATCACAAGTAAACCCAGCCGCTGACTCATGCCCGTCGCAACGAGCTAGACCGGTATCATTTACCATAGCCATGAAGTCTGGAATTCCGATAGAGCGCATACTACCAGATATTGTGTCCCCATAATCTCTAACTACTATAAGGGGGCGCTGGAATTCTGATAGTAAACGGTTCCCGACCAAGCCCGTTATATCCGCATCTGTTTCGTCAATGAAAAACACCATAAACTTTTTATCCAATTGCTCTTCACCTTGCTTCATAAGGTCTGGTAACATTCCATTGACAATTTCATTCTGTTCTTCACGACACGCTTTAAGTTTTGGATAAATTTCAGCAATTTCATCCTCATCTTCTGCCAAAAACATTTGTGCAGACAAATCATTATGTCTGGTTCTAATTGCAGCATTAACTAGCGGGGCAATACTAAATTGAATAGCCTCTGTATTAAATTGATAAGTACCAATCATTTTCTTGACAATTGGGTTTTGATATTGGCTCAATCCCTTACTGACAATATAACGATTTTCTGGTTCTGCAAGTGAACAGACATCTGCAACTATCCCAACTGCTCCATACCACCATAAATCATCTGCATAATCAGTAAGATTCATTTCATCACAATATAAGCAGCACTTAAGAACAACACCGGCTCCTGACAGTTGACTATTCGGGTAATCTACTGCGCTACTTACAAGAACAAATGGAACGTTACTATTTAATAATTCTTGGCTCGGAATATGATGATCCATCACAATCAAAGAATGTCCAGAGTCAGTAATTTTTTTATATATATTAGGATCATTGTTAAGGCTATCTACTACAATAATAATATCTATCCCATCAAATACTTCCAAATCTATATTCTGTACACCATGTTCTTTCTTGTCGTGTACAAAATATGAAACATCTGCACAAGCTCTTTGTAGATATTTTGTCATAATTGCTCCGGCAGCATGGCCATCTTGATCTTCGTCCCAAATTACGCAAAATTTATATCCCATTGCTATTCCATCATCAATAATTTCATACGCCTTATCTATGTTTTTTAGCTTTTCAAATGGGATTAAGGAGTCCTCACTTGGATGCAAGAACTCCTGAATGTCATCAATTTTTCTATCATTAAGTATGGTTTCTATAATTTCACCATTATCCATATCACGACAATCATATTTAGCCTTTAATACTTTCTTCATTCACAATACCATCCATTATTTTTGTATTATACACTCATGTGGACTAATATAAAACATTCCGCTTCTGTAATCTGCATAAGCCACTTTTTTCTTCTGTTTATATATTTTAATATTGCTTCCATCGGCAATAGTCATCCAAATGTATTTTACATTCTTTGAATACTTTTGATCATTGACCCTATATTCCTGTCCTGGAGCAATAATATATTTATCAAAGTTTGCTTGTTCTTTATCAAATTCTATAAACGCCCCATAGTCACCAACGACAATACGAGTATAGCCATTACATACTACTGTGCCATTCTTAGTACATAATGTATCATCTGAACCACCTATGATAAATCTTTCAGGAAGATTATCAATATAAAATTGCCTATATTTCTCTGATAACTCTTTGGGCAATGGCTTATACCCATACTTTCGTGCTAGTTTTGCTTCAATCTTTAGGGTATTCATTTATAAACCCTTCAGGAAAAATATCTGTATCTATATTAATACGTGGGACGCGACCATCGTCTGCTGGATAGCAATGAATTGATATGTCACGCCAATACGTATAACTTGCAATAGTCTCTGCATTATCAATTAGTGATTGTCCACAATATTTAATATTTTTAATTAGATCTTCTTTCGTCATATCTTCATTAAGCTCCTAAATAAATATAATATTCTAAGTCATAATTCTGATTAAATTCAACCTCATCTATATCACACATATCTCTATCTAAATTAAATGTGCGAACAGGAATATCGTCTCCATATTTATTGGCATACGATTCTAATTTTTCAATTAGCTCTCTAACTTTCACGTCTGCACCCCTCATTCCATTCATCCCACCATCTATAAAATTCTGCCAGCTCTTCCTCTGTGGGCTGAGTGTCTTCTAATCCATAAATACAACCAGAATCTAAGCAACATCCATCAAGGTCTTCTCTTGTTTCAACCCAATCTGGATACGACATCCAGCCATATTTGCAGCTCTGACAATGTCGCACTATAGGGTCAATGCAGCGCGTAGGCTTATCATCCATAATAATCCTCCTTAATAACTATCGTAAAAATAAGCAGTTACATCTTTATGCTCTTCCATATATGTCTTTAACCATATCAAATTAATAATACTTCTCTGAATATTACCATAAGCTTCTTCGTATTCCCATATAGAATCAGCGTTATCATCATAGTATGCTTTATCAAGATATTGCATTAAAATCTTAACAATTGGTAGAATATCTTCTGATTCTACTGGTGTTCTGCTATCATTATCTTTTATACAATGTATCTTCGCTAGAATTTCTCCTCTGATGCCCCAACACTTTCTAAAATACAGCAAGTCAACATCCTCGTCTCTCCAGTCAAACGGTAAATTTACCCAATACGGAATGTCGTTTCTCTTAATATTTCTGCATACAAGTCCATTGTCTAATCCCATTACATATCATTCCTTTCTATTTGACTTATTATATTCCTTACAAAACTCGTCATAAATTGGACGCCATTTAATAGGATCTGTATGGCCAGTGATAGCTAGAACAAAACACATACTACGCATACGCCGATATTCAGCTTCATTGTATAATTCCAATACGCGGTGGCCTAAGCTGTCAACAACTTTGTCTTGGCGCTCATCTGCAGTTTGTATTGTTTCCATAATCTTAGTGCTCATATCATACAAGACTTCAAATAAATCTCCCCATGTTACCGGCTTGTCTTTAAGGTCGCCCAGTTCAGCAATCTTTGCAATAATTTCTTCGTTCGTCATACTGGTTGCTCCTTCCAATATTTTTTCATATCACTACCATGAAATACTTCTTGCCCCTTGTAAATTTCTCCTTTGTATGGAGCAGATTTCCAATTACACCCTTCTGAACACTTTATGATATAACATTCATTTTCACCTTCGCTATACAACTTCTGTGCTTGTTTATCTGTCATATAGTACATGTAAAGGCTAGTTCCTTTATTGTAAAATCTATAACCATTTAGATGCTTTTTACACCATCTAAAACGAAACGTTCTGTATACTAGTCCAACAAATCCTACAGTAACAACAACAAATCCTATTGCCCAGTATTCTAGTATTTCCCAACTTTCTTTACTGACTTCATATGCAATAAAACAAATTATCTGCCATACAACAATACCAATAAGTGCCGCAATAATATAATTCATCTGCTACCACCTCTTCGTTCAAAGTCAATCAACGCAGTAATGTCCGAAATGCTTATCCCATACTCCTCCGACACCTGCTTGATTTTCTCAATACTAATCTCGAAGTCATTTTTACAGTCCCATGCCGTGCATCCATCAAAGGAGTCATAGCATTTACAGCAGTAGCACTTTAAATTTTTAATATCGCTCATTAAATTTTCCTCCCTAGACAATCAACTTCAACAATATCATTATCAAGTGCATCTGTTTCGTAAAGCATCTTTTCCAATGCATTAAGTTCATTAAAATAATATTCAAGTTCTTTCTTGAGATTTTCTATTGCTTCTTCTTTTGTTTCTCCATATCCATAGATGCTTGTTATGTCAAATTCATGATAACCATCAACATCATTAAACAAATAACAGGTATGTGATTGCCATTTTTCTTTACCATCATTGTGGTACGCGATTTTCATTAACATAATTCATTCTCCTTGGTGATATTATCCATAATAACCTCCATCTGGTGCATCTCTCTTATAGTCCTTGCAACCTACTGGATTGCCATGACATCCAACTTCGTAGACGCACTTATGACAATCTCTTGTAAACTGCCCTGCCAGCTCGTGAAGAGCGTTCCCTACGACCACAGGGCTGTCTTGAACATATCCTACAAACGGAACTTTATCTCCAAGTGAGACATCCCTAACGTCAACAAACTGCTCTGCATACTTACGCGCAGCCTCTTCTATAACTTCTGGATGTTCTCGGATATATTTGTCAAACTTATCAACAGCATCTACGTATGCTTGGTATAGTTCTGGTGCCAGCATAATTAGCCACCTCTATATTCATATTCTTGAACCATATCATTTTTAATATTTTCTTTATCACTATCTTCATAACTGATTTGCCAATATTTTTGCAGTTCAATCAAATGCTTAATTTGCTTTTTGCTAAATAGATACAGATGATCAAAAACTACATCAATACGTTTCGATCTATCTGGATGGGCACTGCCGCCATATAGACACTGACAGCTAGAGATTTTATAATTGCAAATTGGGCACTTTTCTTGTTTAAATAATTTCATAATTAATTCTCCTTTAATTCACCATACTTACAAAAGAATTCAGAATCATCTGGGCAATCCATGCCAAGCCTGTCGCAGAAATGCACTCCGCAATCGTGATGCCATTTACAGTCCTTGCATCTAACAATTAGAACTGCGTCAACAGTAGGAGCGTAGTCAATAATATCATTAACTCGTTCAAAATCATCTAAGGTATCAAAGAAGTCCTGACTATATGTATGTTTTACAAAGTCTGCATCAATTAAACGCATTTCGTATTTCTCCTTTAATTTTGTATTGTCATTATATCATAGAATTCTAGTTTGTCAAGTATATTCTACAAGCTGTTCTTGCATTATTTCATTGAATTTTTCTACTCCCATATCCGTAGGAGAACACTTTGATGGAATATCAAGATCCAATGTACTGTCCCAATAGTAAAGTTTCACTCGTCTCATTGTAGCAAGTGATTTTAATAAATCCAAATTCTTTTTTATCTGCTCAAATTCAAGACCCTCATCAAGTGCCATAATAATTCTTTTTGGTTGCAATTGCAATATTAGTTTTGATTGCGCTTCACTAAGATTGTTTGAGCCAATTGCAACAATATTTCTATATCCAAATGTACATCCTTGTAGACAGCTTTTTTCTGCTTCTACAATAACAACATCATTTCCATATAAATATTGATAATTGTGACTATATCCATATAGGCTGCTTGATATATTGCCGCCTACAGGATAAAAATATTTACTCATACCTTCTGGTGGCGTACCATTATATCTTGATTTAATTGCAATAATATCGTCTTTTGCATCTTTCCATGGAAAAATTATTGCATTATCTTCTGGAGAAAAACATACATCAAATTCTCTCTGCACTTCAAGACTTATTCTGTCTTTAAGCCAAAGTTCATTTCCAATTTGAACATACTGCTTCAAGATTTCTTCTGGGTATGTTTTTGGTTCAGGCTGAGTTTTGTTAATAATACAGTCGTAAACTCCTCCAAAAAGTTTAGGTGTATTTCTTCGTGGTCTCCAATCATCAGACAAATTAAGAATACGTTTAACTGTCAGTAAAACTGATTTAAAGTCAGCATTCTTTTCTTTACATAACCATGAAATAATATTATTTACTTCACTACGTGCAAAGTCTTTCACAAGACACGCATCATTATTTTCAAGCCTAATTGATATATTAAGACCACTCTCTGGTCTATCATCTCTAGCGAATCTTACCTCGCGTGTATTTACTTTTATTTTGCCGCACTCATAATAGTCAAGGAGCTCGACAATTGCATCTGAATTTTCATTTAGTTTTTGCAAGATTTCATTAAGCACTCATTGTCAAGCTCCTTTCTATATTATTTACTTTATATTAAAATTCAATTGCGGTCTTCTTTCCGTCTCTAGTTTCAGTATAATAATGCCCGATGTTTTCGATGCCTCCATGCGCAAGAACCCATCTTGCTGCATCTGCTGGAGTTTCAAACTGGTCTTCGCAACCATAATAGATATCATATGCGATTGGCGAATCCTTATATCTAAACGCATTAACAAATACATCTTCCTCATTTGTTAGAGCGTCAGATAGGTATTCTAGTGCTTTGTTGTACATATTGTCCAAAACTGCAAAACACCAATCTTCTGGAGTGTTGCCAGAATCAGCAACATATGTAAGCACAAGCTGGTTGCCGTTGCATTCACATAGTGCATCGAAGCTAGTCAGGTTTCTGTTTTTATCTACTGTGAGTTCTGAGTTGATAATGTTAATGTCGGCATTGTAAGCGGTGTAGTTACTCATTTATTATCACCTTCCAATTAATTTTGTACTATGATTATATCATAGATTTGCGGTTTGTCAAGAGGGGGGAGGTCTATTACTTGATAATTTTCCCTATAATGCTATGTTCAGAAAGAGAATATTCATATCCTTTATCTCCAAAACATTTATACCATTTAAGCAATTTAATTCTATCATCTTCGTCCATATAATTTGGCAAATTAGCAAATGCAAATTCATATTTATTTTTCGTCTGTTCGTACATTTGTACAAGTATATCTGAATATTTATCACTATTTGGATTAATGAGCTTTTTCATTTTCTCAATTTCTTTTGCACTATACATAATCATTCTCCTTTCAAATTCTCTTGTTCTGCCAGCCAGTCATCGTAGTACATAAAATCTTTATGCTTTTTACAACGATTTCGCATTGTGACATTGCTTATGTTGTTATTTTGTGCTGCATAATTAAGACAGCCGTAAATTTTAAAATCAACTAAACGAATTACCTTGCGTGCCTTTGTCCCGTTTTCACCAGTTTGAACTCCTTTATGTGATTCACTATTTTTTCTCTTAGATTCTTCTGAGACAGTCCTTCCTCTCATTAATTCTCCTTGCCTTTTTTTACTTTTTTCTGGCGTATAATCACACATCCCACAATTGGCCGCTTTTTTAAGCCACCTTGTTACCGTACATGCATTTACATTTATATTCTTTGCAATTTTACCAATTGATAATCCATTGCTCCATAAAACTGCCGCATATTTAACTTTACTACTTAAAGCGTCTATATTACATTTACTCCAATTAATATCATTGTCTGTAAAATGTAATAAATTTGGTATATCGCTATTCATAATGCTATTTTTAATCCATTCTTCTACTGACTCTCTACAATCAAGAACAATATATTTTATAATGCCATTTAATCTCGCAACATTCTCCTTTAATAGATCATTTTCTTGCTCTTCTTTTAGAGACCTTCCTCTTTTTTGGTCTTTATAATGTTGCCCTCCATGTATTTCGACAATACAATTATAATTTGGAATATAAAAATCATATTTTTTATCATCTGCCCAATTAGGAGAATATTGTAATTGATATTTAAAATGAAGTTGATCTAATAATGATATCATAAATTTTTCAGGATAACTAATTCCGTCTGAACATTTTGAGCAACTAAGTCCTGTTTTAAATAACTGCATTGGAGTTATTGATTTAATATTACCACAATTTGGGCATTTTATATCTATATTTTTATGACTCATTGGCATAATTTCTTTCATTTGCTCCTCTGCCATACCATAATACTCCGCTAATTTTTTATATTCACTCGCCCATATACTATTTTTATACTCTGGAGGTTGGCCGATTTTTTTAGGGGGAAAACAGCACACTGGGCAGCCATCTCCGTGCAAAATATTACAAGGTTTAGGATTCCATTCCCCATTCTTACCATATCCGCAAACTTTACATCTATGCCGTATAGGCACAGACATGCCATTATATTTTTCTAATACTTCTATGTTTGAATTTAGTTTAGATAGTTTAGATAGGTATTTTTCGTGTGACATTTTCTTAGAGTTTGCCTGTTTAATTCTGCCACATTTTGGGCATCCATATCCTTGTAGAATACTTCCTGGATATACTGGCCATTGATGTCCACAAACTTTACATCTGTGTAAAATTTTTTCCTTTTTCCCTCGATACTCCTCTACTACTTCTACATTAGGATTTTTCTTTTGTACCTCTGATATATATTCTTCATGTGTTTTCTTCTTAGACATAATGTTTTACCATATATAAATTATTTTCTTATTGTTTCTTTTTAATAATCACAATATACTCCTTTCTTATTTATTTTACCTACCATCTGTATTAATCAGTTTATGTGTAGGTCTTGCTTTCGCGGTTTCATAAAAACAACAAAAGTCCCCATCATATCTAACCAAATAAGCAATTCCAGTATCACCAGAATCTGCGCCTCGTCTACATTTATCTATAAAAAATAATCTCCATACTTTACTCCTATCTGGGAAAAATTCTTCTTCATACCACGTTCCATCTTCTTTTTGCTTATGTCTAAATGGATGGATAAAAACTGGAGAAGATGGGTCAAGCTCCATATCTGTTACTTTTTTGAACATTACCAAGTTTGACAGGGTTTCCTTAATAGCTTTACTCCCCGCGAGACAGTCTGAAGAAATCCAACATCTATTTAAAGAACTAAGTGCAAGCTGGACTGTCATAAGACCAATAACATTATATTTCATTGCAATCTCCGTTAAACTTCTTGTATCTTTAATCAAACTCATCCACGCCGCATCGTTGCTTCCATTATCAATAGTAAGCTTAAAAGTATCTACCAGAAACGTTGAAAATCCGCCACGAGTAATATCCTTTTTAATAATTTGACATGTAAGTCTTGCATCTGCATCACTTAGACTTGTCACTTTAATAGATTTTGCATAATGTTCATTCCACCATTGCTGTGCCTCTTTTATTTTAATACGGTCTTCGTCTGTTAAATTCCCAGATACAAGTTTCTTTTTATTAATTTTCCAATAGCCAAGACATCTTGTTAGAAGCCAAATTAAAAACTGTACCTCTACATCCGACTTTGAGCTTTCATTAGTAATTACAGTAACACGTTCTCCCTGAGAAATTAATGACATACACACCGTTACCATATAGGTTGATTTTCCTGCACCGGAATGCGCCGACCAGCATGATAAAGTACCATGTTTTAATCCTAGAATATCGTTTGACATAAATGGGAACGTTCTAATTTCATTTCCAGAAATATCTAACCCAGCAGATCCGAAACTAACACCCATTTCCTCTTTATTCACTAGCCTGTTTACAAAATCTTCTCCGAAACTAATATAACCTTCTTCAACAATTTTCGAAGAATTAATTTTTGTATCAAGCGTTGCTAAAGTGCCTTCGTAAAAATCAATAACCTCAGATGCAGTTAGTTTTTTAAACACATTAAATGGAACTACCTTTTTACCGTTATCTAAAGTCATTTCTTCTAAAACATTAAAATTTTTCCTATACAGCGACAGAATAATATTACTTTTATTCAAATCATCTAGAAAAGAATCATAGTTTTTAATAGATACAACATCCATAACATTTTGAATTGCCTTAAACCCACCAAACTCATCATTAATTTTATTACGAACATCTTCACTAGTATTAGAAATAAAACTTATTTCATCAAACTCACTATATTTTTTATCTCGAATTTGTTTGCCAATTATAAATAAAAGCCGACCTGATTTTGTGACGAAATCTTTAGAGGATAATCCACAATCATCATACAAAGGTAATGATTTGAGTAGACATCCACAAACATTACCCTCTTCTGTTAATCTAGATTCTAAAAGTCTTTCGTCATACAATTCAAAAACTCCATTAATAAAATCTGTTTTGTTCATTAAAATTCATCCTCCAAGTCCTCCAATGATCTACGTTTGTTGTTGCTCGTTTGGCTTGGTTCGTAAAAAATCATATCAACCTTCGGGACAACTTTCTCTTCTGTTTTACCTTGATAATCGTGCAATTTTGAAGATACAATAACGCTATAATATCTTATTCTATTATAGTCATTTGCAAATTCTTTTTTTGCCAAGATAGAAGATAAATAATTTTCGTTTTCTTTAAGATAATTTAATATCTTATTTCTATTCGCGAGTTTTTCCCAGTTTTGAACTTCTTTTTTTAGAAGACTATATCCCTGAAAATCATATCCAAATATAACTTTCGTCTCTTCAAAAATAGAGTCATATTCTTCTTTTTTCTTTGCAGCTTCTAACGCATTTTTTGTTGCTTGCTCTAAACACGAAGAATCGCAATACCATAGTTTTGCCTTTCCATTTTGGACGCTAATAGCAGAGTCTCTATTAATAAATGTGCCACAGTTACGACATTTAACCTGCCTCATTCCCATTCTCCTTTCACTCATATTTTTAAACATTGGAGGAGGCAGAACCGCCGCCTCCTCCATAAATTGTTTATTCAAATACTGCCAACATCTTCTCAATGGTTGCCTGATCGTTGATCTGAGCTAGAGTCTTGTCCCCGCGAATTTCCTTTACTGCCTTCTTCTGCTCTGCTGTGCCAGTTTTAAAAAGGCTGCGTAAATTTGCCTTGGCGGATTCTACATCAAATGGCTCTTCATCAGCATCTACATCAAAAGGCGGAGAGTCTAGATCCTCATCTTCATCGTCTAGAAGAACTGCTCCCATATCGTGAAGCTCCTCTGCTTCTTCCTTTGTAACGGTTACGTGGTCTTCAAGCGATTCTTCATTTGCGTTTAGCTTCTTAGATGCAAAATCTGGAGTAGCAGACGCTGCCTTAATTGCAGATTCTACAGCATTGATAAACTCATCTGCCGACAAATCGATCTCATCTACAATGCTAGAAAACCTTGATTTTGCATCGGCGACGAGAGAATCATCTCTAAATTTAATTTTGCGATTCTCAGAAGTTGTAATTTCTCTTGTCTTCTTCTTCTTAGTCACAGGATTTGCTTCGCCAATCTCAACCTTCTGAATACTACGGTCATAATATCCAAAACCAATTAGGTGGCTAATATCACGAATACTATTAAAGTATCTCATAGTCATAGATGCAGTAAGTTGAGTATAAGAAGCCCCAGTGAACAAATCCGTTTGATCTCTTTCCTTTACGTGCGAAGTCCACCATACACCTACTCCCGCATTCTTTAGACGAGTTAGTTCCTTTTTTACAGTGTCCACAACACGATCCATGCCGCGTCCGAAACCGCCTTCTACTCCATTAATACTTGTTGCTGGTCTAAAATTCTGTTCGCCCATGTGTTCTCTGTTATAGGCAGAAATTGTATACTGCTCTGCAATATTAAATAGAGCATCGAGGGTGTCTAGAATAATTACCTTCAACTGTGGATAATCCGTATTCTTATTCTTAACAATATCATCAACAATTTCCTTAAATACCCTGAAAGTGGGAACGTGTTCTGCTGTAACGCCGTCAATTGCGGCTACACCATCCTCGTCACCCAAATCTAGCAAAATGTAACCTTCGTCTCCAAACTTCTTCTGGCACACATGGTACATAAGGCTTGTCTTACCAAATCCACTTGGCCCCATAATACCAATCATGAAATTTTCCATTCCATTATTTACTTTAATTTTCTTACCAAATTTCGCCATATACTATTAATCTCCTTTTTAAAATTATTGTTCAATCATTTTGATGCATTAGCCACTCATCATAATACATAAATCCTTTGTGCTTCCTACATCTATTACTCATCGCGTTTGTACCAATTCCATTATCCTTAGCGGCTTCTCCAACATATCCATATACATATAAATCTTTCAACCTAATAACTTTACGTGCTCTAGGATTTTTCTCACCGGTTTTTTGATGAGCAAGATTGCTTAATAAATCTCTTACTTCTTGTGTGTGCTTATGTCCAAAAAATGCTGCATTTTCACCACATCTTTTTCCTTTCGTAGCTTCACTCATATGCTTTCTTTGTTCATCTGACCATTGATATCCATACATCGGGTGATTTTCTCCTTTTCTGTCCGGAAGATTATCAATAACTTTTCTGCGAAACTCATCATCTTGCCATAATTCTTTCATCATTTCACTTTGACGTTGCTTCGCTTCTTCTGTACTATTCCTTTCTTTCGCAAGATGACTTAGATACTCTCTAACAGCAGGATCTTGCATTTGACGTATTGCTTTTTCTTGATTCTTTTTAATTTGTTCTTCGGACATATGGTATCCAGATTTTCCCTTGCCACCATAAATCATATTGTACCAGTCTTTACTATTTACAACATCAAAGAATACGCTCAGTTCAAATTCTGCGTTATTTAATTCTTCCTCTGAATAACATATATGTACAATATTTTTAACAAAGTTTTCGGAGCCGTATAGGTTTATTGCTGCGTTTAAAGCATTTCCACTTCCTAAATAAGATTTCCAATCCTTGCCGAATTCAAACCTTTTTTGCCCTAAATACCTTTTTCCATTTACCATATTGGTTGTTATATAAATAAAGCCATATGGATTTTCAATTACTTTTTCTTCTGTTTCCATAAATTAGCGGAGTTCTTTTTTGCTCCTTTTCTCTCCAATTACGCCTCCATTAATTTTGTATTCTAAGGGAGAATTAATCTCCCTTATAGATCGTCGTCATCGTCACTAAAAAGATCAACTGATTCATCATCTTCTTCTGTTTCTTTAACCTTCACAACAGCAGGGTACATATCATCGGTCGTATATGCAGTTTCCTGCGCTCCCTTAGTACTACCAAGACCTGCAAATCTTAGTTCACTCACTCTAGGCCCAGCAATACCGCCACCCATTTCTCTTTTGACGGTTTCAAAATCTAAAATTCCCATTTCGATATCTTCTTGGACTTCTGGGTCAAGATCTTCAAGGCGAATTTCCTTTCTTTCTGCGCCGTCCACTACATCTAGATCAAGAGTAATGCACTTAATCGCACCGTCATCACACGCAAACTTCTTCTTGAGTGCATCTACCTTCTTCTCAGTACCAGTTACAACAATTGTCATAGGTTTGAATCCAAAGTCCTTTACGCTACTGTCGTAATACTTAACAAACCCATTTACAAACACCTTTTCATTCTCTGCATAGTTGCTATCATCCCATGCATCCGCACTAAAATAGAATTCAGTCTTAAGAAGCAACTTCTGTTCTACATCCCCGCCCATCAGTTCGATTCTGCGTACATGATAATTAGTATAAAACTTCTGCTTGTCTGCACTATACTGGACTTCGTAATCACCAGTAACCCTAAACACTTTCCCAGAAATCTTATCAGACTGTACAAGCTTTGCACAGTATTCTGCAAAATCGGACTCTGCGATAAATACTTTTCGCTTATTGTTACTCTTCTCAAATGCTTCCTTGGCAGCCTCTACTGTATCACAACCAGTTTCCATTTGCTGCTCATCAGTAATAGCCCCACTCTCTACAATATGCTGTAGCGCATAGCGCATCTTCTTATTGCCAAGATCTACGACAAACTTCTTAAATCCAGCGACCTTCTCGATTTCCTCTTGAGAATTTCTCTTATCCCACTCAATAGTAATTTGCTTGCCCTTAGTTACCTTGCCATTTGCATCAGTAGTACTTTTACTAAACGTCTTCACAGAATTCTTCTTTGGATCAGTCCACATACCGCCCTTTGCCTGTACCATTACTCTGTTAAATCCACTTACTACATTAAAATTAGTAGTTACGTTACACCACCCAGATTTATACTCGGTCTTCGTAATTGGATCAAATTTTTCTGTTTTCTTAATTGGCTTAATTTCTCCATAAAATTCAAACGTATCTAACATAATTATATCTCCTTTTAAATTAATTTTGTATTGTGTTAATCATAAATAAAATCGCTCATCAAAATTTGGGTTCATATACAAATATTTTTCTAACAAATCCGTTCCGACATACAATTGCGGAGTTTCCGTTTCACATTGCCCACAATATAAATCTACAAACATATTTTCTGTTTTATATTCAAAACGTGTCTCATGTATATCCCCGCATCGTTGACACTGCCAATAATATTTCTCGCTCATACTTACGCTCATGTCCAAACCGACATCCAGCTTCCCCCTCTCTGCAAATATGTTAGTTACAAGGGCACCAGACCCCTATCTTGTGCCCTTATTATACCACATATTTCCAATTTGTCAAGACCTTAAAATGATTTTTATACTCATCATTTTCCCATTAATTTCCACCTTTCCGTTGTTAATATCATATGAAACAACATCATCTTTATCAATATAGATTGCCTGTCCACGTACACGGAACCCCCATCCCGTTTCTGTTTCTGGTATAAACTTCATTTGAATATGTTGCTTACCGAAGAGCTTATGTTCGGTATAGATGTCTACATTTTTATCTTTTGTTTCTCTTAATGCCTCAAGTATTTGTCCCATGATTTACTCCCCTTTTTTGCTACTAAAATTATACAAATATTCTAACATATTTACCCACAATATGCAAGAACTAATGTTCCCCTGCTATATATTGCTAATTAATTTTGTACTGTAAGTATTTGAATAATGAGCAACATAATTAAATATATTGCTCGTATTTCTGTGCTATCGTATCAACATAATAGTCTTCGGCAAATCCATATTGAATTGCTAATTCTTTTCCTTTTGAAGTTTTTAAAAACTCTCTAAGCGCTAAACCTGTTTCCTTTATACCAAGTTGAATATAATAAAACATTCCAGATGCGCTAAGATTCTTCATGGTTAGTCCTGGTATATCTAAATACTCTCTGAATATTTGAATACGACGATAGAAATAACGGAATTTTTGATCATCAGAATCGACGCCTCTAGTATTTGCTCTTTCCTTGTAAAGTCTTCCTTTGCCTTCTACTTCAACTATTCGCATTGTATTGCCATAGCTCATGATCTCTGTTTCAGCAAAAGCCTTTGGTAACAATTCTTTTAATCTGTTGGTCATATAAAATTCTTTTCCATTAACGCACAGCATATCACCTTGTATACATTCTTCTGAAATCGAATATATATCAATCATATTTTTGCCAGATATACCCTCCCAAAGTAGTTCAACTATGGCTTTATCTGACCAGTTTAAAAGTTGCGCTTCAATATCATCAAGTTCTTCTCTACTTAATAATATATTTCCGCTTTTATCAATGAGATCCACAACATCTGCCTTTGTAATTGATTCATATTCATTTTCTCCACGCATTAAACGTGAATAATGCTTCAATATGATGGCGTAATTTAATAATGAATTTACAGATTTCGCTCTGAATTGCGCAAACATATCCAATATTTCTTCTCTTGTAAATTGTGATACATCTTTATTTAATTTCTCTTCAAATGGTTCCGTCTTTCTGAAAACCGCATAAAGGCTAGTCTTTGCAACTACCTTACTTTTTAAATATTCCTTTATAAATGCCTCTTTTTGTTCTTTGTCAAACATCTCCTTTTCAACTCCTTATGGTTTACATTATACAATACAATATTAATTTAGTCAAGATTATTTGAAAATATCGCCCAAAAGCTCGGTTGCCTTTTCTTGCTTTTTATCCGAAATCGTCGCATATCTTGCAGTCGTTTCAATTTTGCTATGATGTAGCTGTGCCGCTGTCAGATAGATATCTCCTGTTTTTTCATAAAGAATTGTTGCGCACGTATGTCTCATAACATGAGGAGTAACATGCTTATCCGTAATTCCCTTAGAATATTTAAGAAGCAACCTTCTTACTGCGTCATAGCTAATTCTGCCTTCTTTTTGAGATACAAATAATGCATTACTTGGAACGTCCTTAAAATACTTCCTTCTGTCTGCAATCCAGTCAATAAGGATTTTCTTTACAGGAGGGCTAAATTTTGCATCAAAAGTTTTATTTCTCTTTTCGATTACTCTAATCTTGTTGTTGGTTAAATCAACGTCTTCCATATTAATTTGCGTAATTGCAGCAATACGCAATCCTGTAGACACTCCAAGCATAAAAATGCATAAATCTCTATTCACAACTGGCATTTTCGCACTCTTTTTAATGTTTAATACAATTTTATTTACTTCCTCTTCTGTCAAATATGTGGTGGCAGGAGCATCCGTAATCTTCGGTCTGCTTTTTCTTGGAACAGGGTTTACATCAATATCTCCATTCTCTTCCAAGAAGCCAAAAAATGAATTTAATGCATACCAACTTGCTGCACGAAAATTACTTGATGTAGGCACTACTTCTCCATTCTTTGTCTTTGTTTCAAGTGTAATCATGTATTTGTTAATAGTAATCGGTCTTATATTCTTATAGAAATTTTCATTCCTTCTCCCTTTTGTCGTATATTCCATAAATGCTCTAATTGTCTTTAGATATTCTTGAATTGTTCTGTACGACTTCTTTTCTGCTCTCATTGCATAATAATATTCTGAAAAAATATTAGGTAAATCCTTAAGCTGTTCTTCAATTTTATTAAATTCTTTATTTTCGTTTTCAAGCCTTCCACTTGGCATAAAAGATCACTCCTTCGTATAATATGTTGCTTCCGCTTTAACCTTTTTTCTCCAACTAAAGAAAAAGAACGAGATAAGCCCCCAGCCTACAACACCGCCCTTAAATATACTTACCACAATCATAAGAAAAATGTACCAAATCCAACCAAGAAATAATTTATTGATTTCAATATCTTTTGGCACATGCTTTACCATTCCATTATAAGTTCTTTTATCACTTACAACAATATTTTTTAATTCGCTTTCTGAATAAATACCAACATGCAATTTATTGTTCTGAGAATATCTCATAATATACCTTCCGTCATTTGTAGTTCCAGTATACATGGCATCAATAATTTGCCCATTTACTCTAATAGAATACCAATTTCCTACGTTCACTCGATCTCCTCCAAATATTGAATTGCTTCTTCCAACGAATCGATTGCGCTATCTAAGTTACTCTGAGCGTCTTCTGAATTATATCCGTTTTGAGATTCCTTAAGTCCATCTGGCATATTATCATAACTGTCCATTTCATCTGATAAAATATCAGACACAACCTTTCTGATCTGTTCAATTGCTTTTACAACTTCTTTTCTTCTTGCTTTATTCATAACAATCCCTCCATTACAGTCCATACATTTTACACATATTTGCAATTTCTTCTTTTCTGTTCTTTCTCTTTTGCTTTGTGCGCTCTCTTTGCGCCCACCACTCATGCTCTTCATTCTTTACCAAATACCAACACTGCTTGCCAAGGCAATTTCTGCCCTTAATCTGCTTGACTGTCATATGACAATTATGCCTTCTGCAAAATCCTGCACAATTTTCAGAACAACCGCCATACAATGTTTCCATATTTCTCTTCCTTTCTATGATAATCTTACCACATTAATTTTGTTTTGTCAAGAATTTTGAGAATATTTTGTCAACTCGCCATCCTCTTTTCCATTGCCTTACGATAAGGTTCAAATGCTTCTGCTTCGTTATAATTCATATCATTAAGAATTTTAACTCTCTCACTTTCCGTAAGAATTCTTGTAACTCTAATTCTGTCTGCAATTACCCAAAGCCTATTTCCAGATTCTCTAAAATTATAGAATCCTCCATCTGGTAGTCTATCTGTAAAACATTTCTTAGGAAGCTTTTCTACAATTTCTGTATAATCAATATCTGCCACATATTCTACTTCGCACCAAACTCTCTTGAAGCGTTTTCCTCTTTGGCTTTTATAAGTTCCATTTGCAGACATAAGCCATGGAGCAGAGGGGATTACCGCACCCAAATGCCACCCCGGACGATGTGCAAACTGAGGGTGATATTCAACTATTTCCGCCATAACCCATTCATGCATTGGCGTTTCTGTAGTCTTAGAAATAAAAAGAGGGAATAACTTATTGTCATCCCTCATTTCAAATAACTTATATCCTTTTTTGATAATATGTTTCATAATTAATCTCCTTTCAATTCAAAAGAGACCCGCATTCACGAGTCTCTTTTATTAAAACTTTATAACATTTGCATTATCATTAAAACAATGACACTTAATTTCTTTCCCAGTAAGTTTGTTTCAAATATATCACAACTATTAAGTTCCCACAAACTTCATATATTTTCACCTCTTTCTAAAATTTCATTTACATTCTATCATAAGATAGAAAATACACAAAGACGAACAATTTTCAGTTTTCTCACTCGTCTTTATTTCTGCAAAATCTTTGCAAGTTCATAACATTTTTTCAAGTTTTTATGATTCAGATCGCATTTCAATTCAACCGCCTTCTTTAGTAACTTCATTTTGCGTTTCATATTACGAAACGGCTTGCCAATAATACTCTTCATTTCACACAGCCAGCAAACTTCCGTAGACAAACTATCATAACCATCAAGCGTATAGAAATAATCCGTATACACAACATTTAATTTATGCCACTTTCCACACTCACTGCACTTATAATCCCAAGTACTCCATTCACGAGAGTTTTTAGGAATCTCTTCAATGAGATAATCATAATCTCCATAATCATTCTCCTCTCCCTGAAGTACAGGACTCTTCCACCAATTGTTCATAATTATTCTCCTTTCTTATGAAACTGATACAACTTACCAAAATCTCTTAACATGTCTTCAATATCAGCAATCTGGCACTCATTGAATTCTGCCTTATGATCCTCAAAAAACTTCTGCTGCTCATCTGTGATAAACATCACATTTCCCTCATCATCATAAACACATTTATATGCATCAGAAGTTCTAATACAAATCCAGCCATTTTTTAAGAGAACATCTTCACATAATTCAAATGGCTTTGTGCGTTTTAAATTAAACTTATCAACCAACTCTTCTGCCTTAGAAACGTGCTCCCATCTAGAGCAAGGATATAAAATTCCTTTTGTATCAAGAAATCCACAAATCATTTTTAATCCTCCAAGAAGTTATCTTCCACAACAAGCACATTTACTTTGTGTGTGTAAGCTGTACAAGCATCAATCATAATTAGTTCATCCTTGTAATAATACGGTTCAAAACATGAACCATATCCAAACTCAGGGATACCAGCTTCCATTGCCCAGCCAGTCGAACAGTGCCAGTGACCCGCTATGATTGTTTTCCCTGTTTTGTTTAGCCCTTTCATTGCAAGATCAAGTGGATTTCCCCATCTGGCAGTTTCCCAAGCAGAAGCGTGAGCCGTTCTCCAATCTGGATCATACTCAAACTTTCTATTTCTTGTATAATATACAGGATAATTATCATTGCACTTTAGGGCAACGAAGCTATGCACGAATATATAGTTTTCTGTTTCATAGTAATCAACCATTTGATCTAGCAGCGGCTTCATCTTTTCAATTGCAACCATGCAAGCGACATCCCAGTTTTTTGCTTCTGGAGCCAAATCCATAATAGTTTTTGCCGTACCATTTGACCAGTCATGAGACATAGGATAGCGGCGCTGACAAAACTCTTCGAAAAGGCTCTCGTGATTGCCTTTGACAAGTACCTTATTTGGCACATTCATTAAATAATCTAAGACCTGTTGACTTTCATCGCCCCTATCAAAGCAATCTCCACAAATCACTAGCAACTGTTGCTCATTCCCAGACTCAAATCCAGCTTTATCAAGCGCTTCTTTCATGGGCGTATAAAATGAATGAATATCTGATACTGCAAATATTTTCATTTCCGTTCCTCCTTAATTTTGTATTGTTCCCTTAATACAATCCCATGCATTGGATAGCGCGAAATCCTCATCTAAATACTTATTCACATACCTTCGATACTCATATGCCATTTTATCAGTCAACTGCATAATGTCGTCATAGCTCTTTTCGCCATACCATTCATCGTCGCTAAAATGTTCATCAATGTAACATAAACAAGTATCTCTGTCAAATTCGTGCCCTTGTTCTAGATATGCCGTATAAAGTTCGTCTTTTGTAAGTTCAAATTCGTTTCCATTTCTAACAATTTTCATTCATCTTCCTCCTTAATTAAACCATTTAATAGTCGGGCTTCCACTAAACCCCTTTTGCCAGACATACCAGCAATACGCTACCGCCGAATCCGCTTTTAGATTTCCATTCTTATCCTTTTTAAACTCTCCATTCTTGGCGCACCCAATACGAGAAATAGAAACGTAAACAATCTTCGGCGGATATTTCTTAAACAATTCTTTTCTGCCTTGCCCCTCAAGGAACGTTAGCTTAAGGAACATAGCGACTTTATGTCCGTCTGTCACAATATCCATTGCGTGTTCGACAAATTCTTTTGCAAGACTATAAGGTGGGTTTGTGATTATGTCCATATTGCTCGGATCATCAATACTAAAAAAATCTACATTTCCAATACCATATCCTCTGTCAATAAGGTCTGTTGCACATACTGTATGCCCATGACTTTTAAGAACTTCCGCAATATGGCCTTGTCCGCAAGCGGGCTCCATAATTACCTTACTAAACTCCTCAAGTTCAAGTAGCATTTCTACTGCACTTGGAGGGGTGGCATAATAATCATTTACTTCTCGTTCAGTTTCACTATGGTTGCTCGCACCATGGCAAGAATAAATTGCCTTGCTATTTCCTGTCCAATCCTTAGCTGCCATAAATTATGTCATTTCCTTTCTGTTATTCGTCAACTAAAATTACTGTTTCTCCGTCTTCAAACTCTTTTCCACATATATCACAACAGTGTCCATGCGGGTCATAAAAATCTTCTGTTGAATCAAACCATTGCCAGTAATCAAATTCTGCCTCCTTGCGCGGTTCATCTCCTTTAAAACATTGTTTACAAATAATCATAAATATCACATCCTTATATTAATTTTGTATTGTTAATGTTGGTCAAACTTAACAGATTGAATTTTCTTATTGAAACACTTTCTACAGATACTACAAGTGATTGTTTTATCCTTTTGATTAGGACAACCAGTTGTCCCATTTGGAAACTCAGGATTCAAAGTTTTGTCCTTGAAATCCACATAAGCAACCGGTAAATTATGAGGATTTTCTACCTTCCAATCAATATGCCATGCAGAAAATCTGATTGTAAGGTTATCTGGCAAGTCTCCGTTCTTATCAATCCATTCATTTACAATCCAATATTTCTTTGTATATGCAAGGAACTTAATATCGGTAAACGTCTTTGCCAAGTCAACCATCCCAACAAAGAAGTCCGCATCAGGAATATCACCGCAATCTGTCCACCTAAACAACGGATACGGACGGTGCTTAATCTTAAATTTTACTTGCTCCCAAAAGTCTACCGGATCTGTATTGTATAGTCTCAAGTTTCTTGTATATGCGGCCTGTACAACTGCTATTTGCTGTCTGCCTTTCATACAATAGCAGCCGCCGTTTCTACATGGGGCATCTTCGCGACAAGTACAAACGGGAAATGCTAAGTCATTGCACAAAGGGCCTGTCTTACTGTTGTGGTCGCTTATATGTACCTCATTTGTCTTTACTGAAAGATAATTAATATAGTCTTCTCTGTCCATCCATACTTTATTTTCGTTTGTCTTTTTCATAATTGTGCCTCCATTATACATTAATTTTGTATTATGTCAAGAGAAAAGGCGCAGATTTCTCTACACCTTAATACTGGTCATAAACATTTGCAACATGAAATTCCGTTACATCATCTCCATCAGCAAAATGATTAACAATTTTTGCATACATCTTATCTTCTGCCATATACCCTTCAGTGTTCCATTCGTTCTCTTCCTTATCAATACGCAGCTCTTCCTTATATGATTCCGTCATAAACTTAATTGCTTCCTCCTGTGTATCAAACAGATACACAGAAGAATCACAATCAAACGAATAAGTAAATACAACAGCAAAAAGATTTCATTTTACATTTCCTCCTTTTCAATTTTAGCAAGCTCTTTATCCATCTCTTGATTCCACAGTCTATCCTTAATTCTCTGCCAATTCCAATGAATTCTACAAAGCCTGTCCCAAGACATTCTGTCGCTGCAATAAAATACATCCCACTTAAGTTGCTCACACAACTCCGCAATTGTCATTTTCTTTTCTTCATCCGTTTCCCAAAGATGTTTCCAATTCCCTTGTGCAAGTTCATAGAACAAATCTTTACGAATTCTCTTAGGTAGTTTAAAGCAGTAAATACAAATTGCTTCAAACATTTTCGGATACTTGTCCAAAACCTTTTGCTGGTCTTTCAGCCGCATAAATTCATTCACGAGATTGTAATACTTTTTACGAGTCATTTAATTTTCCTCCTCCAAAATCCAATCATATCCGAACCATTTAATTTCATCATCCGAAAATCCGATAGCGTCCAAATCTCTTCGTGCAATCGCAAGCTCTACGTTTCCGTTATTTGTACAACATTTAATTGCATTGTCAAGCAATTCAAGCGCCCTTCTGTATGTGATATATCCAGAATTGTTTGTCTTGTCTGGTGGAATTTCATTCCCATCTTCGTCTTCGTCACCTTCAACCCACCAAGATGACCACATATTGTAAGTCTCGCTTAATCTTTCTATCATAAACTCTTCGCAACAAGAATCTTCGACATATGCTCTATAATCAGGATCTTCAATTTCTTCTGTGCTATGCCATTCAGAATAATATCCGTCAAGCATATCAAGAATTTCCTTTTCAAGATGTTTATATGCATCGTCCCATTCGATACATAATTCTCTTTCAAAACAATTAACATAATATTTAGTTATCATTTAATCTTCCTCCTCATAAATACTAATTCCAAATTCATCTGTGAAATCTTCATTATCACAATCTGTATATACCTTTACGTCAATTCCCTTGTCATGTACAATACCACCATTTGTGTCATAATGATATTGCTGTCCAACAATCGCAAGGTCTTGCAGCCATACACCATTTTTATCTTCAAGACTGAGATAAATTTCACGATAGTTATTGTCAATTCCCTTTTCAGCAACTAATACCGCAAATCCAAGGTCAATTTTAATCTTATCCATTTGATTGCCTCCTTAAAATTTCAAAGTGTTTTCTGCAATTTCCGCAAGCATCTTTGTAAAATCTTTTACAACATTATTCAGTAAATACACCTCAACCCAATTGTTTTCAGACTTTGTTACCATGTACCATCCATTGCCTGAATACTCTTCAATTCCGTAAATGTCTCCATAGTTATATGTTAGATATGCCATCAACATATTGAATTCATTTTCTGAATTGACTTTATATGCAACGTATGTGTATAATCCATCATCTCCATATGGAATATGCACGTCAAACTTCTGCAAATTGACATCTTTAAATACACTCGCTTCATATGTCATACAGTCGCTATGGCTTGTAAATTCCTTTCCGTCAAGTGCCTGATAGACAATGGTTTCCTTTTTAATTTCTTTCATTTAATTTTCCTCCTTTAAATTAAGGGAACTTTATGCAAGTCCCCTTTTAATTTTGTATTGTTTACCAACTGCTACAATATGCCAACATCTGTGTTTCAAAATCCGTTGTCGCAAGAACATTTTTAATAATTTTAATTGTATCTTCAATGTCTTGCATGTAATATTCATCATATTCCGTACTTCCAAAGAAAAATCCTCTACAAGACGGAAGCAATTCCTCTGCAACTTCTGGATTGATAATTACCTTGCCGGGTTTCATACAATCGACCCATTCCCCATCAACATATTGCTGCCCATTTTTAACCTGTCCAATCATCATAATGCTACCAGTCAGAACCTTATAGCATTTATCAAGCAGGTCTTCAAGAATTTCTTTTGTACACTCATGATGATATTTACAATCATCTTCTCCGTCTTGAACGTTTTCAATAAAGAAAGCGTGAATCTGATTGGCCTTTCTCCAATATCCAACCTGTTCCATGATGCTATCGTATCCATACTTATGATCAGTGTCCCACTCTGAGTAGCGATGAATATAAAACTGTTTATAATACTCAATTACATCCTTGCTCGGAAGTTCACTTTCGTCAACACCACACCACTCCTTAAGTGTACAATTTGCATATTCACTTCCTTCTTTTTTTTCTTTCTGCCAATCAAGATAGTTCTCAATTGCATTTACATCACTTGCAGTAGCATTCTTGTAACGAGGCATTCTGTAAAGTGTCATATCAAGTCCCATTTTTAAATCCTCCTTTAATTTTAACCGAAATAAGTACCAACAATATGACAAATATGCTTTCTATAGTCAAAATCATCTGGCAAATATTTATTGAACTTATTTCTAAATTCGCTTTCAAGTTCTTCCATATTTGCATATGCAGCTTTGAACAAAGTGCCATAATTTTTGGTCGGTACATAATAGATCGTATCGTCATTATATACTTCACTGGAATTATAATCGTCATTTCCGTTATTATCAATTACCATTGCTTCGCCTGTAAATTCGCTTATATATTCTACAACTCCTTCTTCATATAAAGCATCATTGAAGCTATATTCATCTTTGTCATATCTGTCTTCTGTGTATTCTCTGTAATACTTTGAGCAAATAGTTTTCAACATATCTCTTGTCATCACAAGACCATAATCATTAACTGCATAATCTCTCATACTCATGTTAAATTCCTCCTTTTATCTTGCACGACTTACTTTAATTGTATTTCCTGTTGCTAAATCTTTTATAAGCACATAGCATCCACCATAAATTCCGTAGCAATAATAGAAATTTGCAATTTCCTTCTTGATTACAAAACCATCGTCATCGTGTGTTTCGAGATAAATTGTATAATCATTGTTATTTCCAATTCCGTTTGCATGATGACAATTCGAGAACTTTAACCCAAGTTTCTCAACGTCTTTTTTGAAGTCAACAATTAAATCACATGCTCTGTGATCGTTATAACAATAACTATCGAAAACGTGTTTATTTCCCTCAATATGTTTGTTAAAAAGTTTATTAATAATTGACATATATTCACTTTGTTTCATTTTTAAATCCTCCTTTAGTATTTTGTTTCTCTTTCATTCATCAACCAGCCAACACCTTTGCTGTGGTTTTCATCAAACCAATACCAAATTTCTTCTCTGTGAGTTCCTTTGCTCCAACCATGCCAATCGACATCAATGCATTCATCCTCGTCAGTAGGTACATCTTCAAGTTCATCCCAAAGTCTTTCAATTTCTTTGTCTGTCATTTTCATTTCAAATCCTCCTTTATTTTTCCCAAACAAAATTTCCATTTGCATCTTCTATGATAATCTGCTCCCCATCAATGTCTTGTGCTACACCAAAATCAGCATCGCACCATTCTTCATCGGCTTTTTCCTTTGCTTCTTCAAGACTATCTGCCTCAACTTCTGCAACATACCTTGCATCAATTTTATAAGTGACATAATATTTCATTTTCAAATCCTCCTTTAATTTTGTATCGTTTTAAATGCATCCACCACAACATCCCCACGGGACATTATTATTGAACACTTCGTCAATTTCTGCTGCATATTTGCGGAACTCTTCAGGAATCTCATCTGCGTCGATTTCCCATTCACCTTGAAGTACATTATAGTTCCAGTCCTCATCTGCCTGAACACACCCACCACTATGCCAGAACGAATCACAGTTGTTGTCCTTAAATTTATTTGCCGTAATATCATAGCTTCCGACTTCATGTCCAAAGTGATATGCAATTCCGTCAATTTCAAGTGTCAGCACACCACTACACAAGTTGGGCCATTTCCCAGTATAAGAAACAAATTTCACATGAGTAATTTCATTATTGTTATGATTGATCAACATTTTACTTTTCCTTTCTTTTAAGTTCTGCAATATATCTTTTGGCTTCCTGCAAATCCGCAATCAGTTTATCAATCCAGTATTCAGAAAACCTATATTTATATTGCTTTGTGTCTCCGTAACCACACTGCTCAAATGCAATAGTTCCATCATCTTCTGAACCAAGAGCAACTCCGTAGTAATTATCTCCATATTTAATCACCTTTACTGGGATAACGCCATCACCAGCAGACATGAAGATAATGTCATACTCATCTCTCAACTGCTTTAGAGTTTTCTTATCCCAGCACTGGCCTTCTGCCGAAATATACAGCTTTCCCTCAAAATCGTTGTTTTTACGATAATCAACATACCTAATCATTTTATTCTCCTTTCATCATCTGCTCAATCAGTTCCATTGTCTGATCGTCTCCCAGATAGAAGCCATCGCTTCCAATCCGTGCCTGAAGATTACACACTAACTGCATAGCCCTCCGATCGTCACCCGTATACAAGTATGCCTTGAGTATATTACAAAACTTGTCAATTCTCTTTGGATCTCTCATTGTTATCTCCTTTCAATTCTCTATTCTCTCGAATAAGTCTGTTGCACTTTGCTTTCAGCCTTTTGACTTCGGACTCAAGATACTTAATCTGATCCTCATAATCGAGTTCCATATCCAGCATGTTATATGACATTTATTCTTTCTCCTTTCAAATCACACAATTTGCATGGCTAATTGCTCCCTTATCTGCACTAAATTCCCTTCCGCAATAAGGGCAGATACCAGTATGACCAATCATAATCACGTTGTCTTTTGCCAAACTTCTTTCTCTTGGATAAGACACATTACAATAACTAAATTGAACATAATCTTTATAATGCAACCCGCAAGAGCTAACATTACCTGCAACATCTCCACTTGTCTTTTTCGTCCACGTAGTATCAGTAATCCCAATCAGCGGCGTAATCTCATTCTGAACATAATTACGGAATACTTTGTACAAATCTGTATTACCATCATTCCCTTGTGGATAGACACGTCCTTGCACAAGAATGTTTTGTCCATAATGGAACATGCAGCGATAAATCTTACCGTCTTCCCAGTCAGTAGGTACATGGTCATGAACAAATGTGATAATCGACGTTGCATCAAGCATATAACTCACAGTACCTGCGCAGTACATACCATGATAACTGTTTCCCATATGTCTACGATTCTCTTTATCAATCGTATGACAACTCGCCCAGTTTACGCCAAAACTCATAGTTAAGTAGTCAATAGGATTCACACTGATGAAGAACTTTAGCTTTCGCTTAAGACCGCTAACCATGTCTGCATACTGAGCAAAGAGTTTGTTATATTCAGGTAATTTATCTACTCCATAAAAGCCACACACGCGGTTAAAGGCGCGGCTGGTTTTCATACCTTCTCTTACTTTATATTTCTCGTCCATGCTATCAGAAAATTCTTTGCTAATAGTAGAAAGACTTATCCCTCTAAATTTACGTACCACATTGTAGCATTCATTTTCATTTGCATGAGATGCAATCGTTGCCCCATCATCTGCGAACTTACTTTGTACATCCGTTATTTTCTTCAACTTGGAAACTACTTCGCGCTTCATCAAATCTTTTGCCGTAATGTACTTTACTCCAGTTCTAAGATAATCCTCAAGTTTCTTTCCGTTCTCATCTTCGTACTTTAGTAACAGTTTACTTGCACCTACATTGACATAGAAATTATCACAGAAATCACAAATGTCCCTTGCACTATTTTCTCTTGCAAGTTCAATGTCAATCATCATGCGCATATCTCCCATGTAATGCTCAGATTTCTGTAACAGCTCAATCAAGTCTTTCTTGTTGGTGAAGTATTCATTAAGCATAGTGCAAACGCCATGCTCACTATTTCTATGATTGTACTTAGTGAGCAATGCCATCACATCATCAACGAGCTTGTCGGTGTCGCAATACTGACCCCATACTTCTTTCAGATTTGCCTTTGTAAAAGTGGCGTGCTGAGTTACTGGAGTACTAAAGCCATCTGCTAAACCAACAAAATCAGAATCACCCCAAAAATACCGACGGTTGTCTTCTTCAATGTGGTATTGATTTTCACTGGAACTTGCAATCGTAACAGTCCGCCCATTATATTGCTCCATCCCATCGCCATATCCATATGCATAATTACTGGAAAGAGTCCCCAGGCCTTCTCTTACAACTACGCGATCTCCAACATTGTATCTTGCCATAATTTATGTCCTCCTTTAAGCATACAGCTTTGCAATTCTGTCTTTGATTCTTTGCAAGGTTCCGTGCGGCATATCCTCGTCATCTGGATTCCATTTAATATATAAACCGTTCCAAATTTTATAAAATTCATTATACTTTTTTGAATATACAACATCCCAGCAGTGCGAATAACGACTGATATTAAAATGGTCAACAATACCAATCTTGTTTACAACCGCCACAATGTTGTCTCTTCCCTTGAGTTTATATGTCATGCCGTTTCTATGTGAAGTTCTGTCTTCGAAATTTGTATCTAGAATACAGTCAATGGTAATAATATCATCAAAAATACCGGGGCACTCTGTGAAAATATCCTGAATGCTTTTCATCGTTGCATCAATACATCCTCTATATTTACAACCAGTTCTTGCATCTTCGGAATTGATGTCGTACAATCTGCCCCAATCTTGACGACACTTGAGTTGCATTTCACTTTTGACCGTTGCAATATACTTACCGTCATCTTGTAACACATATTTAATCGACTTTGTAATTTCTTCACATGTTCTTAAGTTTGGGCATCTAAAACATGTTGTAGAAGTTGTGCTCATGAGCCTATGCTCTTTGATCTCTGCGTCCGTGTTCTTGAGAATAGTGCCACAATGCGAACATTTGACGAATTTATTTCTATTGTCTCTATAAATAGATACGACGTTTCCCTGATTTACAGTTCTCCCATCTACAATAAATGTTTTTTCATCATTCATTTCTGCATTTTTCCATACGTAGCATTCGTCTCCAAACTGTCTAAGTAAAAGTTTCATAAGATGCCTCCGTTAATTTTGTATTGCGTAAGACAAGGGGCAAATGCCCCTCGCTTACTTTGACTTTTCTTCAAACTTGTCGAACCACTTGTCTATTTCATCGAACTTCTTATTTAATCTTTCTTCCATTTCAAGTAGCGCCTGAAGTATTACATCAACCACTTCTTGTAACTCTTTGTTTTCCATTCGCATCAGCCCCTTTTGCCTTTATTATATCACCTCTTTCTCAAAATTCAATATGTCATATTCAACAAATTTTCTTAGCCGATTCGCACCAAACCACCGAAGCATCCCTTGACTGCAATGCTGCCGAACTCGCTGAAGTAGTCAATGGTTTTGTTCCACACATATGCAAGCACATATCCCTCCTTAATGTCGGCATTGTCCATTTCGTATTCCTCTTGATAATCCGATACATACAAGAAATTGTACATATCCATTGCTTCGCCATCAATCATTGCAGGAGTATGAATCACATGATACACAAGTGCATTGTTTTTCTCTTCAAATTCTGCCACCTTTGCGGTAAGTTCCTTGTCGCTGCTGAACTCATACAAACCTCCAGTCTGTTCAGAAAGCTGCACCTCGCCTCTCTTGAATGCCTTGATACACGGAGCAAACAGCCCAAACTCTTTCATGCGGTTAATTGCCTCTGCCTTTTTGATTTCTTTTGATACGTTCATATTTATTCCTCCCTTTAATTTCGTATTGTATTTTCGTTTCGTGTTAGTTTGCCCTATTATAGGACAAACTATTTTGTTTAGTCTAAAAATCCACATGCATTTGCAATCATTGCGATAATTGCAAAAATTATGATTGTTCCAATGAGACCTGCAATCCCACTTTTTGTTTCCTCTTTTCCGAACAGCAACACACAAGCAATGATGATAAGTAAAATAACAACCATTTATTTACCTCCTTTATTAACAACACCTATACATTATTCGTAATTATTTTACACTTATTACATCATTGCGTCAACTATTTGCTTATTATTCTACAATCATCTTCAGCTTTTCAAGTTCTGCCTTTGCCGCCGTATACTTTAACAGCTCTGCTTCATATTTAATTTTTGCATTAGCACGGATACGGGACTGAATTGCGTCAGCATAATACGCCATGTCCTCGACATAACAATACAGGTGTCCATCAACAGCTACTTTTCCATCACGGAGTTTGTATGCAAAGTTTGCATACGGGAAATGTTTCATATCGGCACATTCCTTTGCGCTGGTGAATACCTCACCAGTGTCAAGACACATGACTGCCTTTCCTTTACGACGATCGCTCTCCACAATGTACTTAGCTTTGATGATAGTGATGTTTTTCATGATGTCAATTCCCTTTCTGCCAGTTGGCAATAATTTGTTTTGTTGTTAGATATAGTTATATACGTTACTGTCAACCATGACGTCAATTACATTTTCGAAAGGAATGTCGGGGCATTCCATAACGAATTTGCCGACTGCCTCTGCCTTGGAATGTGCAATCGTATCATACCAGCACATAATATTATTTTTATCTACATATTCGACAACATAATACTTGCTGCCATAATAGTCATCATACATATCATCAATCCAATCTGCTGCGGCACTGCAATAGCTTTCCACATAATTGAATTTGTCGTTTTCCGTTGTCCTTTCAAGAATCTTGCATGCTTCCTGAATACTCCTTTCCATTTCAGAAATCACAACATATTCGCTTGTGGTATGTGCTCTGTAATATCCACAGCTGAGATTCACTGCCGCACACCCAATGAATGGCGCAACCTCGCAAATATCAGAGAACGAACCGAATGCTGTCTTATAGAATTCCTTTGTGATGAATTTTTCAAACTCATCATTTGCGCACTGATAAAATACTGCGTCGTTTGCGTTGGCACGGTCGAACTCAATGATGTAATTAAAATCGAGTTCCTTTGCAAGTTCTGTTTTAATGAATTTCCCTGCGCCAACACATCCAATCTCCTCATCCTCGCAGAAAAGGACTGAGCAGTTATATTTTTTGAGAATCTTAAAAATCATGTATACACCACATCGATCGTCTCCTCCAATTCCATTAGGAGAAGAAATAATGTTCTGTTCTGTATCATATTCAACCATGGTCGGCAAGCTTTTGTGCACTGTGTCAAGATGTGCCATCAAGAGCACGGGGAATTTGCCTTGTGCAAACACAAAACCATCCCCGCTGACAATTTCACCGTGTGTTTTTACCAGTTTCTGTTTCACATGATTCTTCAGTGATTTCTGAGACATGCGGCAGATTTTTTCAAACTCTTTATTCATATTCATTTACCTCCCTTAAATAGCCTGTTCTTCGACGTTTGCCTCGGAGCTTTCTTCTTCATCGTCTTCTTCCTGTGCTTCCGCTTCTTCAAGACAACTATCACATAGCCAACGTCCGTTATGCTCTGTCAAGTCTCCGCTTCTGAAGTATTCTCCACAGTCATCGCAGAAACAATAATTCTCTTCAAGACAATCGCGGCAAACATAATCTTCAATGGAATCTACATATGTCATGCGGCTTTCCCTATGGTACTCTCCACAATCGTGACACTGTCTGTAGTAATTTTCCAAACAATCGTCACACACAAAATTGCCACCATCTACTTCTGTTACACCGCTAACAACGTAGCTATCACAGCAGTCGCACCAGCTTACACAATCGCTGCAATACGGTTCTCCATTAATCCAAACGACTTCTTCGCTATCACTTTCAATGAGACAACCGCAATTTGCGCAAGTTACTTTACTAGCGCAGCAAGAAATATTTCCATGTTTGTCATGTTCATAGCCGCACTTGATACAAATCGGTGCATGACCAACGGTGAAGTATTCTTCATTCTCGCTTCCCTTCGGACGAGAAAGTGTGCAATTACTGTAGCTCTCATAGTCTCTATAGTGAGTGCCTTCGGATACCACATATTTGCTTGCCGCATCAGTTCCCTTTGAGACAGTCCACAGATTCGGAAATTCAAAGATTTCGGACATAATCTTTTGGACAATTTCTCTGTAAGGAGTATATGCACCACCGTTTCCGTCATTGTCTTGCGGGTACAGTCTGCCCTGTACGAGTTTGTCTTCTGCCCAATGGAACATCTGACGGTTAATCTTAGGCTCATGCCAGAAATCTTTCCCTCCGTAGGCTGCGTCCACAGTATAGAATACCATGGAAGGCTTATCCAACATGTAGCTTACAGTGCCAGAGGAATACATTCCCTCATAACTGTTAGGCATACAACGCTTGTTTTTCTTGTCGATGGTATGACAGCTTGCCCACGAATTACCAAACGACATGGTGAGATAATCAAGTGGGTTCACAGAAAGAACGGTATGCCTTACAATCTGAAGCGGATTGATTGCATCAGCATACTTTGCAAATTCCCTATTGTAGTCGGGCAGCTTATTGTAGCCAATGTATGTGAGCAGCTTGTTCATAACGCGGCTCATCTTCTGTCCGTTGTGAGCGTGAATGTCAGGCAACATTTCATTAAATTTACCTGCGGTTGCCTCGTCAATGTACTGGTCAGAGAATTGGTACAGATTGATAACGAAATTGAAGATAGCTCCAGGAAGTTTTTTACCATAAGACGTGCAATAGTCTTTCATGTCATCAGGCATGAATTCCCTTACTGCAAATGCATTGTCCAAATCCAGAAGCCATTTGGCAAAGTCTCTAAGCGCATTGGTGCTTGTCTCGCGTGCAAAATTGTGGCTGAATACAATCATGAATTTGCCTTTGAGATAGTTCGGATGCTTCTTGAAAGCGGTGATAAGGTCTGCCTTGTTTTCTGCCCATGTGTTAATGATCCTGTCGAGCGCTTCCTCGGTGTAGTCGTAGTCATACTCATCAAGCAGATGCTTCATGTCCTCAAGAAGCATTTCCTTTTCTTCCTCAGTGATAATTTCTTTTACATCCATTTTATTTTCCTCCTTTTCTTCTGCTTTGAACAGTTTGAAATATTTTTTCGCAACAATAAATTCGCCGGATGTTTCATCGAACACCTTCATGGTGTGTTCGCCTATGATTTTAGTTACAACGCCAATCCATCCACATCCTGTGATGCTATATGGAGAACAAGGAACGCCAATTACCTTGTCACCAACATTGAACATGATTTAATCCTCCTCAATTTCTCTTTCTGCCTCGCTGTATGTATCAGCGCTGCAATAGAATTTTCCATTCACATAGACAACGTAATGCCCATGTTCACATTTGATTTCAGTCTGCATTGAGCACCTCCTCCGTTACATCAGTCCCGTTGTAGATGATGAGTAGCTCTGTTTGGTCAATGTCACTCACCACCACAAACATATTGTCAAGACCTGCTTCACAAGTTGCGTTGCTCATTTCCGCGATGGAGCCAGATACTTCGTCAGGGATTCTGTGATAATAATCATAGATATCCTGAATTCCTTCAAAGCTAATTACGATGGAGTAGCATTCGTCCTCGTACATGGAGAAGAGCATATCATCTCCGAAAATCAACTTGAACTCTGCATCAATTTCGCTTACGAATGCATCTTCAATGATATCGCTTTCCTTTTCGGTAGGCTCAGTTGCCTTCATGGTAGAGTTGGCGCAAGCAGTCATGGACAGGATAACGAGCAGGGCAAGAACGATAGCAAGAATCTTTTTCATGATTTTATTTCCTTTCAGCAATAATTTTGTATTGTTTAATTTTCGGGGTTTTCTTTGAGGGCGGCAAGTTCAGCAACTGCCTCATCTCGCTCTTTGATAAGAGCTTTAACTTCGTTTATCAGGTCAATGACAAAGGTTCTTTTTTCGCCACGACATGTTTTCACTGCGGCACAATTATCGCATGGCCTATTCGAATAATCACAAATAGCATAAAGAATGCCGAGTTTATCTTGAATGGTCATTTTGATTCCTCCTCTGGATAAAGTTCTTCATCGAGCAGAATGTAACCCAATGCCTGAAGAACAACAGGTGCTTCATCTGGTTCAATTCCGTTGTCAATCAGACACTGTTCTGCCTTGAAACGATTGGTTGCAATACAGTTTCTCATGTTGCTAACTGCATCGTTCCAACCACGGGCGTAGTCCATAGAAGGTGACTGTGACATAAAACGTTTATTCATTTTGTTTCCTCCTCGTTTTCCAAAATCACATACAAAGCATGAGTTCCTTTTGGGAATGTGAACTTTTTAACTTCCGCTTCCATATGTTCTGGACGGATATATCTTGTATCGCCAACAGCTTTATCGCCAAGACATTTTCCGTTTTGCCAAAGCACAATTCTGTCGATGTCTGTGCCAAGTTGGTAGAACATATTGAGAAATTCGATTAAGTTCATTTGCCTTAAACCTCCTAAAATTTCTCCATCCTAATTACGACTTCTACTGTGGAGGATGTCCCTTGCTCAATTATGTACATCACATCTATCACTTTATACAGTTTACCGCCTACCCTTACCTTTTCTCCCTGTCTGGGAAGATGCTTCATCGTTCCGTTGACAAGGGCATTGTCACCAACATAGAAATAAACCCTAAACATTTGTTTTAAGCCTCCATTTGTTCTATGATGTTGAGTTGCTTAAAGATACACTCCAAATCTGCATTTGAATATATGTCTTTATACCAATATATAGCACCTTTCTGCAAGTAATAAGTCAAGGCACAGTTGATTAACTGCGCCTCGTCCTTGTTGATATTGAGTTCCATTTGCCTTACCTCACTCTCACACAAAGTTCGTTGTCGTAGAAACCAAAGGCAACAACTTCCTTTTCACAGACATTTCCATAGGACAAAGCAACCTCAACTTTGCCTTTAACAATTGGGTCGAGATTGTCGTCATTAACAACCAGAACGCCATTCCAATTGTCATAAAGATTTACAAAGTCACGCAGTTTCATTTGCCTTACCTCCTTAATAAATTTCCCTCATCTTTTCCATTTGCTCCTCCGTAAAGATACGGCGAAGCCCTGCATATTCCTCACCACAAGCAAGGAAAGTTTCCCTTGCAGAGATACTGTCGGTACTGTAGCCGAACTCGGCACAGAAGTCGCTGAAGCTGTCGTAGCTGTATTTCTCTACGCAAGCAAGGATGTCATACTCGGTGGGAATTGCGTTTGCCTTGAGTTTTGCAAGTTCTGCCCTTGCCTTTGCCTTTTCATGAGACCTCAGACAATCATAACTTGCTTTATACTTCTGTTGAGCATAGGTTCTCTCGGAAACTTCACTCACCTCTGTGTTGTGCAGGCTGTCCCAGAAGTAGCTTGTGTATTTGCCTTTGGGAGTTGTAATGGTGAACTGATACTTGTTGTGCGGCTTGGTTTCGCCCAACCAATTAGAAGGGATCTCCTTTCCGATGAAGTTGATTTCCATTGTTGCCTTGCAGTCCGCAAGGAACTGTTTCGCTTGAGCTTGATAGTCAGTCATTTTACATTCTCCTTTCTATTTGCCTTAAATGGCATAAAGTCGTCTGCCTTCGAGGACACCGCACAGTTCAATCAGGCGGCTTTCCCTTAAAGAAAGAAGCCTTCCCCTGCCACAGATGTCAATGATTGTGTCCTCATAAATTGCATCTGCCTTTGGGAATGCGGCTTTAAGCTGACTCATATATTCATTTGCCTTCATTAAAGCACCCCCATTTCCCTTAATGCAGCTTTTGCCGCAGTTGTGATATGGTCGTCATGGCAATTGTACTTGTCATACCAGCCGCAAACAATTTCGCTTGGGATGGTTGCGTGAATGCAATCCCATGCAAGACGAGTGCCGAAGTCCTTGTAGTTCCCATTTGCCTTGAGTCTTTCGGCGTACTCAGGCAAGTTAGTGATTAGCGAGAATCTTTCCCTTATGTAAGAGAGTTCACTTTTAAGTTTCATTTCCATTCCTCCTTTGATAAAATATATAATAAAGCCCACCAACATTTCCATTGATGGGCTTGATATAGATTTTATCTGAACAGACCAAGAGGCAGTTTCTCTTTGTAAGTCCACCCCATGGTTTCAAGCGTGTGAGACACAGCGCCGACAGTAGGAGCTTCGAATTCTCCCTTGATGGGAAGCGGATTGATCGGGCAATTGATGCGGCAGATGAGTTTGCCTTCCTCATAACGGACGAGGAGAATGAGCTGGATTTCCCTTTCCTTCGCATACACAGCTCTCATTTTCTGATACCTATCAGAGTACTCCATGTTTGCACCTTGTGCATACTTGTACCCATTGATATCAAACCACTTGCTCAGGTTGTCCCGCTTGGTGAAGACGATTGCCTTGCCATAGGTAGGCTTTTCGTTTGCCTTGAGCAGAGCCAGAGCATCGTCACACATATGACGGTCGCAACCGTTCATACCATAGTACGGGCATCCAGTACAGGTTTCGCTTCCAGTACCGCACAGAGACATAGCCTTCATCACATTTTTCTTATCCATTGTCATTTCCCTTTCCGAAATAAAATAAACCCGTTTTCACGAGTTTGGAATGGGACTTTTTGTTCGGCGGAAATCCCTTAGAAACCGCTATTCAATTTACCTTCTAGCGCGGCGCATCTGAAAAATCACGACTTAATACGTGCCTCTTTGCCTTGCCAGATTACGTTTCGTTTATAAAGATTCAATTCTATGCAGGATGATGTCATGGGTGATGCGGTCAAGGATCACTTCAGGATCTGCACGAGGACGCGCAGCCATTTCGCTTTGGAATTGCTGTTCGATTGCGGCATCCCATTTAATGCCCCAATCTTTAAAAACGCGCTGCTTTGCTTTGATGATTTCTCTTCTGCTTCCTGCCATTTTGTTCCTCCTTTTTTTCGATCATGACCAGCATTGTTGTGGAATAAGCGAGCAGAAGCACGCCCATCACCACAATGATATTACGCGCAGTTTTCCCTTCTACGAGGAAGGTCGCCCAAATTGGAGTTGCGAAAGAAATTGCGCAGATTGCGAAATTAAAAACTTTCTTCATGTTGTTCCATCCCTTACATAATAGTTTTGTTGAGCTCTTCTTCGAGTTCAGCGCGAGATTTCGTGGACACATCCATGCTCTTAATGTCGTATCCGCTGAACCGGAACACGATTGTTCCATTGCTTCCTTCTACGAGCAGATATGAATCCTTCCATGGCTCTCGTGGAATTACCATGCTTGTTGGCTGCTGGCATTTTTGCAGCATCTCACAGATATCTGTCCAATCGCCGGGACATGGTTGTAGAGTCATGATATCACCTCCAATCTATATTACAATTATACCATGAATCTGCATGTTGTTAATGCTTGCTGTCCTCAAAGTATGCTACGATCATCTGATGTGTGTAATTGATTGCGCAATGATCGCAATCAATGCGCATACCCTTGTTGCAACAGCAGTCGCAACTATAAGAGAACGACTTCTGTGCCTGTTCTTTGGTTGAGGCGTCATACTGGAATTGAATGCCTCTTTGTTCAAATTTTGTCATAGAAATACCCTCCTATCTTTCATAAATATGATCTTCACCATCAAAAGAGATGATGTATTTAGAGCCGTTGTCCTCTATGAGTTCGGCAGATGTGATTGTATTGTGGTGCACATACTTACCATATGCAATGAATAAAGCACACACTGTAGCAATAGCAAGAAGGCGCACAATGATCTTCTTCATGTTGGTTCACCTCCTAATAATTTTGTACTGTTAAGTACATAATAATACCAACAGATACAAACGCACCTGTTGGCACTGTTATGAACTTAAATGGTAGTTTTAGGGCGTGGCTTAATTCCTACGCCCACTTTATACACATAACTACCAAAAGTGTCACAACAACCACAGCCTTCACCGTCAACCCAAACCCTACCGCCCTTAGTGGCTGTTCAGAGTTATAGTGCTGGTGGTATCTCACTGATGACTCCATGCGAACTGACGTCCGCACTTCATAGTCTCCCACCTATCCTGTAAACAATATAGTCCTAGTAAGCCACTATTATTATTAACGGCTATCCTATGGTGTTGTAATTTTTCCCCGCACGCTATATGTCTAGTCCTATGTCTAGTCTTGGCACGTATTGAACCGCAATAAATGCGGCATCACTATTCTAATGGCAGGTACGCACTTGTACCGTTTTCAATAGCGGACGCAATGCGCCCACTGTTCCCCTGGTGGCAGACCTCTCGGGTTTATCTGCGAGCAGACCATTAGGGCATAAAATCCCCGCGAATAGTATACAGGCATATAAGCAGGATGCAGACCATTTTTTGCACTGCGCCGAGTTGTCAGCCACAGCACTTGCATGGATCATGACATGGACATAGATATACTATGGGCGCAAAGATGCACCGGCATGATACGGGCGTGTCGCACTGATTTTCAGGGGTAATGCTCCCCCACGCCTAGAGATACCCGTTCATATAGATTCCTCACCGCCTATGTGGTCGTTGCACCTGTCAGAGTGCAACATCCCCCATCCCTGAGGGCATAGTTGTACCATCTTGTGACGATACGCGGATATACCACTCCATACTACTAGAGCAGTGCCCTATTTTTTCGTTCAGTTGTCAAGGGACATTGGATAAAGCGAGTTGTCGCCAAAACACAACGCAATACCTAAAAATAGCGAGTTGTCGCCTATACAAGTAAAGCGTACACACATAGCGAGTTGTCGCCCAAAAGCTATACTTGTAGAACGGTATATAGTTGTGCTCACTCTGTATTTTTCATGCGGGCTTGTGACCGCCAACGGCTACATTAAGCGCCCCGCAATAGCAGGGCAGAATATCGGTTGACATAGCATAGAGTTACTTCTTAGAGTTTTTGTTGGCGCGGCGCTTAGCGTCACGCGCAGCCTTGAGTGCGGCTTTTTCGGCAAGAATATCTTCAACAGGGCGCAAAGACTGCTTGAGAATAGCGTCACCTAACATGAGCTCGACGTTGCGGACAAATGTCGCGTCAGACTGAATCTCAACGATACGCTTGCAGTTGCCGGGCAAGGATTCAAGGCGCTTGCACTCATCCACCCATTTGTCATAGTTGGACTGATGTTCCGGCGTTTCGTCGTCGTTCAACGCTTTGAATGCAAGACGCTTTTCGCAATGAGCGTGTGCCATTTCTTCTGACGTATCAATAACGCGGAAACGGACAGCGCAGGCAATGACATTTTCGGCAATGTTTGCCGCGTTGAGTTTTGCGCCGTTCACGTCGCCGACAAAATTCAAAACGACGTGCAAAGCGTCATAAAGCGCGGACTGATTAACAGTTGCGGCTTTTTCCGCGTCGCCCATATGGTCATAGCGATACTTATAGACAGTATACGCCGGAATAAGCATAGCTTTTACGGCGGCAATCCATACACGCGCGGCAGTTACGCCGACAATTTCTCCATTAATACGCGCGGACTTGAATTCACGATTAGAGACAAGAGCCTCTGCATAGATAGACATAGTTTTTTCCATAATTTTACCTACTTTCCGGGCATTTGCCCTATAAAATTTATTTTTTCGTTTCCTTGAAAATAGAATTTTTGAAAAGAAACTATGTCAACCGATATTCAATTTTCAAAGTACACTGTAAAGAAGTTTGCGCCTTGTGTGTTGCGCTGTTTTCTTTACACTCACATTGTACCATATCTACAGATAAACGCAAACAAATAGATATTTGTTGATATGGGTACATAAAACTAGCAAAATGTTTACTTTTTGCCACATTTTCATAAGGTGATTATCATATACACTGACTAAAAATTAAACCTTCTCTGACCTTAAAATCAAAAAAATATATCATCCCTATAAAATACCTAATAAACCTTCTTAAATCACTTTCATTTTTAAAACCATAAATAAATCATTTGTTCGAAAAATTCAATATCACATATCGTCAAGCACAAATATATAATTAATCATAAAACAAACTTTTGTTCAAAAAATAATCCCCCATTATTTAACCATATAACTATCTAAATCTACAATTTAATAAACAATCTGTTTCTAATTCAAAATAAAATCACTAAATATAACTCAAAACATCATCCTCTATTTTATACAAACATTTACACATCAACCAACCATTGTCCAAATCCGTCTCAAAACATTATTTTGGATGGTTTGCTTTAGCAAGCCAGACAAAGCGAGAGTCCCATGAGTGGGACGGTTTTTGTAGACGAAGTGAAACGAGTCAACAAAAACTCGCTAGAGGGTTGATATAATATATACACCGCGCATATTGCCAAATCAGCCTATCATATACCAGAACGCTTCCAACCATCTCCCATATCATCCATATAAACTACACCCAACCAAACCAAAATACCCTTCAAACTATTTCTCTTTTGCCTTGATATTATATTAATATTTTTTATATTAAATATAATTATATTAAGTGTCCTAAATTTCGGAATTTTTTTTCCGAAAAATGGGACACACTTTTTCCGAAAAATAGGACACCATCTTTAACCACCGCTCACCGCGCCTATACCATCTTATTTTTTTGTGATTTATATTATATTAAATTATTATATTAATATATATTATATTAAGCGTCCTATTTTCTGGAATAATTTTTCCGAAAATTAGGACACTATATTCCGAAAATTGGGACACACCCTCTTGACAAAATCAAAAATCTGTGCTATCATTACAACACAAAATTAACTGGGGGTGGTGCCATGGAGAAGAAAGTCCTTATCAATAAAACAATTATGGATGAGGATCATCACTACTATAAAGCCAATGTAGCAGCAAATAAAGAAGCTATGCGTGTACTAACTAAATCTGGATTCTATCTATACACTTATTTCATGCAAAATGATGACGGCTGGAATCCAATTCTGCGCAGAACACATGTCATGAAAGAAACCGGGCTATCAAAGTCATCTTATTATGACGCTATTGCAGATCTTATTGAATATGGCTATTTAGTAGAAACAAATGATGGATATGAATTTTATGAATTACCAGAAGATAACGAGCTATAACCTATTGACAAATTGGGCAAATGTGTTATAATAACAGTACAAAATTAAAGGAGGATATAAAATGAGAATTATTATTGATCAAATGCCTAATTGCGCTAGTAATTGTTATTTTTACATCAATGGACAATATGGGAGAAACCCTATTTGTAAAATAGACGGTAAAACTTGTGATTTTAAAACAGAAATTTACGAATATGAACGTTATCCAACTGAAAGAATTTGTAATTGCCATATGTTAAAGGAAGAACGTAAATTATGATATCTGAAGAAGCAATTAATTAAATTCTTAATCATATAGAAGTACACTATTTGTTAAAACTTTTTAAGAGGAGGAATTAGAATATGGCACAACTTTATAAAATTACGTTATATGTCTGCGACCTAGAAGACAACCTATCTCTGGACGAAATTAAGACTCTAATTAAGCAAGATGCTTTAGATGGCGTTGCTGTAAATTGTGTTTGCCACTTTGCAGACGAACAAACTGGCCCACAAATTGCATGGGATGATAATATTGACCTTAATTATCTTGATTACCCCACTTCTGCTTGGGAAAAATATTTTAAGTAAATGAGGAGTAGATTAATATGAACAATGAATTTGGACGTTATGCAGATGCAATTATTTATGATTTACAGTCTAGTAATTTCTCTAATGAATATTATGATATGACAAATATTCAACGGCTAAAATTTCTGAATAGAGTGCTTGAGATTCTTGGATATTATGCTGGATATGATATGAGGGAGGACTAATAATGAATGAATTAAAGCAATGCCCATTCTGTGGTGGAGATGCAGAAAAAATATATATTAAGAGAAAGAAGTTATTCGCCTCTATGCGCTTTCCTTACAACACACATTACGTCTACGTACAATGCAAAGTATGTGGGGCCACGAGCAGAACCTATGTTACCATCGAGAATGCAATCGAGGCATGGAACAGGAGAACTAGTAATGACTGAATACATTGATCGCGAAGAATATTGCGAAAAGCACTGCCGGTGCAGTAACGAGTATTGCGACAAAGAAAATTGCCCTATCTGGAAAGCGCCTGCCGCCGACGTTGCGCCGGTGCGGCATGGAAGGTGGGAGACGCATTATCGCAGCGGTACGACCGTTCCAAAAGGTGTCGTTTCTGGCTGCTGCGATATGTGGAACGAAAGGAAGACACCGTACTGCCCATACTGCGGCGCGACGATGGACGGAGGGGACGGTGATACGTCCAATTGATGCTGATGAACTAAAGCATCTAATAGACAAAAATATACATGGAGAAATTAAATTTGATAATGGAAGGTTGAATTATAATGGAAAAGACATTTAATGATGTTGCTCATATGGGCGCTTGTGAAGTATGTGGTAAGGAAGCTCCTGTGGTCGTTGCGGCATCTACACTAAGTGCTTGCAGTTCTGCTTATTGTGAAGAATGTTTGAACGAAGGTCTAGAGCCTTATAGTAATATTGTAGGTACTGTTTGGTGCGTTGGTTGGGACGACCTAGCAGTTTGGGCAAAAGATAAAATTGAACGCACTCTTAAGAAGCTTGGTAAGACAAAAGAGGATGTTTTGGCAGACGTTGAAGCCACAGAAAAGATGTTCAATGATGATATGCGTAAAATGGAGGAGAATTGACTATGAATAAAATTACTTGTGATCTTTTTATGTATCGTGGTAAGTATTTTTGGAAAAATTTCAGAGACATTCATATTTTCTTTGAACGCATTTTCTTTACGCTTAAGCATGGTTACTCCCCTGTAGCAAAATGGGAAACATTTGCATGGTTTATTGATGTGATGAAGGAAATTCTCACAAATTATCGCTATAATAGGTGTGGAGATCAAATTCTTATTGATAATTATTTCAATAATGACGGAACAGAAAATCGAGATGAAAATGAAGAAGCAAATAACAAGCTCTTTGATAGAATGATTGAACTTCTTAACAAAATGGATGAAAGAAATGAAATCTATGATGATATGGATTGGGAAGCTAAATATAGATTAATGAATAATGCTAAAAATGAGTTTTTTAAGCTATTTAACGAACATTTCTTTTCATTGTGGGATTAAAGAAGTGAGAATAATATAATATTAATGGAGGTTATATATTTATGTTAACATCTTATGAGCGCGAAACAATTATTAATTTTAACGAAGAAGAAAAGACTGCTTCTGTTTATACTTTCAACAAGGCTTTGAAAAATAAGCTTAATAAACTTGTTGGTGTGAATCCGGATATCCATGTTCTTCGTAGCTCAGATGAAATGTCGGAATTTGAGGTGCCTAAGTCTTGGATTAAGGTCTCTCCTCCTAAACAGGTAAATCTATCAGATGAGCAAAGGGCTGCAATCGCCGCTCGTCTACAGGCAAGCAGAAATAAGTAATATTTTTATTACAATACAATATTAATTCAAATGAAAATTTTAATAGTATAAACTCATGGGTATATGTGTTTATACTTAAATTAGCATTGTACTCCAATTGTATAATGATTAAATTTTTGAGGTTTTATTATGTCTTTAGAAGTATGCGTGATTGTTCTAGCATTTATTGTAGGGCTTTTCACTATTAACCGTTTTGATAAAAATAATTTAAAAAATATACGGAGGTAAAATATATGAATAAATTATGTGAGAATTGTCCATATAATGGGCAATATTTGAGTATCGTTAACCCTTGCGAGAATTGCCAAAATAATGATTTTCTTATTAATAAGACTGTTACCACTACTACAACTACTGATATGCAGACGTTGCAAATAACTTATGGCAAAAATACCGGTGATGTATCTGTGAGTGAATTAAATATCAAACTCCCAACTGCTGATGAATATCGTAAATTTATCGAAGATTCTATGTGCTATCCACAAGAATGGTCAGAACCAAAGTATATTTGCCCTAAATGCCATAAAGGCGGTATGCGTCGCAATGAAATGGTAGTACTAACTTCTTATCCTGCGAAATATGAATATTGTTGTGATAGATGCGGTCATGTAGAATATCAATTTGGTTGAGGTGAATTATGAAAAAGAAAATTAGTTGCCCTGCTTGTGATGGGCATGGTTTTATTTCAAAATTTAATGGTTGTTCCATCTGGAGTGAAAAATGTATTGAATGTAATGGAACTGGTGAAATTGAAGTTCCAATGACGAATGGTGATAAATTTCGTTCTATGTCTGATGAAGAGCTTGCGTCTTGGTTTTCTAAGCTCGTATATCATGATTGTGCGACTACGTTTAGATGCTTTGAGTGCCATGCAGATGATGATGGTTGCGCAAAAGAAATTTTAAAATTTATTAAAGAAGAAGCAGCCTATTAAGGAGTGGTTTGATGCGAAGAAGAAACTGCCCTAATTGCGGAGCTCCATATGATATTGATCAGAATAAATGCCCGTATTGTGGGACTTCTTATTATGATATGAGTGCCGTTGATTTTGAAAGTGGTGAACCATTTTATTTGAAAATACGTACAAATATGAATGGCAAACAAGTATATATTACTCAATTAGTAAAACCAATATTGAATACAATTGAAATATTAACAGATACGGTTGATTGTTATTCTCATAATGGTAAGGTTGCAAGTTATATATCTAATAAATCATTAACGACAAATATAAGTTTTATTGGCATTTCAGATCAAAATGGAAACCTTATGACAATGACGGTTGAGTAATTTTGAATGGTGGTGATAATTATGTTTATTTGCTTGGATTGTGGATGTGTTTTTGACGAGCCTAAACATTGGATAGAAACACACGGTTTGGACTCCCCTCCATATGAAGAATGGGATGGGTGCCCATCTTGTGGTGGAGCCTATGCAGAAACATATAAATGTGATGGATGTAATGACTGGCTCTGTGGAACATATGTAGAAGTTGAAAATGGTAATAAATATTGTGAAAATTGTTATGAAATAAGAGAAGTTGGCGAATAATTTTGTGGTTTGGAGGTGGTGCGTTTGGCAAAACAGCAAAAAACACAACAGTATATATATAAAATTAATTCAAGTCTGCTCAAGCAAAATAATTGGGAATTAGAATTACCATTGTCAGACGCAAGAAAAATTCCTGGGGTTGTTGTTTCTTTGGCTGATTCGCAAATTTTAACTTGGATTAATGAGCTAAATGGAACCGAGGATTATGATTCAAGAGCAAAACAAATTAAAAAAGACATAAAAGAAATTAAAAAACAGCCAAATAGTGATGACAATAAGAAAAAAGTTTCAGAAAAATATACAGAATTATATGATTTACAGTTCAAAAAGGACTATTTATGTGTGGTTTTTGATAAAAAGTCTGATTATGATAGAGCAAATAAAGGGTTTAAAGTAAATGGAATTGCATATAAAAGATTGATTTGCACTACCAATGGAGTAAAAACATCCAGTGTTGTATATGCCGCAGATAGATTCGTTGAGTACAATGGGCAAAGTGTAAATATTCATGATGAGTTAAAGAGACGCATAGCAAATGGCAGAAATACAGATGTAAAGCTCTCTCCTGCTAAGTATGGAGCCTATGAATCACTTGCCGCTAGTGCATCAATCCCAGTTAGCTGGCCTAGATCTCGTGAAAGTAATATTCCCGGAGGCATTATTGTTGTAAAAGACTGTGTTGTTCATTTTAAGACGAATTTTATTGAAATAGATGACAGTGATCCAACGGTAGAACCAAAAGTAACAGAAAAACATAATGAAGATTTTGAAAATAATATGTCGGATGGATGTTCAATGATGCTCCCCCACTTGTCTAAAAGGTGGAATGGAGAGCTAAATGGAAACTCAGAACATACAATGAGCGGATGTAATATGCGTTGTGCTTTTACAAAAGGCATGGCTCTTACTTTTGATTTTATTAGATTCGCAGAAGAAATTATTGGTGCGTCTGCAGAACATCCAGAAAAGTATTTAATTAAAGATTATTGGGGGAAAGAAAGAGATATACGCGATGCTGATTTAATATTAACTGAAAGCCAGCTTAAGTTGTGCGGCAGTTATTCTTCATGGGAAGATTATTATGAAAAATGTATTGCGAATCATTATACTTTAAGAGTTACAAAGACATCTGAAGAAGAAAATGATGATATAAGGCAATTAAATTATCAATTTATACAGTCTTTAGACCTTACAGATGATGATATAGATGAGCTTATTGCACCAACAGTTAATGAAATTAAAGATATTATGGAGTTAGATCCAAGAAAAAGCGTTGCATATTTATGTGGCAAGGGATTAAATGAGGAAAATGTAATCTTTGCTGAAAATATTGCAAAAGCGCTTATGATTGATAAAATTGCTATAAATGATCCTTATGTTCGCTCAAAAATCAAAAAAATGATAAATAGACGAATAAAAGATGCTAAAATTGGTGTTTTGGATCTGCATGGGAACTTTCAAATCCTTTCTGGGGACTTATATGCTCTTTGTGAAAGTATGTTTGGATTAGAACCACAGGGGATTTTAAACGCTGGTGAAATTTATAGCAAATACTGGTATGATGAAGGTGTAGATAGAGTTCTTTGTTTTAGAGCTCCAATGAGCAATGCTCATTCTATAGTTGCTCAAAATATATGTAAAGATAAAAAAGCTCTTGATTGGTTTCAATATATTGATACTTGTATAGTTGTAAACGGATGGGATACAATGCCCGCTGCATTAAATGGCTTTGATTTTGATGGTGATTTATTATTTACAACAAATAATGCGTCATTGATAAGAAGACAAACTAATCTTCCTGCATTGAATTGTATACAGACAAAGGCTCCTAAAAAAGTAGTTAAAGAAGAGGATATAATTGCTTCAAATAAGGCTGGATTTGGCAGTAAAATTGGTTCCATAACAAATAAAATCACACAAATGACAAGTTTGATGGCAAATTATGACCCAAGTAGTAAAGAATATGAAACATTAAGATATAGAACTCAATGTGGTCAAGCTCTACAACAGAGGGAAATTGATAAGGCAAAAGGAATTTTGCCGATTCCGATGCCAAAAGAATGGTATCAATATGGTGCAAACATCATAAAATCTGATGATTCTGAGGAAATTCAAGAGAAAAAAGCATTTGATCAAACAATTTGTGCAAATAAAAAGCCGTATTTCTTTATGTATAACTATGATATAGAAAGAGTTAATTATCAAAAATTTATTGAAGAAGTTAATTCAAAATCAATTGGTCTATATGGCATTTCGTTTGAAGATATGCTAAAAATGGATAATTTAAGTGAAGATGTGGCGAAATTTGTTCAATATTGTTCTGCAAAATGCCCTATTGATATGTCTCCTTCTACTATGAATCGTATTTGTAGAAAAATAGAAGAAGAATTTGATGGAAATTTTTCTTGTGAAGAATTAGAATTTGACTATAGTATTTATAAATCAAAAAATAATGTAAAAAGAAGCTCTTATGCAGAAATTAAAGGTTTATGCGAGCATTATTTAATGAATTTGAAGACTTTAAATAGTAGAAAAATTAATAATGAAGAAGAAAGAAAGATATTATTAGAGGACAAAGACAGGCTTCTCGAAACTCTCATAGAAGATATGACGTCTATTTGTCCGAATGAAGAGTCCCTTTGTGATATTTTATTAGATATTTGCTATACTGGAAAAATGAGTAAAACTATAGTTTGGGATGTTTGCGGCACTCAAATTATTAAAAATATGTTAGAAAAACATGATAATACTCTTACATATCCAGAAAAGAGTGAAAATGCAGATTTTTGTTGTTGTGGTACGAAATTTTCTAATAAAACTATTAGAATTGGAGGTGAAATTATAGATGAGATTTAATTTTAATGAAAAAAGTAGGATTTATAGCATTATAGAGGATAAAAATATTGACGGGGTTAGTATAACTCAGGCAATTTGGAATGCAGCAATTTATTATACACAATTAAATCCTGTAGACAAAAATGACGTATTTTGGAAAATTGTTGACTTTATGGCTCAAAATTATAATGGTTTTATGTATCAGGGGTATATAAATACCATTAATAAGGATATTAATAAAGCTTATAAATACAAAATTAAAGATGTAAATACTATTAATATTACAAAAAGAGAAATGGACAAAATTATGTCTTTAAATGATATAAGAAAAGAAAAAATTGCATTTGTCATTTTAGCACTAGCAAAATATCAAAATGCCGAAAGTCAAAGAGATAATGATACATTTTACGCAAAGACTTCTGAAATATTTAAATTTGCAAGGGTTGTTATACCAGCAAAAGATAGAGATTTGTATTTTGGGTTTGCATATAAGGAAGGATTGCTCAAACAGAATTTTAGCATAGGTTATAATGCCTTGACTGCCGCTTTTGTAGATCATGATGAGGGCGAAGTCGTTCTTACGCTTGATGAATATGATTATTTGGAACCTGCTTATGCATTTTTGAATTATAAAAATGGCGGGTATAAAAGATGTAAGACGTGTGGGAGATGGTTTAAGGTAAAATCGAGTAATATGCAATATTGTAGCACACATAGAGAAGACTATACCCCAATGGTAACTAAAGAAGTTGAGTGTATAGAGTGTGGAATTCATTTTATTATACCATCTTCTAATAAGAGAAGCTGTAGGTGTGAAGAATGTCAAAAAAATCATATATTAGAATATGATAGGGATAGAAAAAGAAATAAAGGTAATTAATATATGGAGATTTATAATGGTACTTATTGTGTTTATGTTCATATTAATAAAATAAATAACAAGAAATATATAGGACAAACTAAATACGGAGACGATCCAAATAAACGTTGGCGTAATGGATTGGGGTATGAAGATTCTACGTATTTTTATAATGCTATACAAAAATATGGGTGGGATAGTTTTAATCATGAAATAATTGCCTCTAATTTAACAGAAACAGAAGCGAATTATTTTGAGGAGTTATTAATATCTAAATTAGATACAAGAAACCCAGATATTGGATATAATATAAAGTCCGGCGGAGAAAATCATATTAGATCAGAAACATCTATATTGAAACAAGTATCATCTATGAAAAATACAACTAGAGAAAGGCATAGAATTAAATCTTTTCAGAAATACCAAGAAAGATTTGATAATGGAGATATTTCTATAAAAAAGTGTTCTAAATGTGGCGCATTGTTTGAAATCAAATTAAAATGGAATAAATCTCATACTAAATTAATCCCGAAGAAACCAAATATTAAACGGTGTGAAGATTGTAGGGAATATCGACCCGAAGAAATTCGAGTAATAACATGCGTTGATTGTGGCATAGATGTATTAATTTATAATAAAATGGACAGTCGTACTTGTAGGTGCGAATCTTGCAAGAGAAACAAGCAATTAGAACGGCAGAGAGACTCTGCTAGAAAATATAGACAGAAAAATTCCGTAGATTTGCCAGTTTGACAATACAAAATTAATGCAAAAATGCAAGTGATTTACTTGCATTTTTTGCTACTGTAAAAAATTAATTGATACAAAATAGTAATGATATAAGAAAAAGCTTATATTTTATTAAATAAAACACACAACAGGGAGGTACAAAACATGGAACAATTAGCAATCGCAATTCCAAATTCAATTGAGAATCTTTCGCTGCCAAACCCAGAACTCCTACAGTTCTATAAGGATGTAGAAAATCGTAGTATTTGGATCGAGGGCGAAATTGATGAAAGTCTATTTGAAGCATCAAAGCTGATTATGAATTGGAACAGAGAAGACAAAGGTACTCCACCAGAGGATAGAAAGCCAATTAAGATATTTATTAATTCTCCTGGCGGTACATTAGAAGATACATTGTCTTTTGTTGGACTTGTAGAAACCAGTAAGACACCAATTATAACTGTTAATATGGGATGGGCATATTCCGCAGCATGTTTAATTGCATTGTCTGGACATAAGCGTTTTGCTATGCCAAATACTAATTATTTGCTTCATAGCGGAAGTGGTGGCTGTGGTGGTTCATTTGAGCAAACAACTGAGCAAATGAAACAATATAAAGCCCTTGTTGACAAGATGAGAAATTATATTTTAGATAAAACATCCATTGACTCTAAGACTTTTAATAAAAAAAAGAGTACAGAATGGTATATCACATGTGAAGAGGCTGTTACTCTTGGCATGGTTGATGGAATTATTAAAGATATTGATGAAATTCTATAATTTGGAGGGACTATATGGCTACAAAGAAAAAGACTGTTACAAATGAGTACGGGGACGCCCCAAAAACTGTTGAAGGGCACCCTTTTTATGGTCTTAAATTAGATAACGAGCAAAAGGAATTTGTAAATGCCATTTTGAATCCAGATAAATTAATCGTATTTGCGAACGCGAGAGCTGGTACAGGCAAGACGTTAATGGCTGTAGCTACTGCAAATCTTTTAGTGCAACATGGCGAGTATGATGGCATCGTGTATATAGTTAGCCCTGTTCAGGAAGAAAAACTTGGATTTCTTCCGGGTAGCGCTGATGAAAAAGTATCTATTTACACTACTCCATTATATGATGCACTTGCGAAGCTTGGAATTAATCCATTTACTTCTGTCATCCAAGAAGGAGTAGAAAATCAAAAGAATGGAACTGGATATATTGATTGCATTTCTCATGTTTATCTAAGAGGATGCAATTTAGAAAATAAAGTTATTATTATTGAAGAATCACAAAATATGTATACAGATGAATTAAAAAAGGTTTTAACAAGAATTTCTGATACTTCTAAAACTATTGTAATCGGACATAGTGGACAATGTGATTTGTACCACCATCCAGAAAATAGTGGTTTTGTTAAATATATTGAACATTTCAAAGATGAACCATATGCACAGATTTGTCATTTAACGACCAATCATAGAGGTATTGTTTCAACAAAAGCCGACGAACTTGAATGATTAGGAGGAACATAATATGGCAAAGGCAAGTATTAATAAGAATTATAAACTCTCTGCAAAGGGAGTGCTTGGATTAGACGAGGATGGCATTATTGGTATTGAGAACCCTGATACTGGTGAATTTATTGAATTATCTAGATTGTTTGTAGATTTTCTAGAAAAGCCAGTATCTATGTCTATTTCGTATGATGAGGATTATGAATAAAATACAAATTAGGAGGAACAAAAAATGAATAAAATACTAAAAAAGCAAGATATAATTAATGAACTCGCAGACCGTACAGGCTTTTATAAGTATAATATTGAAGAGTTTCTGACTGCTTTAGAGGCGCTAGTTACGGACGTTATGCAGGAAGCAAACTTTGATGAAAATGCTGAGATGAAGTTAATTCCCGGTGTTACAATTGGTGCTCGTAGAGTTGCTCCGCGTGAAGTAAGAAACCCACATGATAATACAACTTTGATGGCACCAGAAAGAGTCATCCCATATGCTAAATTTAGCCAGCCATTTAGATATAGAATTAATGGTGAATAATGGGGTGGTTTTATGAGTTATGATAAATTAAGTAATGAAAACGAAGAGCAATATATACTGCGCATATGCTCCATGAAAGAGTCACAAGGATGGACGTGGCAAAATATTGCAGACATATTAAATGAATCTCTTGGATATAACTACGGTGAGAGTGCATATAGAAAAAAAGTGCAGAGTTTTAATAAAATGATGGAAGCAAATGAAGGTGCATTTTTTACAGAAGATGAATATCTTGAAAAAATTCGTTCTGAACGTAAAGGCATTGAAAAGGAACGTAAAAAGCTGCAGACAGAAAAAGTGGAATATAATAGATGGCTTAGAGAAGAAGCAAGAGAAGAACTTATCGCAGAACATATTGCCGAGGCAATTAGAGAAATGCCAAAGCTAGATATTCCTCGTGTCATTGAGCCAAAATATAATACAAGGTTTGGAAACTTAGTTTTTGCAGATCCTCATTATGGGAAAGATTTATGTATTCAAGGACTTTTTGGGGAAATTTTAAATGAATATTCTCCTGAAATTTTTGAAAAAAGAATGTGGAATTTACTTAATCAAGTTCTTCAGATTTGTAATAAAGAAGGCTTTGATATACTAAATGTTTATGATCTTGGCGACGAAATTGAGGGATGTTTAAGAGTCTCTGCACTTATGAAATTAAGATATGGAGTTATCGAAAGCACCGCGAGATATGGACGTTTTATTACAGAGTGGTTAAATGAATTAACCAAGTATGTAAAAGTTAGATATCAAATGGTGAAAGATTCTAATCATTGTCAACTTAGGATGTTGGGACAACCTAAAAATACATTCAAGGATGAAAATGTATCATATATTATTACAGATAAGCTTATGGATAGACTTGGAGATAATCCTAATTTTGAATTCATTCAGAATCCTACTGGCTATGTATTTGATCAAATTGCCGGATATAATATTTTTGGGTATCATGGTGAAGGAAAGTCCCTTGAACAAGCGATTAAAGACTTTTCTAGAATTTATAAGGTACATATTGATTATTTAATTGGTGGACACAAGCATCATAAGTCAAGTAGCAATGTCGGAATTGAATCTGATATTATTAGTGTTCCTAGCATTATAGGTGTTGATGATTATTCGTTATCTTTAAATAAAGCGTCTGATCCTGGTGCTACCCTATTCGTTTTAGAGAAAGGCAAAGGAAACGTCGTAGAATATAATATAAAACTTTAATAAAACGGCAGTAATATATAATTACTGCCGCTTTTATATTGAAAACAAGAAAAAATAAAGGAGAACATAATAAAATGGAAGATATTAAAAAGAATTTTAAGCTAGTTTTTAACCCCGGATGCGCCAGACGTTTACTACGCGCTGGATGTACCATTGCAGATATTAAGCAGTCTAAAGAAAATCCAGATAAGACTATTTTTGTTTTTAAACGTGATGAGGCTTTCGAGGCTGCGTTTGCAGAGCTGAATGACAGTCTTAAGAAACAGGCAACTGATGAATCCGTTGAGATTTGTACGGAATAATATATAATATTCGTTACAAAATGCTAAGTAGAAGGGAGGAAGAGTGATGGCAACAGGTAAAAGTGCGGGCAGAAAGGCAACTTCTAAGGCTTGTCAAATTGAAAAATACTTATGCCCATATTGTAATACCATTAAAAAAGCTGGAGATTTTTATATGAGCTCTGACCCACTTGTGATGACTGGCAAAACGGTAATGTGTAAGGACTGTGCGGAAAAAATTGCAAGAAATTATAACGCTAGGACTAAGACATATGGCGATTGTACGAAGGCGTCCGTCCAAGAAGCACTTGAACGTCTTGATAAACCCTTCCTCGAAAATATTTGGAATTCTAGTTATTTTGAGTATATAAATGATAAAAATCCAAAGCAACGTAGCAATATATGGGCGGCATATATTAAAAATATTAGTATGCCACAATATAAGACAATGCGTTGGCGTGATGGAGATTTATTTGCAAATTATAAAGAGGAAGCAATTAAGCAAGCTAAACAAGATATTGGTAAGGAATTATCAGAAGATCAACGCCCAAAAAATCAAGAAATCAATGAAGAGTATGAAAAGAACCGTGTAGACGTTGTTAGATTACTTGGATATGATCCTTTTGAGCATGAACAAGAAGAAGATAAACCACTACTCTACTCTCAGTTGATTGGATATTTGGATGCAAGTGGAGAAAATGATGACATGATGAGAACCTCTTCCGCAATTACTATTGTTCGTGGTTTTTTACAACAAGCAAAATTAGATGATATGATTGCTAAAGCTATGTCTTCTCCAAATGTTTCCAATAAATCTGGTGAAATTAAATCTTATTTAGATTCTAAGAAAAATGTAGCCTCTACTGTTTCTTTGTTGGCAGAACAATCTTGTTTAAGTTTAAAACATAATAAAAATCAGAGTAAGGGCGAAAATACTTGGACTGGTAAAATTAAGAAAATTAAAGAATTAAATCTCCGTGAGGGAGAAGTCAACGGATTTGACATTGCAACATGTAAAGGCATGCAACAGGTTATGGATTTGAGCAATGCTTCTATTTTAAAGCAACTTGCTCTTGATGAATCTGAATATTCTGATATTGTCGCAGAGCAAAGAAAACTTGTAACTCAACTTACTAGCGAAAGGGAAAATTATAAAGAGATATGTAGGATTTTATTGAGAGAAAATTTAGATTTGAAAGATACGCTGTCTGAGCATGATTTATTGCCGCAAGAGAATCTTATCAATTTAAATGAACTCTTCTCCCCTCTTAGTGAAATAGAACCTGTTGACGAGGAGGTATCCGAAAATGAGCAGTCAGATGAAGATCAAAATAATTGATGAAATGAATGACAGGTATCTTTCGGATATAATGAATGAAAGTAATACTGTGTATGTAAAGCCCGGTGTATATGCAATGTCAACTCGTAAAATAGAATCACTTATAAAAATTGCAGAATTACAAAAATATTATCAATGTAATCCTGTTAGATTTATAAGTGATTTTTTCGGTATAGAATTAATTGATGCACAAGCATGGATAGTTCAAAGATCTTGGAATTGCCCAAATGTTCTTGTTGTGGCAACTCGTGGATTAGGAAAATCTACGGTAATTGATTTAATTCTTATGTCTAAAGGTATGTTATTCAATAACTTTTGGAGTTATATAGCATCAGGATCAGGCGGACAGGCTGAACAAACATTTACAACGCTTGAACGTCTGGCAAATGACAATATCGATGAAATGGTTGGTTCGACTGGATATATTTTTAAGCACGAAGTGGAAATTAAAAATGCTGCAGGAGATGGATTCAGTCATTCAAGCAATGGATTTACATATTCTTTGTATAATGGTTCTATGACTCAGACATTGAACTCAAATATCGATGCCAAAAGAGGAATGAGAGGAACCGTTATTTTTGATGAAAGTGGCTTCCTATCTGCAGAAATGATGAAGGTTTATGGTGCATTTGCTATTGTCAATAAAAGCTTTAAAACTGGTAAAGACAGAGATGGCAATCTTATTGACCCAATTAGACTTCGTACATTTCCTACAAATATTCCAAATCAAAAATTTTATATTAGTTCAGCATCGAGTACTGATACTGAATTTTATCGCTTATATAGAGAATTTGCTAAGCGACAACTTATGGGAGACCAAGATTATTTTGTTGCTCATATAGATTGTGAGGTTGCTTTTAAACCGACTATGCATGGTAAGGTTATCGCTCCTTTACTTATGCGTAGTACAGTTGAAACCGAAATGGCAACGAACCCAGAAAAGGCACGTCGTGAGTATTATTGTGAATTTACTACCGATGCTGGGCTAAATGCGATTATTAAGCGCGGCACTATTGCTCGTAATAGCGAAACTCGTGTCCCGTTGTTATATAATGATACGGGTAAAAAGAAATTTATATTTGCATATGACCCTGCTCGTTCCAGAGATAATAGCGTTATTCTTATAATGGAACTTTATGTTGACGAACATGGCAATTATAAAGGGCGTATTGTAAATTGTGTTAATTTATTAGATGTTGGTAAAAAACGTAAAAGCCCAATGCAGACACCAGATCAGATTAAATATTTAAAAGAACTTATATTGGATTATAATGGAAACGCTCCAGATTATGAAAACATAGAAGCAATTTTAATAGATGCTGGTTCTGGTGGTGGCGGCGTAAATATTGCTGACTATCTGATGGAAGATTGGGTAGATGATAAGGGAAATAAACATAGAGGCTTAATAGATAAGGAATATAGCGCTGATTATGTTAGTAAATATCCTAATGCTATTAATAAATTAAAGCTTGTCTCCCCTACTCAATATAAGTCGATTATATATGAAGCACTTATTGAAATGATGAATCTTGATTGCATTAGTTTCACGAATGATTATGATAATAAGGGCTATTTAACGTTATTTGAGGTCGATGATAAATTATACAATTCAGAGAAGAAACGTATTTCTGAAGAACTGAAAAAGCAAAACATTCCAGAAATAGAATTTGCTCAAAAGGTCGAAGAAGAAATGAAAAAATCTTCTTGTATTAAAACAAAAATTGTAAAACTTGATCCATATCAAGAAATTGCACTGAAAAATATTGATGCAATGAAAGAAGAAATGGTGAATATGGTTCGTAAAAAAAGAGATTCCGGGAAAGACTCTTTTGACTTAATACCAGAAAAAGCAAATAAGTTGCACGACGATAGAAGCTATTGTGCTGCGTTATGTGCATGGGCACTTTCAGAAAAACGTGCAGAGCGTATTCGTAATAAAAAACGTACAACAAATTATAAACTTATAGACATGCTACCTGTTACTCCACGCAAACAAATTGAAAAAATATTTGGATAAGAAAGGAGGCCGATGCCTTTGGAAAGTTTTGAACAGAAAAAGAAAGAGCTAACAGAACAAGAGCGCATAGCGGCTCTCCAAAAAGACGAAAAAGCCAGAGCGAGATTTGCTGCAGTTAAAGATATTTTGCAGTTAATTGATCTAACTCAGAATCAATCTAGGTCTTATACGGTATATTCTAAGGACAATCTTAGAAGCTATCTTCAGAATCCTTCCACGGAAGCCAATCAGAAAAATTTAAGGAATTTATCTGAATTTTTATATACCGTTAGTCATGTATATAGAAGGTTGGTATTAAATAAGGCCAATCAATTTGATGCAAAAAGTTATATTGTTTATCCTAAATTAAATGATAATGGTGAGGTTGAAGAATCTTCTTATCAAAATTATATTAAGACAAGCAATTATGTTCAAGGGATGCATTTAGACACACAAATTCGTAAATGTTTAATTAAAGCATGGCTGGATGATGTTGTATTTGGATTCTGTTACGGTAATCCAGAAGAAGATATGTTTTTTATACATATATTAGATCCTGATTATTGTAAAATTTCAAGCGTGGATTATTATAGCGGAAAAATAAATTTTGCATTTAACTTTTCATTTTTTGATGGTTCTAATAGTTTTTATCTTGACGTGTATGATCCCGTTTTTAAGAAGATGTATAATTCTTATAAATCTGATAGTAAGTTACGTTGGCAGGAGTTACCTCCAGAACAAACTTTTTGTTTAAAGATTAATGAAGATAATTTGGCTTATCCTGTACCACCATTTTCAGGGATGTTCAACTCTTTAATTGATCTTGTTGATTTATCTCAAATTCAGGCGGTTAAGGATGAGTTAAGTGCTTATAAATTAATTTGGGCAAAGATCCCTACTATTTCTGGTTCGAAAGAAGTAGATGATTTTGCGATAGATTTGGAGCTTGCAAATCAGTTTTATGAAAAGTTATTAGGTATCATTCCAGAAGGTATTGCTATTGGTCTATCTCCAATGGATTTGGATAGTATTGATTTTAATCAAAATGCCGCTGAGGATACTAATGTTGTTAATAAGGCATATCAAAACCTTATTGAAGCCAATGGTGATATTGTTTTAAATTCTAATAAGATTACTAACAGCACAAGTTTTAAATTTGCTATGATGGCAGAGAGTATGACGGCTATGGCTGTCGTGAATCAGTTCAATGTATGGATTAATTTTTATATTAAACAGAATCTTAGCATAGAAGATGTAATTGTTGAATTTTCTGATGTTAGTAAATATTTTAAGGATGACAAAATTGACCAATTATTAAAGTTGGGGCAATATGGCTTACCAGTTAAAATGCAAATGGCATCATTATTAGGAATTAACCCTGCTCAGTGCCGTTCTTTAGAGTATCTAGAAGATAAACTTGGATTAGCAAGGACGAAGTGGGTTGCTCCGTTGGTATCTAGCAATGTGCAGAGCGGATTGTCAGAAAACGGAGATGGTTCTGATGGTAGACCGACAAGTGATGAGCCGTTGACTGATGAAGGTGAGAATACAAGAGATGGAAATAAGAATGATAAATAAGGAGGCGGCATAATGAACCAAAAAAAGTTTATAATTACTAAAGATCCAGATGTGGCAAAGCAACTTGCCGCTACCTTTAAACAAGTAAATAAGACAAATGATATGTGGGTGTTTCTAAATGAGATAACCACAAATTTTAATTTTGCTGAGTATAGCAAGAAGATTTCATTTACAAATATTTTATGTGTTTAATAATACAAAATTAAAAGGAGCAAAAAGAATGAATAAATATTTTTATTGTTATAGTTGGCCATTAAAAGAATTTTTAGTTCAGAACGGTGAGTTTTCTATTGTCTCAGGGAGACACCCGAAGACCGACAAACAATATTGGGTGTTTGATAGCACAGAAAAATTAAATAGTTTATTAACAGAGTGGAAATTAAGAAAACAGTAATTTTCATTCTTTTTATTTTGAAAAGTATTTGGAGGAAATTATTATGAGTTATGATCAAAAAACTATGATGTACGCAGGGTATATTTATTGTGTTGAAAATTTAATAAATAATAAGAAATATATTGGATATACAAAAAATAGTGTAGAAATTCGTTGGGAACAGCATCTTTCTAAGACGCATCATAAAGAAGATCATTCTGCCTTACATTTAGCAATTGATAAATACGGAAAAGAAAATTTTTCTATATATATTTTAAAATCAATATCTTCCGACAATGAAGAAGAACTTTTTGATTTATTAAAAGTGTCAGAGAAAGAATGTATAAAACAATATAATACACTCTCTCCTAATGGATATAATATTTTGCAAGGAGGGGAAACTGTTCCAATTAATCGTATTACGCCCGTGTATCAATATACTATGCAGGGAGAATATGTTGCTTGTTATAAAAGTATTACAGAAGCGATACAGTTAAATGGTTTCGATGATAATTTTAAAAATAGTAAAATTGGTAATTGTTTAAGAGGAAACCATTGTGCTTTTGGTTATTTATGGAGCAAAGAATATGTGCATAATATTGTAGAAATATATGAATCGTATAATGATGCGAAATGTCGTAGAATATATAAAAATTCAAAGCGTGTAGTTCAATTAGACTTAAATATGAATATTATATGTATTTTTGAATCAGTTACATTGGCTGGTAAAAATACTAATATTTCTGAAAAACATCTTCGAAATGTTTGTTCGGAATATTATAATAAGTCACATTATGCTAAAGGATATTTATGGTTTTTTGAAGATGACTATAATAATTTATGTTCATAATATGTACCATTTAATGGATTACATATATAGCAAATCCCCTATTCTGCAAGAAAGGAGGAAATTACATGCATAAAATTTTAACGCTTGATAATTTATATCAGTTCTTTGTAGAACAAAATAAGTCTGTTAATTTTAGTTCAAAAGAAAAAGGCAACCCGATTGTTGTTTCTACTCCTGCAAATTTTGAAGTATCTGATAATGATATGCCTGGGATGCTTAAATTAAAATTTAAAGTTTGTCACACCGAAACCAATAGAAACGGAAGCCATATTTCTAAAGAGAATATGGAGACCGCTATGCCTACTTTAAAATATAGACCTGTCTTAGCATATATTCATCAACTTGATGATGGAACATATGATTTTTATGCTCACAATATGGAAATTGAAGAAGATGAAAATGGTGATGAAAAGATAGTTTATACAGAAAAGCAAGTTGGTTGTTTTACGGCAGAAGATCCTTATCTTGAGTATGATGAAGAAAAGGATAAGACATATGTTAATGCATATGCTGTTATTCCAGAAGAATATACTGAAACTGCGAATATCATTCGTAGAAAGAATGGAACAAAAGTAAGCTGTGAATTGGTTATCAATGAGCTTTCTTATAATGCCAAAGAGAAATATCTTGATTTGACAGATTTTTATTTCGGCGGTTGCACTTTATTAGGCTGTGATGAACATGGTAATGAAATAGGCGAAGGAATGCTTGGCGCAAGAGCTGATATTGTAGATTTCTGTCAAAAGGAGCCTGTATTTAATTATCAAGAAAAATTGGTTGAAATATTAGACAAGCTTGACAGTACATTGTCTAATTTCAATAAAAACAATACAGAGAAGGGAGTGAGAAGAGAAATGAATCATTTTGAGGAACTTCTAGAGAAGTATGATTTTACTGCAGAAGAGCTGGATTTTGATTATGAAAACATGTCAGATGATGAGCTTGATGTCGCATTTGAGGAATTTAAGAATAAGAAGTATGGAGATGATGATGGTGGTACGGGTTCTGATACTGGTGATGCCGGAGAAACAGATCCTAGCGTTGGTGAAGGCGATGGCGAAGGCACAGGCACTACAGATCCACAGCCAACAGAACCAGAACCAAGCGAAGATGAAGATCCAGAAGATGGTGAAGGCGCTTCTACTGAAGATGATGAGTCTAAGAAGAAGGGTGAAAATTTTGTAAAGAATTTTAAGATTGAAATTTCTCATGAGGATATCAGATATGCTCTTTATAATCTTCTTGGAGAATATGAAGAGGCAGACAATGAATGGTATGGAATTTATGCTGTTTATGATAATTACTTCATAATGCAGGGATGGTGCAATGGAAAATTTTATAAACAGGGTTATGCTATTGACGGAGAAAATGTATCTCTTGATGGTGAGCGTACAGAAGTGTTCCAGATGCTATTGACTGAATCTGAAAAGATTGCGGTAGAAAAACTGCGCAGTGATTACGCTGAACTTGAAGAAAAATATAATGAGCTTAAGACATTTAAGGATAATTATGATGCTGCAGAGCAGAAAGTCGCAAAAGATGCTATTTTTGCAGATGAAGCATATGATAGTATCCGTGAATCTGATGAGTTTAAGGCACTTATGAACGATTCCGAAAAGTATTCTGTCGAAGAGATTCAGAATAAGTGTGATTTGCTATTCGCTGCTAGTGTAAAGAAGGCACAGTTTGCTGCGAAGGATAAGAAGTCTCATAGTCTTGGATTTAATTTTAGTAAAAAGGAAGATAAAAAGGCTTCTGCTTATGGTAATTTATTTAAGAAAGATTGAACAATACAAAATTATTAAACTAAGGTCGTTATAAATAACGACTTTTGTTATATTAAAATAAATTTTAAATTATGAAAGGATGAAATTAGTTATGGCAAATGTTTTTGATAAAATTGTCGGAACTGAGCACGTTGTTGCTGAAAGTTCTCTACTGAAGGCTACCGAAGTTGGTCATATTCTATCCATGAAGTGCCACAAGGATTTAGACAATGGTTCTATTGTTACTAGAGGTGCATGGGTTGAGGCACAGGTTTTTGATTCCGCAGATTATGCTGCTGGTAAGAAGCCCTACCTAGTACTCACTCCTCCTATTGGATATAACTCCGATAGACGCTCTTACCAAGAGGAAAGATATTTCTATAATGCTACTGGTGAGATTGCAAGAGCTTATGAACTATACGTTGATGATATTTTCACCGTTTCTGCCAATGCTATTGCTGCTCTAGCTACCGCTCCTGTTGTTGGTAATTATGTAGAGATTGAGAATGGTCTTTATAAGGAAGCTAATGACGCTCCTAAGACTGGCATTGTTCTTCAGATCGTTGAGAAGGTTAACTACACTAATAGCGTTTCTTACAGACTCCATGTCGTAAGTCTAGGCGCGTAATTTGAAAATTGAGAAAGGAGGAAATAATTATGGCTAAGTTTATGCAGTTTGATATGAATGTTAAGAATGTATTTGATAATAATGAGAATGATTATAATGCTTTTAATAAGCTAATGCTTGACTATGCTCACAATGCTCTAGATGGCATTTCCGTAAAGGAAGCAAATCAGAAGATTGTTGAGATTTTCCGCAATGTTATTGGTTGTGACGAAAAGTCCACCAAGGCAGAAATTCGTAGAGGTATTCGTAGAAATCAGGCAGTTCTTTTTGATCTAATTGAGGTCGTTATTGATGATGCTCTAGTTAGTGGATGGCAGGAGAATCCTTTCTTCAAGGAGTTCGTTGAAATTCGTAATCTAGCACTTGGTGATAAGAACGAATTCTATTGCCCAGATCAGAGTGTTCTTTCTGTAATGAAAGTCTCTGGCAATCATCATGATCTGCTACGTCAAAGATTAGGGGCCGGTAAGACCTTTAGTGTCGAGACTAGTTGGTATGGGATTAAACTTTAGTTCCCCTACAGCGAAAGCTGTTTGAATAAAATAATGCATTGAATTGCTGGAAAATCCTAAAGCTGTATTGGCTACAACGTGGACTGTAAAGTCGAGCGTGAATGCTACGAAAGTAGAAAAAACAAATACAGATGACACATGGTTAAATCCTAAATGTTGTAATAATGGATAATCAGCAGCCAAGCATCTTGATAAATTAAAATTTTATGGTATAATACAAAATTAATGTTAAGATGAAGGTTCAACGACTATCCCGTAATGGGAGTAGGACGCAAGCGGTTGGCGTTCGAAGTGGTGCATGCCCATAGATTTGGGTAAAGATATAGTCTGATCTTTGGTGAAAGCTAAAGGACGTTAAGTCAACATGGGAGTAGCGTCCCAATATCATTTTTCTAAAATAATTATATAAGGGTATGAATTAATGGAAAAATATCTATGTGGAATTTATTGTATAGAAAACATTATTGATAATAGAAAATATATTGGTTTGTCACGAGATATTTATAGAAGATGGGGAGAACATAAAAGCGAACTTCGCAGAGGTACGCATGCAAATGTTTATTTGCAAAATGCATGGAATAAGTATGGCGAAGACAATTTTGAGTTCAATATAGTGGAATTATGTGATCCTTTTGTTATTTGCGATAGAGAGCGTTACTATATTGCAGAATATCATACACTATCTCATGAAAATGGCTATAATTTGACGAAAGGCGGAGAAAATGCTGCCACAACTAATAAAATGATTATAAGTTTATTGACTGGGACGGTTTATGAATCTGTAAAAGATGCAGCAAGAGATAACAATGTTGCCGACATAACGATGATAGATTGGTGTCGCAAATATTATAATTTCATGTATTTGGATGAATATAATTCTATGGATAATAATCAAAGAGATTACTATCAGAATTTTGATTGGACGACATTTATGCATGAAAAATTAAGTAAAGCACATTCTCGTGATAATTTAAGTGAAGAAACATTATTAAAATATAAAGAGTGTACTTCTGGAAAAAATAATCCTAGAGCAACTCCTGTTTATTCTCCAGAATTAAATGAATCTTTTTGGGGAGCAAAAGATGTATTTGATAAGTATGGAATCAATAGAGGCAGTATCGCTTCATGTATAAGCGGGAAATTAAAACATGCTGGTAAACATCCTATTACCGGCGAGCCATTAACATGGCAAAAATTAGAAAAATGATATTTAATGTTAAACACAAAATGTAAGGTTTACGCAGAATTTGAAAGACTACTTACTGGCGTTGAAGATTTTGCAACTCTAGTTGGTAAGATTACTGAAGCTTTTGATCGTTATGTCAATCAGGCTCTATATGAGGCTCTAATGGGTGTTGGCACTACTCTAGGCGCTCAGTGGTATAAGTCTTCTGCTCTAAGTGATGCAACCAAGGAAACCCTACGTACTTTATGTATGGATGTTGGTATGGCATCTGATTCCGAAGTCGTTATTATGGGTACTCGCGCTGCTCTTGCTAGTGTGTTTGATCTTACTAAGGTTGAATGGGCTTCTGGTAGTATGAAGGATGAGAAGTACACCACTGGTAAGTTTGGTTATTGGGAAGGAATCCGCCTTGTGGAACTCAAGCAGGGCTTTAAGCTTAACGATACCACTCAGTATCTAATCGCCAATGATATTCTGTTTATTATGCCCGTTGGCGTTGAGCCTTTCATCAAGCTAGTTTATGAAGGTGACACTCAGATGTATCAGGTTCAGGATGCTGGTACTCATATGGATCTTACGTATGATTACGAGGTTCAGACCAAAATGGGCCTTAGTGTTATTACTAACCAGAAGTTTGGTATGTGGAAGATTGTTAAGTAATTTAAACAATACAAAATTAATTATTAGGATAAAAGGAGAAATTTAATATGGCAAATACAAGAACCAAGAAAGTAGAGGCCGAGGCTCCTACTGAAGAAATTATCAAGGAAGAACCCAAGAAGAAGGCTCCTCGTAAATTTGCGCAAGACGATGTTATTTTGTGCAAGTCTGTGACGTTTGGAGAACTGCTATTACCCGGCAAGAAGTCTCAATTACTATACACATGGGCAGATTATGGTGATGCTACTGAGGTAGAATTTCAAGATCTTCAAGCTCTTAGGTCTATAAGGTCTGCTTATCTAAATGCGCCTTATTTTGTAATTGAGGACGAAGAGTTGCTTGAGCAGTGGCCCGAACTTAAGACTCTTTACGCAAAGGTCGCCGCACTAGATGTCGATAATCTATTCAATCTACCTATTAATCAGTTTAAGAAGAGACTTCGTGAGATTCCTGTTGGATTTAAAGATTCTATCAAGAATATTGCTGGAGATAAAATTCGTAATGGTTCTTTAGATAGCATTGCAAAGATTAACGCACTGGATGAAATTCTTGGCACAGAGTTAAAATTAATGATTGAGTAAAGGGGGTTATTTAAATGACTCCTTTTTCTGAAATTTATGAAAGAGCTGCTTCTAAAATTGAAGACCCAGATCTTGCATTACTTCCAGAGGAAGATTTGGAAGATATGTTTCATGAATGGCTTATGAGCGCTATTTCACAATTTAGAAAATGCAAAAATGACCTTTCTAATCGAGATGAAGAGAATAAGCAATTTAACGTAGATTTATTAGATGTAGAGAAGGAAATTCTTGCAATTTTAGTTGTGAGGCAGTGGCTTGAGCCGCAAGTTAATTCTGTTTTATTGACTAAGCAAGTTTTTGCTGATAAAGAGCAGAAATATTATTCTCAGTCTCAGCATCTTGCGGAATTAATAGCGTTGGATGAAAAAATGAAGTTAGAAGCGCAAAGGCTAAGCCGTGATTATACATATGGATATGGTTCGTATTGGACTTGAGGGAGGAATTACTATGAATACTATTTATGGAGATATCCCTCAAATACAGATTATAGAGCAAAAACGTTATTTATATGGAGCAATTATTAGTTGTCTTTATCAAAAAGAGAATGAATACCCTTTTTTAGATGCCCATATGCAATCATTGATTAATCAAATAAGTGGATTAAATAAAATGTTTAATTATCAGCCAGAAATATTGACTATTATTAGTTGTTTAGAGACAGCACGAAAGGAGCCCTCTCAGTTCCGCAAGGCTATACTTGATGCGGCTAACTTAGTTAATGCCTTGAAGGATGGTGATAACGATGCTTGATTCGTTTAAAACTCGTATGGAAAGACTAGGCAAATGCCAAAGTGATGCTTATTTACGTAATGCCGATAGTACAATTAATGCCACCTTCAAGAGAGACCCAGCCTATCGTGAGGTTCTTGTAACTTCTGCACCAAATGGAATCACATTAAGAAAGCTAGATGCTAAGTTTATTATTGATACGCGCCGTTCAATAAGCGGCGACGAAGAGGTATATAAGCTGCAGTTTAGACCTCATGTTAAAATTCCAGTTGGCTCATATGTTGATATTCCAGATGATGCTGGCGAATTGCAAAGATGGCTTGTCATTCTTGATGACCATCAGCCGCAGTTTCATATGTATTATGTATTAAAGTGTAACTGGACATTAAAATGGGTACATGAAGATAAAGTTTATAAGTGTGAGTGTGTACAGAGAACGCAGAGTTCTTATAACTCTGGTCTTTGGACTGATTATATTTTTACTACGCCTGAAGATCAAACCATCATGTTATTGCCGACAACTCCTTATACTCAAACGCTTAGTTATAATCAACGTGTGTTAATTTATGATAGCGGTAGAAAAATACCTTTGGCGTGGGAATTATCTAAGGTATTAGATACAATTCCAGTTGGTATTACACGTTTGACATTTAAACAAGTCCAAGCGACAATGCAGGAAGACTGTGGAAAATATGGCTTAGCAAATTGGTGCACGAATAAAGAGCACGACATTACTAAAAACGAAATTTGCCAATATTGTAGATTAAAAGAGCCTCATTATATTGATGCCGGACTTGAAATGCCAGAGGAAGAATCCCCGACAGGGAGAATTACTTATAATGGCAAAGATGCCACATTGCGTGTTGGCGGTAGTTCTAAGGTATTTACGGCAGAATTTTGGGATGCATTTAATTTGGTATATGTTGCAGATAAGCCGATATGGAAATTGTCATTTATGAATAATAACCAGTTATTATGCTCTATTAATCTTCATTACCATAATGATGATTGGGAAATTGAACCATCTGACGATTGCCCTTCTAATGTCATGCTATCTGATTTAAGTTTTAGAGACGATGTTTCTACGCCATCGGATGTTGATGCATGTGATGTTACGTGTAGTGTCAATGGAGAAGAAATATTTAAAATTAATGTTGCACCAGCAGAAGATAACTGGAATGCTCTTAAATTACGTTGTTTACAATTATATAGCATGGTTGGTAAAAAGATTGTTGTGTCGGCCGCAAACAAAGATGGTAAGTACGCAACAGAAACGGTCATGGAGGTGGTTAGTTAATGATTAGAGATATTCAAAATATTGATGATGATGTGTCTAGTATGAAGCGTTTGATTCGTCAAAAACTCACGTCTGATCCAGATGTTATTGAGGCGTTAAATAATCATGAACTAGATCCTTCAAGCCCAGATGATTATTTAAATACAAATATTTTTGCATATATTCGCGTACCAGAGGTGCAGGATGTTGCAAGAAATTTTATATGCTTTAGCGTAGATGACGTAGAAGACCATCAATATAATAGTGTTATGAAAATTCAATATGTACAATTTGTTGTGTTTTGTCATGCGGATGACATTAAGACTCCGTATGGAATTGAGCGACATGATCTGATTGGATACTTACTTCGAGACATTTTTAATTGGTCTAATATGTTTGGTATGCAAGCAAAATTGATATACAACAAAGAGGGAGTAACAGATACTTCGTACTCTACTCGTACTTTAAAATTTGAACTTACCAGAACCAATTCTCTGAATAAAGCTATAACAAGGAACAAATATGAGTTCTGATATTTTTGAAGTAGATCCTCTCCAATTATATTTTGGAGACGATTATATTATTAATGATAAAATAAAAATTAAACAGGCAAAAATTGGAGATATTGTAGATTTTGGTGAGGCGAAATATTTTAGTGTTGTTCATACTTTAACTGCTATTCCGAGCGACCTTAAGTCCAAACTTTGGGATATGGGGTTAGATTGGATGGAGATTGAAGATTTTGAGTTGTTTATGATGCTTGCTCCGACGTTATCAAAAGAAAATACTGAATTGCTGTTTGGTGATTTAGATTTTACTAAATTAAAACCATATAGAAATAAGGAAAATGGCGATATTGTTTTGGCGGATTTAGAATCTGGTGTAAAGATTGATAAATTAATTTATTTAAGAATTGTAAATTATTTAAGAAAGGTTCATAATATTACGCCAAAAATAGAACGTGCGGCAAATAAGACAACCAAACAAATCCTTATAGATGAAGACAGAATGAAAATTAGGTTAAATCAAGAAAAGCCTTTTAAATCATATCTGTTGCCGCTTATTTCTTCTGTAAAGGTTCGTATGGGATATACGAAGGATTATGTGAGAAATGAGGGATTTGTAGAATTTTTTGATGATTTGGCTCGCCTACAAATTATCAATAATGCAGACCATCTACTTGCTGGATGTTATTCTGGCATGATAGATACAAAGAAAATAAATAAGGCGGATTTGAATTGGTTAAAGGAGATTTAATTATCTCTTGAATATTAAATTTATTATTTTTAGGAGGAAATTATTATGGCTTTTGATATTAATAACTTTGTTATCGATAGAGTCACTCGTGGTGTTGCTCTATCTCAGAAGGACGATTCCGTACTATTCTCTATCAACCAGATGCAGAATGTTTCTCTAAACTGCGCATCTGAATCCACTGACGCTGTTGACGCTCTAGGTACTCCTATTGCTACGTTCTATCGTGCTAAGAGTGCCGAGTTCTCTGCTGAGAACGCTATTTTCGATATGAATCTAATGGCTACTCAGCTTGGTGCCAAGAAGAAGGTTGCCAGCTCTGCTGCCAAGATTACTGCTCCTGCTATGGAGAGCTTCGAATATGGCACTGGTTCTTATGAGCTAAAGCATGCTCCCAAGGGCGAAGTTAAGGAAATTTATGTTCTAAATGGCGATAGCACTTTTGGTAAGAAATACACCAAGGGTACTGCCCCATCTGAGACAGAGTTCTCTCTTGCTGGTCAGACGATGAAGCTACCTACCGGCCTAAATGCTAGTGACGAGCTATTTGTTATGTATGACTATGAGACTGAGAATGCTGTTGAAGTTGTCAACTCCGCTACTGAATTCCCTGTCGGCTGTAAGTTCGTCATGGAAGTTCTTGGCTGCGACGTATGCGATCAGACTACTCTAGTTCACGCTTACGTGATCTTTAACAACTTTAAACTTAGTCCTGATTTCGACTGGAGCATTGCTACCGATGGTGCTCACCCCTTTAGTGGTAAAGCACAGCAAGCTTTAAATATTAGAGCTCTTGCAGCGTAAGCTGCTTGTATAAACATATTGAATTGCTGGAAAGTCCTAAAGCCAATTAAGCTACAACATAGAGATGAAATATGCTCAAGTGTGAATGCTACGAAAGTATAAAAAATTAATTGGATAACATATGGTTAAATCCTAAGTGTATTTATAATGGATAATCAGCTTCGAAGCCTTGAATAGAGGAACGATCAACGACTAGGCGTAAGCCGTAGGGCCAAGTGGCTCGAAGTAGTATGCCCCACTTATGTGGGTGAAGATATAGTCTCGCCTTATATGAAAGTATAAGATGCACGTAATGGTGCTGACTAAAATTAACGACTTTAGTTGAAGATAAGCGACTGTGACAAGGAAAAGAGATTAGAAGTGATGGCTGCATAATGCGGCTTTCTACGAATAGTTTCCGTATAAAGTAATTTATATGATAAATAACACATTGAAATGCTGGAAATCCCTAAAGCTCATATACCAAAGCGGAAAGATGAAACATGCTTAAACGTAATGGTCACGAAAGTAGAAAAAAGTTATGAGATAGATATATGGTTAAATCCTAAGTATCTGTTATAATGGGAAATCAGCAGGTAAGTCTCGAATAGAGAAAACCTCAACGACTATTCTCGTTAAGAGAAGTACATAACAAGCGATTGGTTATGGAAGTGGTGTGCCCCACTTATGTGGGTGAAGATATAGTCTGTACTTTATCGAAAGATAAAGGGTCATAAGACCGGGCAAGTGTAGCGCCTTGCTTAAACGCAATAGTATTCTCCATCGTTATTCCTAGCGAGGAATAATTTGTCAAGGACTTGACAAAACAAAATTAATGTGATATAATATCAACGCAAGATAGAAAGAGAGGTAATTGGCTCTTTTGACAAGGCAAGGTGCCTCCACACCTTGCCTTCTTGCGGTATTTAAAAGTGGAGATGTTATTATGGAGGTAATATTTTATGATTGATATTAATAACGAATATTATAATGAATTAGTTGAAGTAGAATTAAATAATACAAATTTTAGACATTATAAAAATTTAGGGTATGAATATCCTAAAGTTTATGATAAATATAAACATGAATTCATTACTCCTTATGGAACTAAAATAATGGTCAAAAGAAAAGATTTACCAGATGTTTTTATGATTGGTAAAAAATTTGGTGCATTAACCGTTATTGATTTTGATTATGTAAAAAGTTCTATAAAGAAAGGTTCACAAAGATATAAATATTGGATTTGCCAGTGTGAATGTGGCAGTAAACCAAAGAGCATTAGGCAAAAGGACTTGTTGGGAAAACGCATTACAAGTTGTGGATGTTGCTTTGGTGGTCAAAGCTTAATCTCTAAACCAACAGCAAAGAAAATGGAGCCCGAAAAGAAGATTCCGGTTTATAAAAATAAAGATCAAATAGAGAATTTGGTCGGTCAACAATTTGGAAAACTTACGGTTGTTAGGCTTGATGAAGAAACACCACAGACTCCAACAAAAAGTGGACACTTTAGAGTTAGATGGTGGTGTAAATGTTCTTGTGGGAATGAAAAATTAAAGTCTGTTTTGGCTTCTCATTTAAAACGTGGTAATATTCAGTCTTGTGGGTGTCTACACAAAGAAGCTCTTTCTGGTGAAAATAATTGGAATTGGAAAGGCGGAAAGACATCAGAGATTAGATTATTGAGAGAGCGAGAAGAATATTTTGAATGGAGAAGAAGAGTCTTGGCTAGAGATAAATTTTCTTGTCAATGTTGTGGAAATTCATGTTCTTTAAACGCTCACCATTTATATAATTTTGTTGAATTTGAAGATTTAAGATATAATACAGACAATGGAATAGCATTATGCGAGGCGTGTCATGCTGCAAGATATGATGGCTCCTTCCACAACCTATATGGTACTCACAATAATACTCCAGAACAACTTCGTGAATATATTTTAAATAAATCTAATATCGATATTTTTGAAACACATCCTAAAATATTATCTCTTACAATCAAAACTAACATAAAGGAGTGATCTCTCATGAGATATCCTCGTACATGTCTGTGCTGTGGTAAGACCTATAGTTATTGCAGCAACTGTTGGGACTACCGTGCTCTCCCACTGTGGATGAATTCATTCTGCAGTGACAACTGCAAAGATATTTTTGAAACTTGCACAGACTATAATTTTGAGCTAATCACTAAGGAAGAGGCAAAGGAACTCCTATCTGCCTGCGACCTTTCTAACTCTAAGAATTTTAATAAATGCGTCAAGCGCGATCTTGGTGTCATTATGCAGGAACCAAAGAAGATTGAGTTTCCTGTCAAAAAGGCAGAATAATCTGCAATCACATGAAGTAGTTTTACAATTAAATACAATATTAAGGTGTTAAGCTTCATGTAAAGCGTAGCACCTTATTTTTTTAGGACAAAAAGGAGAAATGAAAATGCAAGCAAAATCTAATATTATTCCTGGTCTGTTATATGATTCAGATAAATGCGTGTATATTACATGTGTCCCTCAAGTTCAAATGTATTTACAAAATAATGCGGAACTTCTTGATATTCTAAGCTGTGGTACTCGTACTAATCAGCTTGTTTTTGTGTTTGAAAGAAATACACTAACAAGAAGTCTTTATGAGGAATGGAAGAAACGCAGACCATAATTCTTTATTTTAAGGAGGTGGTTGAATGTCAAACATCGAAACTACTTTTGCAACCATTATAATTAGTGCTCGACATAATAAATTGTCTGTAGTGAGGAGCGCAGTTGGTACAAGCGGAATTATTAATACTTTAATGTGCAGATTTGAGTTCAAATCCACCGATTGGGCTGGCATCCAAAAGATGGCAGTTTTTCAGAGCATGAGTGATTATGTAAAACATAACGAAGAGAAGAAAGTAATTATCGAGTTAAATGAGCAAGGAGAATGTTATGTCCCGGCAGAAGTAATGACTGGGCAAGGAGAATTTTTAGTAGGTGTATTTGGTGTATATGAAAATAATAATCGTATTGTTTCAAATATGCTGGCATTTAAATGCGATAGAGGTTGTTATTGCATTGGTTCTACCCCGAGTGATGCTACTCCCGGTGGCAATGCGGAAATACTTGCTCTAATTGATAAAAAACAGGATAAACTTATTGCTGGCGATGGAATTAAAATTAGCGAAGACAATATAATTAGTTGTACTTGTGAAGATATAGACATAACACTAATAAGCGGAGGTGACAGTAATGGCTAAGTCAAGTTTTAATAATGTGCGCATTCAGCTTAAGAATGACACTTCGGAAAATTGGAAAAATTCTACTCTTGTTTTATTGGCTGGCGAATTTGCTGTCGAAAATGACACCGGCTTGTTTAAAATTGGTAATGGCACAGATGTCTTTAGTGCGCTGCCTTATGCAAATGATGCTGCTCAGGTTGCAAAAGAATTTAATGAACTTAAGGATAAAATTGGCACAATACCAGACGATAAAACTATTATTCAATTAATAAAAGAAGCTGCTACAAGCGGTGGGCCTGAATATGATGATTCTGCATTAAAGAAGCGGATAAGCGATAATGAGGCAGCGATTGCTGCGTTAACTGGAGATGGAGATGGCTCTGTCAAAGAAACTGTTGCAGATGCTATTGCACAAGTTATTAATGGTGCGCCTGAAGACTTTGATACATTAAAAGAAGTTTCTGATTGGATTAAGAATGATAAGACTGGCGCTGCAAAAATGGCTAGTGATATTGAGGCTTTAAATAAGAAGAGTCCATTAATTGACGCTCTTGACCATCGTGCAGTTCGTAATAAAGTTGAGATTGGCAATGTGCCAACTGGAACTTTAGTTAATTATTATCAAGATGAAGTTCGTGTTATGGTTCCAAGCGATACTGAATGGACTGCCAATAGAGATAATCAATACTATATGAGCGTAAAGTTATTTGCCCCATCAAATGCAAAATATTTTAGAGAATCTTTGGACAAAGATATCACAGATGATACATATTATGAATTTGAAAATTACGAGTTCTCTGGAATTGACGAGCATGGATGTAAATATAGTCTTGTATGGCTCCCAATTGCAACGCTAGATAATGATATATGGACATATTTTGGTAAAAGTTCTTTAGCAGGAAAATTCATTGGATGGTATTGGCATGCTAATTGGTATGATGATGGGAAAAATCTAATTGGTTCGGATATTATTAGAATTAATCTATCTAATGAAGATTGCCATAGTTTTGAAGAACCTTATTACATGGCAAAGTATGTACAAAAAGCAGACCTTCCTACCAAGACAAGTCAGCTAACTAATGATAGTGGGTTTTTAACAGAACATCAAAGTCTAGAGAATTATACTACAAAGGATTATGTAAGTAATGCCCTTGCTTCTTATGCTAAAACTGAAGATATCCCAGATGTGAGTAGGTTTATTACTGAAATTCCAGATGAGTATGTAACTGATAGTGAACTTGATGCTAAGGGCTATATGACGGAGCAGATCGTTGCCGACAAGTATATGACGAAGGCTGAGGCAAAGAATCCATTAAATATTACTGGTGCAACTACTGGACAAATTGTTAAAATCAAAACCATTGATGCAGACGGCAACCCTACCGAATGGGAGGCTGTTGATATACCTAGTGGTTCAGGTTTATCTGGCGTAGAGTCTGTAAACGGTAAAACTGGAGCGGTTACTATTACTGCTTCGGAGTTAATTAAGTCTTCTTCTGAAGCTAATAAAGTTTCTATTGCTGAAGATGGGACACTTGAGGTCAATTCATTGACTTTTGATAAAATTCTGCAATCAGAAGATGATGAAATTATTCTTTCTGGTGGCGGAGCTTAATTTTTTAAGGAGGTTTTATCTATATGGCTACTAAAACACTAAAAACGACAATTATTATGCGAAACGACACCGCTGAGAATTGGAGCACTAAAAAGCCAATTCTAGCCAAGGGTGAATTTGGTGTCGAAAATGATACTAACAAGTTTAAGATTGGCGACGGCGTTACTGCATGGGATGAGCTTGGTTATGCCGGTGCAGACGAAACTCAAATCAATTCTCTTATTGCCGCCGCTGAAGATAATTTTACCGAAGTTGTTCCCAACGATGGCGAGACCGACGCACAGGCAATTGCTCGTGTAATTACCGCTCCTTCAAAGGGTGATATTACTGTTGTAAAACGCACATTTGGCGGAGATAAGCAGTCTTATACTGGCTATGTTTATAATGGCACTGCTTGGGGCGCGATGGATGGCAACTACAATGCTGAAAATGTTTATTTTAACGAAGATCTAACTTATACTAAGCAGATTGGTGAGCTTCCTGCGGTTGGTTCTACTGGCTCTGCAACCCTTCGAGCGGCAGGTAAGAATGTAAAAGAAGTTCTTGCTTCTATTCTTGCTAAAAAGGCTCAGCCCACCGTAACACAGCCTTCTGTTTCTCTCGGCGGCACTCAGACAAACCAAAGCCTTGAAGTTGGTACTGCTGTTTCTAAGATCGGAACAATGACTTCCACTCTAAATGCTGGTTCTTATACTTATGGCCCGGCAACAGGAATTACCGCTAAGACTTGGGCAACGAGTGTTAAGTATAGCGGTGGCGAAAATATTGCTACAGGTGATACCGCCAGCACTCCTTATAGTTATAATTTTACTCTTGGCGAAACTGCTGTAACAGTCAATTTCTCCGCTACTGCTACTTATGATGCTGGCGCTACCCCCAAAGATAACCTCGGTGGTACTGCCACAGTTGCTGGTATCGCTGCTGGCAGCAAGGAAAAAACCGCTGCTGCTACCTATACTCCATTCCGTAATTTCTTCTATGGCGTTGATAATGGTACTGATCCTATTGATTCTGCTCTGATTCGTAGTCTTACTAAGGGTGGCGCTGCTGCCAAGAAGACACTTGGAACTATTGCGGCTTCCAGCAAGACAGGAGCTACCCGTGTTATTGTTGCAATTCCTAATGATAGTGCAATTAACGTAACTAAGGTTCTCATGCCTAGCGCAATGAATGCTGACGCGACAGCAAGCTTCGTCAAGCAGTCTAGTACTGTTAATGTCGCAGGTGCGAATGGCATTGATTTTATGAAGGCTTACAAGGTTTGGGTATATCAGCCTGCTAGTATTGACTCTACCGAAACTTATACAATTACGTTAGGTTAATCAATTGAAGAAGGAGGATATATAATATGGCTACAATTTTAAATGATGCTGCCTATATGGCGCTACCAATGAATATCAAGCGTGGTAATCCAATCCCTCTTGACACCACTGCTGTATGGTATAGCAAAACTGAACTTGAAACTTATGCTCAGTCTGGCGCTACTGCTTATGTCGGACAGGTTTTAGCTCTTGTCGAAGATGGTAAGTGCGAAGCTTACATGATTTCTAGTGAGGCAGGCACTCTAGTGAAACTCGCTCAAACAACCGCTTCTGGAGACCTTGCGTCCGATGTTGCTACACTACAAGGAAAAGTAGATAGTCTTGTTGATAAAGTAGGCTCTGCCGCTCAGGGTGAGACCGCCGCAACTGGTTTATACGCTTTAATTGCTACCGCTCAGGCACAAGCAGATAAGGGCGTAACTAATGCTGCCAACGCTCAGACTACTGCAGAAGCCGCTCAATCTGATGTGAATGCTCTTAAAACCACCGTCGGTGCAGATGATGAAAATGGTCTGCGTGCCCGTATCAAGGCTAACGAGACTGCTATCTCCACTCTTCAGGGCGAAGACACCTCTAAGTCTGTCCGCACAATTGCTTCCGAGGAAGTTGCCAAGATTGTTGATGGAGCCGACGCTTCTTTCGATACGCTAAAGGAAATTGCCGAATGGATTAGCACTCACGGCACTGAAGCTGCAAACCTCTCTACTGCGGTTACTAAGCTTCAGGCTATTGTTGCTGGCATTGGCGGCGAAGGCGAGAAGACTACTGTTGTTGCCTATGTAACCGATGCTATTAATGCACTCCAAATCGGTGACTATGCTAAGGCTGCTGAGCTGACTGCTCTTGCTGGTCGTGTGGACACTCTTGAGAAGAAGCCCGCCGCTGGCATCACCGCCAAGCAGATTGAGGCGTGGGATGCAAAGCAGGACGCCGGTAATTATGTCGATCAGAGTGCTTATAATACTAAGATTGCAGCTCTTGAAGAGGCAGACACTACGAATTCTGATGCTATTGCCGCAGTAAAGGCTACTGCTGATAAGGCAGTTCCAAAGAACGCTGCAACTCAGGCTGGCACTGGTATTAAAGTTACCGTCGATAGCAACGGTCTAGTTACTGGTCTTGCTGCTCTTACCAAGGAAGACATTCCTACTATTGAGAAAGATCAGGTTAATGGTCTTGTTACCGCTCTTGGCGGCAAGCAAGACAACCTAGTTTTCGAAACTGCATATGACGCATCTACCAATAAGGCTGCGACTATGTCTGATATTGGCGATGCGAAGAATACTCTCGTTGGCACTGCCGAAGACAAGTCTACTGTTGACACTATCAAGGGCGCTAAGAAGTATGCAGACGAGAAGGCAACTTCTGCTTTAACCGATGCAAAGGCTTATGCTGATGGTTTAGTTACTGGTGACGCTGGTGTATCTGTCAGAGTTACTGCACTTGAAGGTAAGGTTGATGTTGATAAGGTTAGCACTGCAATTTCTACCGCTAAGACCGAAGCTATTAACGATGCCTCTAGCAAGGATGCCGCCATAAAGAGTGTAATTCTCGGTCAGACCGATGGCGTTGATTACTCCGGCACTGTTAAGGGCGCCTATGAGGCTGCTGCTACCGCAGACGGCAAGGCCGTTGCCGCTCAGAATGCAGTTGATGCACTAAGTGGCAAGGTTGGCACCATTGCTGATGGTAAGACTGCTGCTGGTCTAATTTCTGAGAATGCAACTGCTATCTCTGGCATCAATACCAAGATCGGTACTGTTACTGAGGGCAAGACCATTGTTGAAATGATCGCTGATGCTAAGACTGCTGCTACTTATGACGATGCCGGAGTTAAAGCTTCTATCCAGTCCAACAAGAGTGCCATTGATACTTTAAATGGCGACTCTAATGTTGATGGTTCTGTTGATAAGAAAGTAACGGATGCTATTAATGACTTTGCGACTAAGGTTAGCGCCGATGGCACTATTAATACTTTTAAAGAGCTAATTGATTATGCTGCATCTCATACTAGTGAGTATTCTGAACTTTCTGGTGAGGTTCAGAAGAATACTACCGCTATTGCTACACTCAATGGTGCTGGCGCTGGTTCTGTTGCTAAGACTGTTGAAGATGCCGTCGAGCCAGTAATTGCTCGTATTTCTACTCTTGAAGGTAAAGTTACCGATGGTAAGATTGCGCAGTGGGATGCAGCTCAAGCTAACGTTATTGAGTCTATTAAGCTAAATGGCACTGCTATTGACATTGCTGCCGACAAGAGCGTAAATATTGCTATTCCAGCCGCTACTTCTGAAGCGCTTGGTCTTGCACAGGCAGATGGCTCTACAATTGAGGCAACTGATGGCGTTCTTAGCGTTAAGGCTGTTGGCATTAGTAAGGTCTTTGTTGAGGATGGCGTTGAACTTGTCATGAATGGCGGTAATGCTTAATTATTATTATTACAATTTAAAGGAGAATGATATAAATGGCCAATAAAACTTTTAATGTACGTTTAAAACTCAAGTACGATACTTATACAAATTGGCATACTAAGAATCCTGTTCTTCTTGCAGGAGAATTAGCAATTTGCGTTGTTCCTGCTGATAGTAATCAGGCAACCAATGAACCAACCGTACTAATGAAGTGCGGCGATGGCGCTAAGACATTTAATGAGCTTGACTGGATTTCTGGACTTTCTGCAGATGTATACAGCTGGGCAAAGGCTTCTACTAAGCCAGAATATCAGGCATCTGAAATTAAGGGTCTAGCGGATTATATCTCTGGGGAGATACAGGATACTGACACTCAATATAAAATTGAAGCTGATGCTGAAAATGGCAGAAAGTTTTATCTGTATTCCAAGTCTCTTAATGGTGAATGGGGTGCTCAACCTGTAAGCACTATCACTATTCCAGAGACTGTCTATACTCTAGCCACTGGTACTGCTAATGGTACTGTTAAGTTTAATGGCGAGGATGTAGCTGTTAAGGGCCTAGGTTCTGCTGCTTATACTGAGTCTACCGCTTATGACGCTAATGGTGCCGCTCAGACCGCAGAAGACAACGCGAAGGCTTATGCTGATGGTAAGGATTCTGCTATTGCAGCCGCCAAGAAAGCTGGTACTGATGCTCAGGCTGCAGTAAATACTCTTTCTGGTAAGGTGGGCACAGTCCCAGAAGACAAGACTGTTGTCGAAATGATTTCCGATGCTCAGGCTGCTGCAACTTATAATGATGCCGATGTTAAGGCCGGTATCAAGGCCAATGCCGATGCTATTACTAAGCTAAATGGCACTTCTGCAGTTGAAGGTTCTGTTGACAAGAAGGTAGCAGATGCTATTAATGAGTTTGCTACTAAAGTTAGCGATGATCAAACTATTGATACCTTTAAGGAACTAATTGATTATGCCGCTTCTCACCAAGGTGAATATAGCACTCTGTCTGGTGAAGTTCAGGCTAATAAGACCGCTATTGCCACTTTAAACGGCAAAGATAATGAAGCTGGCTCTGTGGCAAAGACTGTTAAGGATGCTGTTGAGGCAGCACAGGCTACTCTTCAGGGTAACATTGACAAGAAGGTTGACAAGGTAGAAGGTAAGGGCCTATCTACCAATGACTATACTACTGACGAGAAGACCAAGCTAGAAGGTATTGCTGATGGCGCACAGGTCAACGTAATTGAGACGGTCAAGGTTAATGGTGTTGCACTAACTCCTGCTGATAAGGCAGTTGACGTTACCGTTCCTACTGGAGCTCTTGCTGATAAGAACGAAGTAGCAAAGGCCGATCTTGCTGCTGATCTAAAAACTGAGATAGAAGGCAAGGTTAACTCTGCTGATTGTGGTGACATTATTTCCCACAATGTTTCTGAGTTTGCTGCCGCTGGTCACAACCATGACACCGTTTATTCTAAACTAGATCACAATCATAAGATTGAAGCTCTAGAGCAGACTGATTATATTATTTTCGACTGCGGTAGTGCTAGTACTGTAATTAGCACACCAACTGTCTAAGTGGCATTACCCCTTCACATTAAGTAGTTTATTTAATAGGAGGGGCATTACGCCTCTCCTATTTTTTTTAGACTCTATACAAGGAGGAATGAAAACTAATGGCCTATATAAATAAAGTTACTGTTAGGGGCAAAACATATAATCTAGAAAATTTAACAGATGGGTCGTATGTCGTTAGATTGCCAAAATTGAGTGCAGATGATGAATTTGTAACTAAAAATACATTACAAGATGGAGTATCTGCATCTGAGCTTACTAATGGGACTTATACTGTTAGTTTGCCAAATAACTTAACAAAAAATGATACGTTTGTTGTACAAAGTGTACAAGATAAAATTAATAATAATAAAGTCGATAAGGTGAGCGGCAAGGGATTATCAACGAATGATTATACTACTACTGAAAAAAATAAATTAGCTGGCATTGAAAATGGTGCAAATAAGTATACCCATCCTGTTTATAACTCAAAAGAATCCGGACTTTATAAGGTTACTATAGATGATACCGGACATATTAGTAGTGTTCAGGATGTCACCAAAGAAGATATTACAGCCCTTGGAATTAAAGAATATCAGCATCCTACTTATGACCAAAAAGCAATTGGCTTATATAAGATTGCCGTAGACGATACTGGGCATGTTAATCAAACTTCTGCCGTCACTAAAGAAGACATCACAGCATTTGGAATTCCAGAAGTTGCTGATGTTAATACTGTGTTTAATAATGCTAAGGAGTATACAGATCAGTCTATATCAGATTACGAACCATATGCCATTGAAGTAGTTGATGAATTACCCGCAACTGGAGAATCAAGGACTTTTTATCTTATCCCGAATAGTTCTAATACTGGCTATACAAAATATTGGTGGATTACTGATCAAGCTGGCACACAGAAGTGGGATGAGTTTAAAGGATCTTCTACAACTGTTGTAACCGAACTGCCACAAACTGGAGAAAAAGAGACAGATTATATTTTATATTCGGATGCTGGATGTTTTTATTATAAGTGGATTAATAATTCTTGGAAAATGGTTGCAGGAACTGTTGCACATATTGTAGGCTCGCTTCCTGAAACAGGTAATGAATTTTCCGATTATTATGTTAAAAATGGTGATGGCCTGTATATACATTATCGTTATATTGATGGTGCATTTTGCATTATTGGTGGAGACACTTATACTAAAACACAGACAGATAACAAAATTTCTACATTAAAAACTGATATTGATTCTAACACGACGAATATTAGCTCGTTAAGTAGAGCCGTAGATACACTTAGGCAAGATTTAGATGGCTTAGATACCGAGGGCTATACTTATTATGCGACATATGGCACCACAACTCTTGCTACTGGTGAAGAAAAGGAAAATGTATTTACTCTATATGAAGTTAAGAACGAAAAAGAAGAAGTGAAGAGTCAGTTTGTAATTACTGGTGGAAGCGGAGGTAGCACGACAACTACTACACTTAAAGTAGAACGTATTACAGAGTCTCCTATTATTGTGACTACGACTGATAAAGTAGAAATTAGTTTTAGCTATTCTTCAACAGACAGTGATGGCGAATCTGTCGATGGTACATATACTTGGAAACTTGGAAATACTGTTCTATCTACTGGAGCATTGGTTCAAGGCACTAATACATTTGATATGACTGATTATGTCAATATTGGCACCCAAAAATTCATGTTGACAGTTGTCGATGCTGCTGGCAGTGTCGCAGTTAAATCTTGGACTGTGCAAAAGGTTGATATTAGGCTCGAATCCTCATTTAGCGATAAGATTGCATATGAGGCAAATAGTGCCGTGAATTTTACATATACGCCATATGGTGCTGTTAGCAAAACAGTACATTTTGTTCTTGATGGCACCGAAATTGGTACTGTTACTACAAGTTCTTCTGGTACATTGCAGTCTTATACGTTGCCAGCACAAACGCATGGTGCGCATTTGTTAGAATGTTATATCACTGCAACTATTAATGGCAAAAATGTTGAAACGGAGCATATTTTCAAGGATATTATTTGGTATGACGAGAGCAATGAGAGCCCAGTCATTGGCTGCATCTATCGATACGATCATTATGGCAAGGTAGAGGCTAAACAGTATAATTCGACTAATATTCAATTTTATGTATTTGATCCAAAGACAGAAACTCCAACTGTTACAAGGAGCGTCGATGGTAAAGTTGTTGCTACGCAGACCATGTCTGGTACATCAGATGTTTGGGCATATAAGTCATCCGATATTGGAGAACACACATTAACAATCACCTGTAGAAACACGACTCTAACGATAGTAATGGACATTAAAGAGTTAGGAATTACCATTGAGCCAATTACCGCTAATCTTGCGTTTGATTTTAATCCAACGGGATTATCAAATAGTGACGCAGATAGACTATGGAAAGATTCTAATACTAATGTTTCTATGGCAGTTTCAGATAATTTTGACTGGGTTAATGGCGGTTATCAATTGGATACAGATGGGAATCAGTATTTCTGTGTTAAAGCTGGAACTACTGCTACTATAAATTATAACCTATTTGAAAGAGATGCAAGCACTTATGGTTCTGAGTTCAAGTGCATCTTTAAGACTACAAATGTTAGAAAAGTCGATGCAACATTTTTAACTTGCCAAGCTGACGCAACAGTTGTTGGTTTGGAAATGAATGTTCATGAGGCATATTTGAAGTCTAGCATTAAGAGTCTATATATTCCTTATAGCGAAGAAGATGTTATTGAGTTTGAATTTAACATTAACTCACTCGATAAAGATAATCCTGATGCAACAGCCGTTATTATGAGCTATGAGGACGGTGTTGGTTTAAGACCAATGATTTACGATTCTACTCATAGATTGTATCAATATGAACCAGTACCTATTACCATTGGTTCTGCCGATTGTGATGTCCATATTTATCGTATGAAGGCATATACTTCTGCTCTAACTGATTCTAATATTCTTTCTAATTTTATTGCAGATGCTATGAATTCTGATGAAATGATTTCTAGATATAACCGTAACCAGATTTATGATGAGAATAATGCTTTGACTCCTGAATCCGTAGCCAATGCTTGTCCTCAGTTGAGAGTCATTAAAATTGAATGTCCTCGTTTTACTAAAGACAAGAAAGACTTTGTAAAGAATGTTAATGTTGAATGCATTTACAAGGGCGGAGATCCCGTACTTGACAACTGGAAATTCCTTAACACGTATCTTTCCGGTCAGGGCACTACTTCTAACGAGTATGGTTATGCTGGAAGAAATATAGATATTATTGCTTGTGCAGATGGCAAGAAACAGATTATCAGCAAGATTCCACTAGATACAAGTTATGTAACAGAGCTTATTCTTGGAGATGGCACAAAGTATTCTGATGGTTCTGGTAAGATTAGTCTTACTAGAAATTCTGTGCCAATGAATTGGATGAATATAAAAGTAAATATCGCAAGTTCTGAGAATGCAAACAATGCATTGCTTCAGAAGAGATATAATGACTATCTACCATACAAAACTGTCGCTATGGAGAAAGATCCAAAATGCAAGAATAGTATGGAATTCCAGAACTGCGTAGTGTTTGTAAAAGAAACCGATCCAGACGTTTCCAAGCATATGGAATTTAGAGATTGCGAGTACCACTATTACTCGATTGGAAACATAGGCGATTCAAAAAAAAGTGATTCTTCTAGAGTTAATGATGTCTCCGACTTAAAGGAATTTGTCATTGAAGTCAGTGATAATACTCTACCTAACAGCACCTTCCAAACTGGCGTAACTGATAGTGATGGCAACATGGTTTATCCTATCACTAAAGACCAGTGGAAGGCTGGTAATACGGCATATGATGCTCTTTACAATGACTGGGACGGTTCATTCGAGTTCCGCTATGAAATGGGTGGAGAGACGAAGGACGGTATGACAACTACTACTACAGAAGAGCAAGAAGCACAAAGAGCATTAAATAAGCAAGTGTGGCGTGATTTTTATGAATGGGTAATCACATCTACTGATGAAGAGTTTGTTGCACAGCTTGACAATTGGTTTATTAAAGATTCTGCTCTTTATTGGTATGTGTTCACCGAGAGATATACCATGATCGATAATCGTTCAAAGAATTCATTTTTCCATTATGCAAAATGTAAAGATGGCAAATATCGTTTTGAGCTATGGGACTATGATAACGATAAAATTTTGTCGTTGTAAAACCTTTGTTGATTAATGGCGAAAACCAAGAGATTGGCAACGCTCAGGAAGGAATTTTTCCACCTGCAACGACTGAGTACAAAGGGCCTTATGGCATATGCTATAAGGTATGCAACAGTCTGGACTGCAACTATAATCTAATAATGAAATTGCAGAGAGTGGGTCAACGGTAATCAGACCGTTTAAAGAAGCACCTACTCCTCTTACAGGAATGTAAGTCATAATATAGGGCCAAGCCTATATAGTAACAGAACGACCGCTCTTGGAATTAACAACAGTGGTGAGCTTACCATGACATATGGTAAAGAAGACACCGATTATCGTACCGAAGGCGACAAGTCTTCGGGCTACGTATTTAATGCAGCAGACAACGTGTTCTGGTGCAGAATTCGCGACTTATTCCGCAACGACCTCGCGACAATGTATCAGACACTTGAAGGTGAGGGCTGTTTTAGCGACACTTCTCTAATCAACGAGTTTGATAACTGGCAAGCCCAATTCCCAGAAGAACTTTGGAGACTTGACATTGAGCGTAAATACTACCGCACCTATCAAGGTGGTGGTCTAAACGCTGGTGCAACTCCAGAACCGACCCCTCGTTTCTTAGAGTCTATGATGAATGGCCGTAAGAAATATCAGCGCAGACAATTTGAACGTGACCAAGCTGCTTATATGGGAACAAAATATCTGTCTACAACTGTCAAGGCAGATCAAATTATGTTTAGATGTAACACCCCATCTGGTGTAGTTGTTCCACCAAATTACACTTTAAATATTGTGCCATATTCAGACATGTATTTGTCTGTGTTATTTGGCAACTCTCCAAGCGCACAGCAAATTCGTGCAAAGGCTGGTCAGTCTTATGAAATCAAGTGCCCGTTTACTAAAATGGATGATACAGCGGTATTGATTTATTGTGCGTCACGTATTCAGGCGCTAAACGATCTTTCGGCTTGTTATATTCATGACAATGATTTTAGTAAAGCATCAAAGTTAAAGACGCTTGTAATCGGCAATAGTACGTCTGGATATTCTAATGTATTCTTGACCAATCTAAACCTTGGCAATAATGCATTACTTGAAGAACTAGATATCCGTAATTGCCAGAATTTAACTGGGTCTATTAATCTGTCAAGTTGTGGAAACCTTGTGAAACTATACGCTGAAGGAACATCAATTACTGGCGTGTTGTTTGCGTCCAACGGTAAAATTGCATTAGCGCATTTGCCAGAAACAATCAATAGTTTAACATTAAAGAATTTGAATTATCTAACTGATTTGCTGGCAACTTATGACAATCTTGAGTCGCTTACAGTTGAAAATTCTATCGTTGATGAGTATGCTATTGTCGAAGATGCAATAGACACCTTGCAAATTCTAAGGTTAATTGGTATTGACTGGACGGTTTCAAATACTGATTTGTTAAATAAGATTCTCAAGATGAATAATAGTATGCTTGCTGGCAAAGTCCATATTGCTGGACAGGCAAGACAAAGAGAACTTGATGCTTATGCTGCCGCATGGCCTGATTTAACTGTCACTTATAATGGTATTATTACACAGTATAAAGTTACATTTATGAACGCAGATGGAACGGAAATTAAGGATAAAAATGGCAATAGCTACGTCCAGTACGTTGACCAAGGCGGGACGATTATTGACCCAATTGCCAGCGGAGAAATCAACACACCAACAGTTCCCAGCACGGCGCAATATGATTATACATTCGCTGGTTGGGATAATATTGACGCGGGTGTTACGGCCCCTGTGACAGTAACTGCCACGTATAGCGAAACCGTTAGAACTTACACGGTTCGTTGGCTACAGCAAGCTGGCGTTGTGCTAACTACAAAAACCAATGTAGCATACGGTTCTTCTGTTGAATATGACGGAGAGTACCCGACTATGAATGACAATGAAGATTCCTATATTTATAATATTTTTAACGGCTGGAACAAGAATACTGGTTATATTACTGGAGATACAGATGTTTATGCAAAATGGGAGACGCAAAATGGGCTACCAACTGCTGGGACAGATTTAAAAGATATGACCCCGGTTCAAATTTATGCAGTTGCAACGGCTGGTAAGGCTAATGATTATTTTGAGCAGAAGGATTATGTAGACATTCGTTTAGGCCAAGATTATTCATTCAGTAATGTTGAAGAAAAAATACTTGCAGATGAGAAGTATTTTGATGGGACTAAAGCAAGCGTGATTGATACTGGCATCAAACTATTAGGAGCAGATTCCGGTTCGTTTACGATGGCAATAGATTTTGAATTTGAAGCTTCTGCTGCGAATGCAACGTTGCTTTCTTGTTTTGAATACGACGGCTCTGAAGGATTCAGGCTTAAGTATAATGGCACAAGCCCAGAGCTACAATGGGGCAGTGCAAGTCAGGTTGTTGGTTATGGCACAAAAAGAGATATGTTGGTGCTTCGTCACATTAAGGGTGAAAATAAATTATATGTATATTCCTTTAATTCAGCTTCTGGTTCAAGTGAAGTATACGCAGATGAAATTGAATATACAGAATTAACTAGAAATCGTAGCACTGTTACCGAAGCGACTATTGTTCTTGGTGGATTTAAATTCTTATCCAACGGAACAATTGATGATGTTGGCAAGGGTCATATTCACTGGGCAAAAGTATGGATGGAAGACCTTGGCGACGATATCGCTAGAGATTTAGCGTCTTGGCCTCACGAAACATTACGTTTTGAATATTGTGGCCCAGATCGTTATAGATTTGCAAGCGATTCTAGCCACAAAACAGGGGCTTCGTTTATTTGTAAGAATCTGTTGCCGTATATGCATAGTATGAATTCTACTAACACCAATATTGGCGGTTGGGAAAGCTCTGCCATTAGACAGTTTATGAATAGCAGGGTGTATAATGCATTCCCGACGGTATGGAAATCAATTATTAAACGGGTACAAGTGCCTACGAGCGTTGGCAATATGTCTAATGAAATCGTATTCTCTAAAGACTATGTCTATCTGCCATCTTATGTAGAACTTTCTGGCATTCAAGTTGCGCCGTATGTTAATGAAGGCAATCATATTGCATGGTTCGTAGATGACGCTTCGAGAGTTAAGATGAGAAATGGAGTCTCTAGTATGTATTGGAGTAGATCTGCTGTTAAAGAATATGATAGATATTTTGTAACGGTTTCTTCTCAGGGTACATGTAATAATTCTTACATGGTTTCTACCCGTGCTAACGGCATTTGCCCGTGTATTTCAATTTAAAGGAGTGACTACTCATGAAATATTACAAAATTATTATTGGCGATAAATTTGTTGGGGTAGGCACTTCAATAGATTTGCGCAAGTTTCAGCAAAAACATTCCGTATTTTTTGCTTGCGATGAGTCAGAGGCGCAGTATATTCGGTGCAATGGTAAGTTATATCATGATATGTGGATGCTGCCAGTAAGCGCTCAATCATATGCTGCGGCAGATGTTAAAGAAATTGAACAGGATGAATACGAGGCCCTATTTGCGGCTATAAAATCCAACCAAGAAGTTCCAGTGTTGATAGAAGAAGAGCAAATTGAGGACAGTGCGCAGGAAGAAGATCAAATTACTATTGAATATGTTAGAGAATCAAAAATTAATGAAATGAAATCGGATTGCAATAAAGCAATTACAAATGGTTTTGACATTAAATTAAGCGATGGACAGGTATCCCATTTTTCTTTGACTATACAAGATCAACTTAATCTTATTACGTCCGCGCAAATGATCGCTAGCGGCTCAGGAACAATCCCTTATCATGCGGATGGAGAATTATGTAAATATTATTCTGCTGTAGATATGAATGCCGTTATTGAAAAATCTAACGTATTTAAGACATATCACGTGGCGTATTTCAATTCGTTGAAATCTTATATTACATCATTAAATGATATGAACAAAATTTCAAAGATATCTTATGGTAGTGCAATTCCTACAAAATACCAGTCTGAAGTTTATATTGCATTAAAAAATAAATTTTAAATACAAAAAAGAGTGAGGGGCATTGGCCTCTCACTCTTAGAATTATGGAGGTGATGAGATGCCTTACATTAATACGATAGATATAAATGGAGAAATTTATAATCTTGGTAATTTAACTGACGGAGAGTATGTTGTGGATTTGCCGTCTTTACAACAAGATGATGTCTTCGTTGTACAGGGAGATATCATTAATAACTTAACAAGCAATCAGGGTAATAAACCATTATCTGCGAATCAAGGGCGTGTTATCAATGGGAAAATTGCTGATTTAGGGACGCAAATATCAAATTTAAAGCAGCAGTCAGAAGCTGGCGACGCTACAATTAATAGTGCCATTGAGTCTTTACGGTCAGATATGACTAATCAAGATGCAGAAACTTTGTCTAGTGCAAAAACATATTCAGATGAATTGAAACAACAACTAGATGATAGAGATACGGCACTTGATGATGACATTACTCAGCTAAGAGTAGATATGGCTAGCGCAGATGATATTATTCTTTCTAGCGCAAAGTCTTATGCGGACAACTTAAAGAAACAATCTGATACTAATGTGACTGGGCTTGATAATAAAATCACACAACTAAGAACAGACATGGGAACGAATGATGAATCTACTTTATCAAGTGCGAAAACATATGCAGATGAGCAATCTGCTTCGGTGTTACAGGCCGCAAAAGAGTATGCAGATACCAAAGCTTCTTCGAGTGAAACCACTACGAATACAGAATTAGATAAGAAACTAGATAAAACAGGTGGAAAGATTTCTGGTGATTTAGAGATTGCCGGAGTTGTAACGGCAGATCAAAAGTTTCAGGCAAAATATGGTATTACAATCAACCAACGTGGAGATGTGTCCAAAGAGATTACCGCTTTATGCACTGGAGAAAATGCTGGCAAATTTATTGGTAGCACTGAAACCAACCTAGCAAGGATTGCTGTTGCAGCTCCAACTGCTGATGATGATGCGGCCACCAAGAAATATGTTGACGATAAGTTTTTAGGTGAAGAGGTTTTGGTTGGTGGTATTTCAACGAAGACTATTGACGTTAGCACACCGGCAAGTGGAAGCCTATTAATACAGGTTGGCTCAACGAATGCTAGACTTGGTGCCGCACAAATTTCTGCAGATTCACTTGATATGGGAGAGACTTTAATTTCTAACGTTAAAACTCCGGTTAATGATAATGATGTAGCAACCAAAGGGTATGTTGATAGTCGTGAGTTTCAAATCGATGATGGCGCAATTACAAAAGCAAAATTAGCGGCAGATTTATTAAATTATCTTGACGGAGAAATGATAACAAGTGATACGTGGACGTATATCAAAAAAGATAGCGGATTAGTAATTGCATGGTCGAGCAATACTGTTACTTTAGAATTGCCCGCGAATGCAGATGTAAATGCAACTATTGCAAAAAAATATCCAGATAATTTATTTATTGAGGTTCCAGTATGTATTCCTTATCTTCATGGAGCACAATCGTTTTATCAATATAATAAAAAAGCAGGGACGCCAACATGGACACCGGAATTGGGCATACATAATTTGGGCGATGCTGCGGCAGCTGTAAATGTGACTGTGGATTTCTTTGTAATAGGAAAATGGAAATAAAAATAAATAATATTGCTTATCGGCTCAGTCGGTATGCAAAATTTGTAAAGGAGTGTTTATAGTGGCGAATAAAACATTTAATACTCGCGTTAAGAATAAGCGAGATACTGCTGCTAATTGGGAGGCAGTAGCAACTACGTTCCAACCGCTCGATGGTGAATTGATTATTGTTGATACTTCTGCGGGGAAAACTCGCTTCAAAGTTGGTAGATATGATACGGCTAAGGGAAGACTTTTGTATTATAATGAAATTCCTTTTGCGGATGAGTATTTATATAATGATTTGAATGAGAGTCAAGGGAAGATTTATGATAAGCTCAAGGGCATTGATGATAAGTCTATTATTGAAATGACACTTGAACCTTCTGATGGTAACGGTACTACAGTATGTGTGTATCATATTGGTCTTTGGCAGTTTCCAAAAACAGGACTTTATAAAATACACTTAACACAACATGGTACAACTACTGATTTATTTAAAGTTTTTGCTAGAAAAACTAAAGATGATGGTACATTACCTGAAGATTTCACTCAGGACAACTTAGTAATTCAACATCTTGCTATGGGTGATACTCAAGTAAATGATCTTTATATTCAAGTAGACTACATAGATAATGATAAACTTACAGTATATAATGTTAAATTCTTAACACTACTTCAGCCTTACAATGCACAAGTAAATGTATATGATAAAACAACACAAAAATGGCAATTTGTATCGGCAACTTATGTGCAATCTGCAAAATCTGCAGATAGACTAGCACATCAGTTAACTCTCACTAAAGGCGACACAACAACCACATTCAATGGCTCCACGGCACAAACAGTTGAAATCCCCACCAAGACCAGTGAGCTAACTAACGATAGTTTTGTTAGTTATGCTGAACAGGTCCTTACAAAAGATCAACAAAATCAAGCAAAAACGAATCTTGGCATTGATGTATTAACAGGTAATACAACTACTGTAACACCAACTCAAGTTAAAGAAGCAATACTTGCTGGACGTCCTGTTGCTATTACACATGTTGATAACACTTATGGTAATCTGCTATTTACAAGTTTTGGCTATTCACTTGAAAACAATGTAGTTGTTGCTAATTTAGTTTCTACCTATAATGGTCGATATATTCTTGCTGATTTAGTTGGTATGAGTAATAGTGATAGTTGGAGTCTGCGAACAACAGAGCTAGGAACATCAACGGTTATTGATAACCTTATACTAGATATTGCAAATAACTATGTAAAATATTCTGAGACTCAAACTATCCCAGACGAACAAAAAGCACAAGCCCGTACTAATATTGGAGCCATCTCAGAAGCAGAACTAGCTCAGCCAGACTGGAATCAGAACGATGCAACAGCTAAGGATTATATAAAGAATAGGATTTGTTATGAGAATTCTGTTTCTATATTTGCTACAATAGATTCATCTAATATTTATGCTACTAATAGTTTAACAAATGAAGATTTAAACACATTTAGTAGTTGGTGTACAGGAGCATCTCCTGTTAATCTTAAAATAAATAACACAGTATATACACTACAACCAGGTGGTTTTGCAGATGGTATCTATACTTTAAATTATAATAATACTGCTGTAATTGTACGCAATACCAGAGGTACTTCTGATTATTTAATTATTAGAGATGGTTTTCCAGTTCAAGCAGCAGGATTAAGTTTTACGTTATATGTTGGAGAAATAAAACAGATTGACAAGAAATATATCCCTGATGAATTATTTACTCAAGCAAATTGGAATGAAAATAATGAAACTTCTCCTGCGTATATTCAAAATAGAATTTGTTATGAGGGAGAAACTGTTACTGAACTTGGTAATACTGCTGAAGTTTGGCATAATCTTACGAATGGTTTAAGTTCTACACCTATATCCTATCGTATGAATGGAAAAATATATAAAGACCTTACAGCTACTAATGGTGGAGGAAATGACAGAATTGTATATAATGGTTCTGTTTCAGAAGCGTACCTCTCAGTAGTAAATTATGATAGCTCTAACGTCTCAGAGATTATACTTAACTACCCATCCAATGTAACAGATTTCCAATTTGTAAAAATTGAAAATACTGTAAAACAGATTGATTCGAAGTTTATTCATACTCTTGATACAATAGCAGAACAGGATGGCGATACAACTCCTGTAAACAGTAACGCTGTTATGTCAGTAATTGATATGCTTATAAAAAATGTACTTTTAACTCGTTTTATCGGTGTATTTGATCAAGGTTTCGATGAGAATCAAAAACAAATAGCTAGAAACAATATTGGTATCAAAAATCCATTTAAAGTAACATTTACTCGTAGCTATGGTAAAGTATCAGCGGATAAAACAGCTAAAGAAATAAAGGATGCTGCAAATAATGGACAATTTGTTTATGGAATTTTTGATGGAGATCCAGCTAATATTTATACTTTGAATATTAGTAACATTAACAATATACGATTTAATAGGCTATATACTGAAACAGATTCAAATATGGGTTTATGTTATAACGTATTTTACATAAATAATCCAGCAGATAATTTTACAGGAAACTATGAAGAAACTTATTGTTATAATATCACAGCTCCAAGTATAAAAGTAGTTAAAGTAAAATTAGATAACGGTACTTATAAGTTTGACAGTACTGGAGCGGGAACTAGTTATTCTGAAATCTTTAACATGTGTGAGACTAGCAATAATAACAACTACACTAATAGTGATGTGTTTCTTGCACAGGGAAACAAATTATATAAGTTAGATCAAAATCCTTGGTCTATGACAATCCCGCTAGTATTCAAACGTGTAAGTTATGATTCAACAACATCAAGCATTCTATTTGAAACCTTTACTATTAATACTGATAGTACAATAACTTATGAATCAAATACCTTCGAACAAAATTCTACACAATCAGATTGGAATGAAAACGATACATCTTCACCAGCATATATACAAAATAAACCGAATATTCCAATAGTAGATTTAGAACTATCAACAACATCAACAAATTCTGTGCAAAATAAAGCTGTAAAAACAGCTATTGATAGCTTACAAGCGTCTATTGACAGTAAAATAGATATTACAACACTAAACCATGGTTTAACTCAAGTAACAAATGATGTGGCCGCAAATTACGTTAAGTTCACAGCAGAACAAACATTAACTGATGAGCAGAAAGCTCAAGCTAGAGAAAATATTAATGCGCCCTCTCCTGCTGATGCAGTATATACGGCAACAGCTGCAAGTACTGACGGAGTTGCATACACTGCAACAGTTTCTGGCATTGACTCATTGACTGTTGGCGCAAGCTTTATTATGATTCCAAATAAAGCAAGTACAAGTAAAGCACCAACATTAAATGTTAACGGACTAGGCGCTAAGCCAATTAGACGCAGACTAAGCTCTCTAACAACTAGCTTACAGCAAGGATATAGTACTAACTGGATTGCTCTCAATAAGCCGTTTACTGTGGTTTATGATGGCACAGCATGGGTTATTGAAGGTCTGACAAAAACTGATGGTGCAGATGTGTACGGAGCAGTTGCACAAGCTACGGCAGATGCGAAGGGAAACAACATTGCAGATACATATGCTACGATTGCCATGCTGCAAAGTCTGTTGCCAAAGGTCACAACAATTACACTGACATCTAATTGGGTTGGAGACGCAAGCCCATATTATCAGGATATTGCACTAAGTTGTGTAACAGAGACAAGCATTGTTGATTTGCAGCCAACGCCAGAGCAGCTTAACTCTTGGCAGGATGATGGGATTGCATTTACAACTTTGAGCGGAAATGGTACTGTGCGTGTTTATGTAGCTGGCGGTAAGCCAAGCAGCGCAATTTCAGTACAGGTTAGAGTACAGGAGGTGACAGTTATATGAGTGGTTTATACGGAAATGTATGCGGAGGATTCGGTAATCCAAAGACCTATGTTTTAACAGATAAAAACGGAAAAGAAATCACTGGTGTTCTAGTTGATAATTTAACTGTCTTTACCGCTACCCCTGAAGATGTTCGTTCTGGTAAGGTCTTCGCCGGAGATGAAGGCGTAAAGACGGGAACGAATACATCAATTTAATAAATCGTTGAACTAATGATAAAGCTTTATTTTAAGGGAGGAATTTTTTATGCCCAATGGCGATTTTGAGCCTATGTATTCTACTAATAACATATGGTACGATACTTATACAGCGCAGTGCCTCACAAATCATCTTGAAGATATGGGAGCAGATATTGATACTTTACAAACCGGTAAAGCAAATGTAAATCATACGCATAACGAATATTCTCCAATTAACCATGAGCATTCTGAATATGCTCTGGTAAATCATTCTCATACTGGGTATGCTCTTATTGGGCATACCCATAGTTATAATGACTTGGAAGATAAGCCAGTTATTCCGACTACTCTTCCTGCGAATGGCGGCAATTCAGATACTGTAGATGGCAAACATGCCGCAGATTTTGCGACTGTGGAATCAGTAGATATGCTTCAAACCCTTGTTGGAAGTACTAGTGTCCAGTCTCAGATATCAACTGCGGTTAGCGCTATAACTCCGACCAGTATTGGCGCAGCAGAGGAAGATCATGCTCATAATTATAACGATTTAACGAATAAGCCAACTTCGCTCCCAGCTAATGGCGGAAATGCGGACACCGTTGATGGTAAACACGCAAATGACTTTGCCACCGCCGAATCAATGAGTGCCATGGAAACTTTGGTTGGCAGCACAAGTGTACAATCGCAGATATCTAACGCAATTGATAATCATACACATAGTTATAATAATCTGACAGATAAACCAACGTCATTGCCAGCAAATGGCGGTAACGCTGATACTGTTGACAATAAGCATGCTAGTGACTTTGCTACAGTTGAAAGTGTGGATATGTTGCAGACCCTTGTTGGTACTACAAGTGTGCAATCTCAAATTACTACTGCTATGTTAAGTCAACAGCCAAATTGGAATCAAAATAATAGTTCTCAAATAGGATACATTAATAATAGGCCATTTTATTCAGAAGATGCTAGTTTTACTGAAATTCTTTCTAGCAGAACTTTAACATTTAGCGATGATTATCTTGAGAACCCGTTTGATCTTGATTTGGTGCCCGGAGATTTATACATTGTTATATGGGATAATACTCCATATACTTGCAGAGCATATTCTAATTATAGATACATATATTTAGGCAATGCGTCGTTAGCGACCTCGGAGATGGAAGATACGGGGGAACCGTTTTACATTGGTATTTATTGTGCCCCAGAGCCTACCGCTGCAAGTTATTCTAATACTAGCAATACAGTTTATGTGAAAACTGAGAATAGTGGAGGAACGCATAGTATACAAATTAATAAAGATACTACCATTATTCATACAATCGATAGCAAGTATATCCCAAATGATATTCTCAGGACTACTCAACAGGTACTGACACAGATGCAACAAGCGCAAGTAAGATATAATATAGGAGCCAGTGATTTTGACGGTAATTATAACAATTTATATAACAAGCCAAATTTAATTGGTAAATCTGGTAGTGGTCAACATTCTGAGATTTTTAATGATTATACAACTAATTCTGCAATTGGTAAGTATTCACATGTGGAAGGGTATAAAAGTAAAGCTGGTAATTATGTTTCTCACGCAGAGGGATTTACTACACAAGCAAATGGGCAATATTCACATGCTGAGGGATATCAGTCAATTGCACAAGAAGGGTGCTCTCACGCTGAAGGTTCGGTCACAATAGCGTCAGGAAACGCTTCTCACGCAGAGGGACAAGGCAGTATAGCTAGTGGGCAGACTGCACATGCTGAAGGATATAGTACCAACGCTATGGGTCACTCTTCACATGCGGAAGGAAGAGGATCAAATGATATTCCTTCTTCTATTACAACCTCGACTAACAAGGATACGATTATTACTACTTGGGAAACTACGAAGTTTAATCTTGCTAAATATGATCAATGCCATACAGAGGGCGACGACACTTTGGCTCTAGATAGTTGTGCTCATGCAGAAGGATATGAAACAATTGCTGCTGGTGGTTATTCCCATAGTGAAGGCTATAAAACAAGAGCAATGGGAACTTTCACTCATACAGAAGGAGAAGGCACTATTGCATCAAGTGCCAATCAGCATGTTCAGGGTCGATATAATATTGAAGATTCTAACTCTAAATATCTACACATTGTAGGCAATGGAAATTCTAATACGAATCGTTCAAATGCTCATACCGTTGACAAAAATGGCAATGGTTGGTTTGCAGGAACTATTGAAGGAACTGCATTGATTTTAAAATCTTCAACGCCTAATAGTACGAAACGTTTTAGGATTACCGTTGACGATAGCGGTACTATTAGTGCAACAGCAATAAACTAAATATATGGCGCAGGGCCAGTATCCTTGCGCCATTATAAATATTAAAAATAAGGAGGAGGATGTAAGAATGTCAACTAAAAAATTACAAATTGTGACTCCTATTGTTACATCGGTTAATGGTAAGACCGGTGATGTAACTACATCTCCATTTGTTGATTGGACTCCACAATATAATAAAATGCTTGAAAATGGTGGAGATGCTGCGCAATCAAGCAAATATTGGGGATTTATGGTTAATTCCGATGGTACATATCTCATGGACGATGGAATGTATTATATTAATATGGATGAAAACAATTTGAATCAAACAGAATATTTGACTATACAAACGTATACATGTAATTCAGTTACTGTAAGAATGGTTATAAGAGAATATGTTACAGACGACCCATTTTGGTGCAAAGAAATATGGATTAAACCACTTAGTGCAGCAGATGCAACATTAGCAGCATATTTTTCAAGTGAAGAAAATTTAATTCAGACGGATGGGAACGCAGTATCTCTTCCTGTTGTTTCAACAAGAGATAATGGTAAAATACTAAAGGTTGTTAATGGGAATTGGAAAGCAGTGATCCCTTAAAAATATAATATTAGAACAAAAACAAATCAAGAACGAGAGGAGAATGATTTATGAAGTTATATCAATGTTTATTAGAACAGAATGACTGTTATAAGAGAGGAGTAAAAATCACTCCAACAAAGATTGTAGTACATAGTACTGGCGCGAATAATAATACTGTCAAGCGTTATGTTCAGCCATATGTTGGGCAGACTAGCGGCATGGAAGAGTATTTACCACAAAGAAAAACATTTTCTCGCACAGAGATGTTATCTATTCTTGGTACAAATAATTACAGAAATGATTGGAATAGAGGCGGTTTGCAAGTTTGTGTTCATGCATTTTTGGGTAAAATTTCCGATGGTTCATTGGCAGTAGTACAAACATTACCATGGGAAATGCGTTGTTGGGGAGTTGGCTCTGGCAGATATGGATCCTATAACAATTGCGCAATTCAATTTGAGATTTGCGAAGATGACCATTCTAGCGCGAGCTATTGCAAAGAAACATTTGAACTTGCCGCAGAGCTATGTGCACATTTAATGCGAGCTTATCCATCTATTACTGAGATCGTTTCGCATAATGAAGCCGGACAGCGTGGTTATGGCAGCAATCATAATGACCCGGACAACTGGTGGCCAAGACACGGTTATACAATGGGCATGTTAAGAAGGCGCGTTAATGAACTACTTAATAATAGTTCTTCAACACCAGCGCCAAATCCAACCCCAACGAAACAACTTTACAGAGTAAGAAAGTCTTGGAATGATGCTGCTTCTCAAATTGGGGCATATTCCTCTCTTGAGAATGCTAAAAAGGCATGCAAGGTTGGATATAGTGTCTTTGATGAAAAAGGGAATGTTGTTTACTCTGTTAAAGAAAACCAAAATCAAAGTAAAGTTGATAGTGCCCAGTCATTCGATAAGAGCAAGGCAAGAACCTATATTGTTAATGCAAGCGTTGGACTACATCTAAGGGCGGGTGCAGGATCTAATAAAACAAGCCTAGGCGTTTTACCCTATGGGACTAAGGTGCAATGCTTTGGTTATTATACTGGTGAATGGTTATATGTACAAACGCCTTCTGGACAGGTTGGATTTATGCACAGTGGATATCTAAAATGAGGTGTTAATAATGGAATTTTCCAAAAAAATTCTAATTGTTGCCGCCATTATTAATATACTCGTTGTCGGTTTTTCTTGTGTGATGATTTTTATTACACGTGACCTGTCGCCATTATGCTATTTGATTCCGTCTGTTGCTGGAGAAGTGGCAACTGGGACAGGGTTTTATTATGCCAAAGCAAAGGCTGAAAACAAAATTAAGCTAATGCAACAATATAATATAGAGATGACCGAAGATTCATTTAGAGAATAATTGCTTCAGGAGGTAATACAATGAAAGATTTAACTGATTTAATTCTTGCGATTCTTACTGTGGTTTTCACCGCAATTTCTACGTTCTTAATTCCTTATATTAAGAGCAAGACTACTGCGGCTCAATATGCAGAAATTCAGAAATGGGTTACGATTGCGGTAGAAGCTGCAGAAATGATTTATACCGGAACCGGAAGAGGCCAAGAGAAGAAGGAATATGTTCTTGCTTTCTTAAATAGCAAAGGCTATAAGCTTGACACAGAGAGTATTGATAATATGATCGAGGCTGCGGTTCTAAAGTTACAAAGTGAAATTAAAGGCGAATAATAAATAACAATACAGGGGGGTGGCGATGCTGCCCCCTAATTTTAAATAACATATATCTTATAGGAGTTGCATTGTAGATTTACGTAAGTTTGCAACTCGTAATGTAAGTTTACGAAAGTTTATAATGGATAAAAGGAGGAATTATATGAAAATACTTGCGTTTGATCAAGCTACAAAAATCAGTGGGTGGGCTGCATTTAATGAAGACCAATATGTAGATAGTGGCGTTATTGATTTACATAAAAATTTAGATACAGAAGCAAGGACAAAACAAATGGGCATAGAACTTTGCAAGAAAATTGATGAAGTGAAGCCAGACTATATCATTATTGAAGAAGTACAAAATCAAAGCAATGTTGCCACAGTAATTAAATTAGCGAGGCTACAAGGAATGGTGCTTGGGTTTGCTGCTGCACATAAAATTCAGACCAAGATTTTTGAACCATCTCATTGGAGAAAGATTTTATCATATAGACAAGGGGCAAAAGTAAAGCGCGAGACATTGAAACAGCAGAGCATTGATTATGTCAAAAACAAGTTTGGTTTTGATTTTTCAGAAGATAGGGCAGAAGCAGTCTGCATTAATGTTGCCGCGCAAATAGAACTGAAGAGTTCACAAGATATTGATATTGAAATCTAACGGCGGTGCCGTATTAAATAAATTATTTTAAAGGAGTTATGAATTATGAAAATCAAAGAATTTGTAGAGATTATGGAAGCTAACAAGAGTAAAATTTATAGCAAAACTGATGTAAATGCTATGTCAAATTTTATTAAAAAGACATTAGAGGTTAAGGAATATTTGCCACTACAAGAGAAGAAAGATCTTATATCCAAGATTATTGATACGTCTATTATTTATGAGAATAGTATGTATAAATTTGATGAAATTGATAAATATGTACATTTAGTTATGTTTAGTATTGTAGCGTATACAAATATTGAATTATCTGATGATATTGAAAACGATTATGATGAACTGTGCAGAAGTGGATTATTGACTATGATTGTAGATAGTTTCAAAGATGAATATAAGTCCGTTATGATGCTTCTTGATATGCAGTGCAATTATATTTTAGCAGACAATGCTCTTGGTACAAAGTTCGGTACATTTATCGAAGGCCTGTCTAAAAAATATTAATAGCTTAGCAGATGTTTTAAAAACAAAGATTGAAAATATTAATTTGGATTCATTGAATATAGATTTAAATAATGTGCAATCTTTATTAGAGAAATTTAAGTAAGGTGGAAGGATTATGGCTAGTGGAATTAAAAACTTGGAGCAAGCGTTTAATGATGTAATTAATAGCGCTGTGGATATAGCCAATGATGTTGTAAGGAGTGTTGGGCAAAAAGTACAAACTGATATGTATGATAAAGCTAATAAAACTCTAGAAGCATATTATGCTGACTATACGCCAAAGGTATATAGGAGAACATATTCGTTAAAACGTACCATTAAGCCATATACACAGGCGATGTCGCGTGGAGGTCTATTAACTTTAGAAGTCGGTATTGAATATGACCATAGCCGATTAGATGGCATGTATGAAAGTAATTCATATTATCATCAGCAAGGGCTTGTATGGCGCACAAGAAATGATTCAATGTTTTATAATCGCGATACTGCAAATGGAACGCCTAGACCATATTGGATATTAAATAACTTTTTGAAAGGTCTTCACCCTATTACTGTGGTTAATGAAGGGTTGGAAGAAGATGGCACAATAAAAAGAGAATATACATATAGTCCGTATCAAGGTTCGACAAAACCTTTAAAGTTAATGGAGGATTTTGTAAATAAAGAGTTAGAATCAAAGATTCCGACATATGTTCAGGAAGAGCTTTGGAATACTATAGCAGGATATTTTTAATTAATATGGTGGTGAGAACATTATGGCGAAAGAAATAAAGAAAGTTGCAATTCAACTTAGTTTGGATGTTGATAAACAAGGTGCAGTGGCTCAAGTTAAGAGTGTAACAGAGTCAATGAAAAAGATTTTGGCTGGATTTGAAAAATCCGGCGGAACATTTGAGGTTTTTCAGAATTTAGTATCATATCTTGGAGATGTTGAGCAAAAAATTTTAGAGCTTAAAAACATAAATCCAATTAAGTTTGATGAATTATTTGGTGAAAATGGAGGGGCGGCTTTAAATTCAGCGATTCAAACGCAAATTTCTGGTACGCTTGAAACCGCTAAAAAGCTGCCTGATATTATTTCTGGCGTTCAGAAAAAAATTGCAGGACTGCAAGGACAAAAAAGTGTAAAAATAGGCGACATCAGAGAAGTCGGAGAAGATATTAAGTCTTTATATGCATTAATGGGACAAAAACCAAAGATTGATCTTGATTTTGTTGGGCAAAAAGGAACATTCGATAAATTAGATGTTTTGAGTGATGCGCTTAAAGACTTTCAAGTTGATTGGTTAAACTTTGTTAATACAGTTAAAAATAATCCAAATCCATTGTCTGAGGGTAATAGTGGCGAAGGCTCTGGCGGTGGAAACTCTATGACCGCTGAAATTCAAAACCAAATCGAAGCATTAAAAGAACAGAAAAAGTTATTAGAAGAGCGCCAAAAAATATTCTCTAAATTTAATGACGGAGAGTCTTCTAGTCTTGATATAACTAAAAAATCTAGTAAAGAATTAGAAGATTTAATGGCTAAATTTAAAGCAAGTAGAGAATCAGCTTTACTTGCTAAAGGAACCGATTCATATGCTGAAAAATTTTCTGAGGCATTATCTTATGCGGTTAAGCTGCAAGACACTATAGCAAATATTGAAGCAGAAATGGATAAAGAAGATGCCGACGATAATTATTATGCAAAAACGTCTAATAAGATTAGCGAATGGTACGGAAAGAATATTGCAAATAATACATACTTATCTAATTTAATTGATGATTTTATCAATTCATGTAACAACGAGATGAGTAAAGCTATTAATGCGTTTTTTGATTCTGCTTTGAAAAATATTAATGTCAATATCACGAAATTAGAAAATAGTTTAAAAGCAGAAGGAATAAAAGGCACGCAAAAAGGCAGTCAAGGGCAAAGTATAGGAAGTTCAAATGCTGGAACTGTAGGGAATGGACAATCTGTAGATTTTACAGATGTTACAACTGCAATCCAAACCGCAACAGATACAATTAAGTCAGAATCTGGTTCTATTCAATCAAAGATAGAAGCGATTAATCCATCTGATGCTCTTAATAGTATACAGACAGTTTTAAATAATATTCAGGCAAGCGTTGATAATTTTGCCAATAAGGATGGCGTAGATTCAAAACAACAGCAAATAGATGCGATGAAGCAAAACCTATTAGAGCTTGCAAAAATACAAAAGGATACTAATAATCAAATTATTAACGGAAGTTATCAAGATCAAGAATTGAGTGGTCATATTTTTGCTAATGGCAAGATAAAAGTTAATAAGGGTGAAGGCGGAAGTGTTCCTTGGAAAAAAATATATGAACTAATTTTGTCTGAAGCGGCATCTACAATTGGAGATATTCATACTCATCCATTTGAACAAATTCAATCTACGATTGAAAAAATAATGAATGACTCTTTTAGTTTTGCTCCTGGAGATATTAGTGCATATCAACACGATAAAGAATTAAATGTTCCAATAACAGGAATGCTTACTGGCGATATTTATCGCATATTAGATATTTCTAAAGTTAGCATGGGACAAATGAAACAGTTAGCATCTGCGTTGAAAATGTATTCTAAAGAGTATACAAAACAGTACCCTGATTATGTTAAATATAGAGAAGACAAAGGACGTTTATTCCTTGGGAAGAAAACTAACGCAAGTCTATCAGATAGTCATATCCAATCTGAATTATTCGAACAAATACTTCTTAAATCACTGGATACTGCTGGTATCTCTAGAGATATTTTTCAAAAATATGATATTAAAAATGATGAAGATCTTACAAGATTAGCGACCACTCTTGTGCAATTAGGGGATGCTGCTAAGCAAGTCTCAGATCCGTTTGATAGAATGCTAACAATTTTTGGGACATTTAAAAGCGATATCGAGGACAGCGGTAAAGTAATTAAAGATTTTGCGTCAGGTAAAATGTCTGCTTCAAAATTTGCAAGCAATATGGCATATGGTGATTCCGAGCAGGCATGGGGAAAGTTTTTAAACACAGATTTTTCATCATATAAAGTTGGAGATTCAGCGTCAATTCAAAAATTTAAATCCTTATTGTCAAGTAGTGGCATTAAATCTATGTCGGGATTAGATGATAATACTATCAATAAGATGATATCTATTATGTCTAGCCAGCAGGATCAAGCACATAAGTTACTTGGCATTTTTGATACCGCAGAAAAAACTGGCGGTTATATGACGCAGCTATATGATTCTGCGGTTGCATATAATAAGGGAGAAAGATCAATATATGATATCTTTAATAGCTTTTCTGGTAAATATGGATTACGTTTTGATAAAATAAATCCAAATGCACAAGATTCTATAACTACAATTGATTATCAAAATTCATTAAGTCCATTAGAACAAGCTGTTAATGAAATTTCAAGTTTATTATCTTCTATTAATTCTGCAGTTAGCGCGATACAGCAGAATACGAATCAAACTACTGTCCAATCGCTGGATAGACTAAAGGAGTCTTTATTAACTGTCGATCCGTATGGTAGTTCAGATCAGTTTAAGAGTTTTATTTCAAAAATTGGGAATAAATCTCAATATGATCCTAATAACGTTACAGAATATTATACAAAACAGATCGTTCAAAATGCAGATGCTGCAATTCGTTCAGCTATAAGTGGATTCAATAAAGTTGATATGCTTGGCATAGAGAATATTAGCAACAGTTCGTTAGAAGATATTATTCGCAGATTCCAGTCTGCAGTCTCTCTTACTTATGACGCAATGCAGCAATTGAATAGCTATCAAGATGCATATGACAAAGATATAGATGGGCATGCAATGACGAATGCGTATACTGGGGAAAGTGTAAATTATCGCGATGTCATGGGTTACTTGGGAGATGTTCTTGAGCAATTCACTTCTATCAATGTTAATAATTCTGCTGCCAATAATATACTTCCAGTTATAGATGAATTAAAGTCAAGACTGGATACGAGTAGAACAACGGAAGAAAATCATGTTGTTGATGATTCGGTACAAGATCAGGCGATAAGTGAAATATTACCACTTCTACAGAATATCAATAATGCTCTAAATAATCTGACTAGTATCTTCTCGTCTGGCGAATTAAGAGTGCAGCAGGTCGATCAGAACAGCAATAATGTTAATAAACCGGTTGCAACTAAGGCTCAACCGAATACATTTGATGACACAAATGTAAATCTCGTTAATAATGGAGATGTTTCTACTCTACAAAATGAGCAACAGGTATTATTATCATTAGAGCAAATCATTTTAAGAGTAAAAGATGCGGTCGATGCAAAGACTCAAGCTTTTGTAAACGAAAAGGCGCAAGTTGAAGCCAACATTAATTCTGAAATTGAAACTCTTAAGGGATTTGAAGATGTTGTAATTAGAGTAAAAGACACTATCATGTCGATCAGTGCAGAGCTAGGCACTGTGCAGTCGGTGAGTTTGGTTCAAAATGTTGAACAAGAGATTGCTAATTGCGATACCTTAAAGGCAAAGATAATTGAAGTTCGCGATGCAATTAATGATAAGACTCAGGCTTTTGTTACAGAAAAAGAAACTGTCACATCTGTTGTTGCACAAGAGATTGACTCTTTGGCCCAATTAAAGGGATATATTGATACGATATCTCAGTCTGTATCTACGTTAATTAATGGTAAACTTATCAATATGTCTGATAAGGTTACTAGTGAAATTGATAAGACAAAAGATACAGATAAAACGAAGACGGATAAACCTCAAGTTATTGATTCTCAAAAAGAGCAAGACACTTCGTCTAAGGTTAATTTATCAGAAGATGAAAAATTACTTTCAAATATATTAACCGAGGTTCAAAAGATTGCCGGAGCTATGCAAGATGGCGGAGCGCTTTCTGGCATGAAAGAACCGTTAAATCAGATTGCTCAAAAGTTAGATCGTATTATAAGTGGGGTGTCTGAACGCAAAGACGCATCAAAGCTTCCGTCAGGCTCTGCGAATACCAGATTAGCAGACGCGAAGCAATATGACCAAATCAAAGAAGTCGCAATCGGTGCTGTTTCTGATAGGGCAACTGAAAGTAAAATTACTGGCATGAAAGCTCTTGCTAATGGGCTTGTCCAGGTTAATGGTTATATTAAAACTGCAGAAGGCAACTATGAAAACTTTGTTGTTAAAGTTAATGCCGCGAATGAGACTATCGGTCTTGCATTTAGCGAAAATAAGAAATTAATGCAACAAATGCAGCAAGAGGCGAATGCGCAAGAAGCATTTAGTAATAATTTTAATCTTGTTGCAGATGAGTTTGTTAAATATACTGAGTCCATCGATCAATCAGATCAAGTTACGGCTAAATTTTCTAGCCAAATTCAGCAAATGGAGAATCGTCTTGCGGCTGTGTCAAATGGCACAGAGCTTGATGCATGGAAAGCTGATTGGGATGCTCTAACCGCTTCAATTGCGGCCGCAAAGCAAGAGCAAGAAAAACTTATGCTTGAATCTCAAAAACGCAAAGATACAGGCATATTAAATGCAGTTGGAAAGTCTACTACTGAGATTTATAAGTCTCTTAAAATAGACCCAACTAAAATGACACCAGAGCTTGAAGAAATTAGAAAAAAGTATCTTGATGTTGTTAGTATTATTGAAGAATATAAAAAGAAACGTGAAGCTTTAACACAAGAAGAAATTAGCGGCTTGAAGCAAGCGGAGACTGAATTGCAAAAGAGCGCCCAAGCATATGCTCAAAAAATGCAAGCAGAGCAACAACAAGGTAATGCGGCGAAAAACGCATATGGTGCGAGCCAAGTTAAAAATATTAGCAATAAATACGTTCAACTATCTGGCGTTGCAAGTGGAGCTGAATTCGCAGATTCTGCAAATATTCAGGCTGCATTATCGAATTTAAAAACCGCCTATGATAATTTAATCGCCAAACAAAAAGAGTTCAAAGATGGTAGCCCAGCAGAAGGTGAAAAACAAAAATTTGCGCAGCTAACAGATCAATATAACCAAGCATATAAAGCATTGGATAATATGATTAAATCGTCAAGAAAGCTCCAAGGTGAAGGTATTGGAGACCCATATGAAATTGTATCTGGGACAAATATTGGTGATCAAAATATTAGAATGCAAGAACTTCAAAATGCTGTTAACCTATTCTCCAATGGTACAGCAAAAGTTGGGCAGTTTAATGCTGCGTGTACTGAATTGTCGTACACAGTAAAGAATGCAGATGGTACTTTTACAGAGTTTACCGCAGTTCTGGATTCTACTGGTACAAAAATTGTTAATGTAGCAGGTAAGACAAAAGAATCAACGAGTTTATTCAAAAGCGCATTTGATTCTTTAAAGAAAAAGTCCAAAGAAATTTTAACATATATGACGTCTATGGGCGTGATGACAAGGGTCATTGGCCAAATTAAACAGGGCATTCAGTATGTTAAAGATATTGATTCCGCATTAACAGAACTCAAAAAGGTAACTGACGAAACTGATGAAACGTATGCAAAATTCTTGAATACAATGGCCCAGACTGGCGCAAATGTTGGTGCTACGACATCTGATTTGACTAACATGGCTGCAAACTGGGCTAGATTAGGTTATAATATTGAACAGGCAGGAGATCTTGCTAAGAGTACTGCCGTTCTATTAAATGTTTCTGAGTTTACTGATGCCGACAAAGCTTCAGAAGCGCTAATTTCGACCATTCAGGCAAACATAATATGCCTGATTATATAGAAATATATAATTTATAATACATTTAATTGCAGGTAATTCCTAAAGCCTTACACCACAATAATCCCGAAAGGAGATTATGATGGGGCGAAAGCAGAAACAACGTAAGGATGGTTATATGGTTAAATCCTAAGTAACTTTATAATGGATGTTCGTGCAGCCAAGCTCCTAAGTACTTGACAACACAAAATTAATGTGTTATAATAAGTATAGGAGAAGGTTCAACGACTAGAGCTATGTCAGCTCGTACATTGCAAGCTAATGGCAATGGAAAAGGTGTACCCTTAACAGATAAAGCTGAAGGTGAAGAAATAGTCTAATCTTGCATGAAAGTGTAAGTGTTGTTAATTATTGTTGTTTTATGATTTGTTATTTATTTGCAAAGGAGGTGGCTTTTATGAAATATAATCAGGAAGAAGTTAAAGAAATATTATTACAGCATAATTTAATTTTACAAGACGAATATAAAAATATACAGTCCGCTATGTTCTGTATAGATAAAGAAGGTTATAAATATCAAGTTAGATTAAACGATATATTGTCTGGAAGGAAACCGTCACCAATACATGCTAAAAATCAATATAGCCTAGATAATATTGATATGTTTTTAGCCAATAATAGCTTAACTATGAAAAGATTAAGTACCGAATATAACGGGAACAAAGAAAATATGCTATGGGAATGTGAATGTGGTAAAAAATTCGAAACTACATGGAATAGTGTTACGAGAGGAAAACATTATTGTAATTGGTGTGCAAAGAGTAAACGTTTTGATGACATAAAAGATTATACAACTGAAATTAAACAAGAATGTGAACGAAGGGGATATGTTTTATTAACCGATCATATTCATCGCTCAAATAATAAATTTGAATACATATGTACTAAGCACCCAGAATATGGTATTAAAACAAGTACGTATGACATAATGATTAATTGTGGACGAGGTTGTAAACAGTGTGGGATAGAGTCTAGAACCGAAAAGCATAAAATCCCAGAGGAAAAATTAAAAGAATTAGTAGAATCTAAGGGATTTATTTATGCAGGTTATGATTATGACAATGATAAAAATAAATCAAATAAGGTCAACATACATATAATATGTCCAAAACATATTGAAAAGGGAATTCAAAAGATTAAATATGATAATTTAAAAAAGAACACTGGTAAGTGTGGTTATTGTGTTGGTAAATATAGAAGTAAAGATGATTTACAAAAAGAACTAGACGAACTTCATGGTCTTGTTGATATTATTGAATATACTCAATATTCTGAACCAATTACTGCGAAATGTAGAGTGTGTGGCCATATATGGGATACAAATGGGCCAAATCTTACTAATGGGCGTAGATGCCCAAAATGTGTTAAATCTAAATTTGAGATTGAAGTATCTAAGTTATTAGATGATTTTGGGTATAATTATGAAGACCAATACACTTTTTATGATTGTAGAGACATAAATCCATTACCATTTGATTTTTATATATCTGATTATAATATTTTAATTGAGGCTGATGGCGAGGGGCATTATAAGCCAATTCCAAGAGGAAATATGTCTATAGAAGAGGCTGAGGCGCAATTAAATATTATAAAAAAACACGATTATATTAAAACAAAATATTGTTCGGATAATAATATCATATTAATTAGAATTCCATACTGGGAACGTAAAAATTTAAAATGTTATTTGCTAAATGCATTAAACAATATTATAAATAATAAAGCAATATAATTAACAACAAACGAGATGTTGCGAATCTCGTTCAATAATATGATATGGATATGCCGCAGAAGATAGCATGCACGTAGTTGACGTGTTAAATGAAATTGGTAACAATTTTGCAATCTCAAGTGACGGAATTGCAACAGCGTTACAAGATTCTGCAAGCTCCTTAATGGCTGCCGGTAATAATCTTGAGCAAAGTGTAGCACTGGTTGCTGCAGCTATATTTTATGGCTGTTCATATAGAAATATATGATTTGAACACATTTAACTGCTGGGAAACCCTTAGAGCTTTATAAACTACAGCATAGTTAGTAATAACAGGTGTGAATGTTCAAAAATTATAAAGATTGGGCAATCAGCATCCAAGTTGCTTGACAAATTTAAATTTTGTGATATAATGTACAATACAAAATTAAAATCAAGCAAAAGGTTCAACGACCATCCCCATGAAGGGATTTGAGAATATCTAATTGATTATAAAATAAGGGTAAAATCCCGAATACTCAAATCAATAGGAGTAGGACGCAATCGCAAATGGCGTTGGTTAAATACCTTTAAACGAAATGGTGTGCTCCTAACAGGTAATGCTGAGGATGAAGATATGGTCTATTCAATATAGAAATATATTGGCATGTTATTATTTAGAGAGGGAATGAATTTTTAAATAAATATTATAAATAATAACATGCAATACGTTGTTGCGAAACGTATTAAATATAAAAGAATAAAGTATTACAGGATCCATCAAGCGTAGGAAGTGCATTACGTACCATCTCACTACGTATTCGTGGTACAAGTATAAAAGAATTAGAAGAAATGGGCGAAGAAACCGACGGTGTTGTAGAAAGCGTTAGCAAACTACAATCTAAGGTAAAAGCTATTAGTGGAGTAGATATTCTAACCGACACCGGGGCATATAAAGATACATATACAATCATCAAAGAGCTTGCAGAGGTCTGGGATGACATAGGTAAAACCGATCCAAAAGGACAGGCGGCACTTCTTGAGTTGTTAGCTGGCAAAAATAGAAGTAACGCTATGGCTGCAATGCTTACCAATATTGAAGACCTTGAAGGCGCATATGAAAGCGCCCTAGACGCTGAAGGTTCTGCAATGGCGGAAAATGAAAAGCAACTTAATAGTATTCAGGGAAGAATTACCCTATTTAAAAATGCA